GTAACGTTAAGAGTACCAAGAATAGTTGTATTTCCAGATGCACCTACAACTGATAAGGTAGGAGCATTGTTTGGACCCATGTAGAAGTCTTCACCGAAGAAGACATCCTTATTAATAACTGCACCACCTGTTACGTTGAATGCAGCAGTATCAATTAGGTTAGAAGGATTAGTAGCATTAGTGATGGAGGTAACACCAGTGATACCAACAGTGTTAGTAACATTAGTAGCTCCATTAACATCCAGTGTTCCTTGAATATCTGTGTTACCAGTTGCCGACTGGACTGTAAACTTGTCTGTGCCATCATCTAACTGTATTGCAAATTCTTTATTATCAGCATTCAATACAACGTTATCTTGGAAAGTAGCAGCACCATCTACATTCAATGTAGTGTCTAGGTCTACTGCCTGTGTGACATTAAGAGTGTCATCAATAGTTGTAGCACCCTCTACATTAAGAGTTCCTTGAATATCTGTATTACCATTGTCAGTATCAAAACTAACCTTAGTTAATCCAGCTGCAGTTTGGATAGAAACTAACTTGTTATCTGCCTTGACTGTTAGACCGTCTGTAATAGTAGTAAGACCATCAATATCTGCTGTGCCATTAACAGTTACGTTATCATCAATAACTGTCTCACCAGTAGCAGAGTCAAGAGTTAAGTTACCAGAGGAAGTATCAACTTCAGATGCACCTGATACACCAATCTGCACGTTGTCAGCAGTGATGTCAGTAGATGTAATTGCCTGATTGAATGTTACTGTACCTGTGAAGGCATGAGCATCACCAGAGTTGTTACCAATCTGTGTGTTACCATCTACATCTAACGTACCAGTGACTGTGAGGTTATCATCGACTTGAGTCTCTCCAGTTGCGGAGTCAAGTATAAGGTTGTTTCCAGAAGTTGTGCTAATTTCAGAATCAGAGTCCACACCAATAGTAACAGAATCAGCTGTGATATCTGTGGAAGTGATTGCTTGGTTGAATTGAACTGTACCTGTAACAGAATGAGCGTCACCAGAAGCATTACCAATAGTAGTATTTCCATCAACGGTAAGGGTACCATCAACCTTGGTATTACCATCGACATTAAGGTTGAGGTCAACATCTAAATCATCTGTAACATTTACTGTACCACCTGCTGAATCTAATACTAGATTTCCAGAGGTAGTAGAAATTTCAGTATCACCATCAACACCTATTTTAATATTATCCGCAGTGATATCTGTGGAAGTAATCGCTTGGTTAAACTGGACAGTACCTGTAACACTATGTGCATCAGATCCAGAATTACCGATAGTTGCGTTACCATCTACTTGGACAGTCCCTGCTATTACAGTGTTACCTGTACCAGCATCAACTGTAAACTTAGTAGAGTTGACCGCAAAATCATCAGTTACATCAAGAGTACCTGTGATATCTACATTGCCACCAAAACTACCATCATCAGTAACAACTAAGTCGTCTCCAACATAGAAGTCAAGACCTACAGAAGCACCACCACCTACGATTAATGCACCTGTAGCAGCATTAGTAGCATTAGTTGTATCAAATAATTTTAAACTTCCTGCATCAATTCCTGAGCGTACTCCAGAGAATGCCTCTGATGAATTAGTTGCAGCATTATAGAATGCATATCTTGATGCTGAAGTATCCCAACCAAAGAATCCTATTCTTGCAGTAACACCATCATGGTATCTAAATTCTATACCACGGTCTAATGCATCTTGAGAACCTGGAGCAGTGTCTCCACCCAATGTGAATACAGGGTCATCTACAGTTACTGTAGTGCTATTAACTGTTGTAGTAGTACCATTAACTGTGAGGTTACCTTCGATTAATGCGTTGGTGTTGACTGTTAAACTTCCGTCAACTGTGACATCATCGGTAAATTGCGATACTGCATTGACTGTTAATACATCAGTATTAGCATTACCAATGGTAGTAAGACTACCAGTTATATTAAATTCTCTATTAAATGTTGCGTCACCATGGACTACGAGAGCACCATCTGTTGCACCACCCTGTCCTACACGACCTATAGTTGTATATCCAGACTCACCTAAGATAGAAAACTCTACGTTATCATTAGTACCAACCTTACCAACATAGAAGTCATCTCCTACATGTAGGTCTGCTACGATACCTGCACCACCTGCTACTCTAAGGTTTGCATCTGGGTCATCAGCGAATGTTGCGTTATGTGCTGCAACACTACCAATATACTCACGATATCTTACATCTAAGTTATTAAGTAGAGAAGGACGTGTCCTTGCTGTACCAGCATCCTTAGAATCAATTCTGTCTGAGACATATAAGTCTCCACCTATTCTTACATCCTTATCGATGTTAACACCACCTGCAAATGTAGCATTTCCATCAGCAGTCTTAGTGATGGCATCGTTAGCAGTAGTATCAACTGTTATATTATTTGTCCTTTCAAAGGTGTTGAATCCACCTATGTTTAAACTACCTTCAATATCAGTGTTACCATTTGTGCTACTGATAAGGAATTTAGTATCGGTACCATTAGTAATCTTAAACTCTTTACCAGTGACATCCATTAGGAAGTCATTATGGAAGACTACATCATCATCAACATCTAATGTGCTGTTAAGAGTAGTAGCACCATCTACATCTAAAGTACTGTTTAAGGTAGAACCACCATCGATGTCCATCGTGCCATCGGTGTGGAAGTTACCATTGTCAGTATCAACCCAGAATAAGTTATCACCATTTGCATTCTGGACCATGAATCCCTTATTGTCTGCTCTAACATAGAAGTCAGAATAGAAATAAGCATCACCATCAGCATTAGTTGTACCTTTAATAACTGTGTTACCAGTATCAGTATCAACTGTAAACTTATCTACACCCGCAGCAGTCTGAATCTTAAAGTCTTCATTATCAGACTTGATTAACACTGTATCGTTAATCTCTGTCTGTCCTGCGATAGTTGTAGTACCACCTATGTGGACATTTTGTGATATACCTACACCACCAGTTACTACCAGAGACCCTTCCGACGTGGAGTTGCTTCCTGTGTTTGTTGTGAGTGCGAGTGTTCCAGCAATGATAGGAGCGTCAGTGCCAGAGAAAATTTCAGAGGAGTTAGTGGCATCGAGGAGGAACCTAAAGCCGCCAGTGCCAGTCCATATGTTAGAGTTTGCATAATCGTTATCCCAACCAAAGAATCCAACCCTTGCTTGGTCTCCAGTTCTATAATATCTAAATTCTATACCACGATCTTTACTATCAGCAGAACCTGGAGCAGTGTCTCCACCCAATGTAATGATAGGATCGTCTACTGTCATTACAGTTGAGTTAACTGTAGTGGTCTGACCTTGTACTAATAGGTCACCCCAAATTTCTACAGTACCTGTATTCTGTTGATTGTCATCTGGATCAAGGACCAGATTACTGCCAGGATCGCAAGCCAAGACATTAGCTTTCGCATGGAAGTTTTCAAAACATACCCTCGCATCTGGATGTATGGCAGTAAGGACCATTCCTTGGTCTGCCTGTATATTAATTGTTGCATTACCTGCCCCTGCGTTAGTAGAGGAGATAAGCATGTCAACATCATTTGCTGAATCCGCAGCATAAGTAAATCTCATGCGGTTGGTTTCAGTAGCGTCAGGTGCTACGACTCTCTTTAATTCTTGATCTCTCTTATCACCATCAAGTAATACATCAGCAGAGAATGTTGTGTCTAAGTTAAGGTCAAATATACCTGTTAAGGATGACCCTGTAAATTCTTTACTATTACCATACTGGGCATCAGCAGCAGGTGCTGAATAACTACTACCCTGTGATAATATACCTGGTTGATATGGATACTCAGCAGTATCATAAGCAACTATTCTTGCAGCAACGTTACCACCACGGTTATTAATGTTAAGGTGGTTTAGATGGGTTAGACCATGATATGCGTTGTGTTGATTACGCTCTGGGTCTAATTCTAATGTCTGTGTAGTTTGACTATCTCCAAACATTAGATGTCCTAATGATTGAAGTTGAGAGTTTTCTACACCTCTCTCAGCAATACTTACATGTCCACCCTGTTGTGGGTCTAACCATGCAGTAATACTAAAGTCTTCTTGATTGAAAGATGCTATACCTTTCTGTGGTGATAGAGCACTACCTAAGTATCTCCATCCACCTGTATCACTTGTATCTGTATGAGTTGGTTCTCCCAATCCAGGAGGAATATCTCTAATAGATGCTTCGTAGAATTTATCAGTAGAGTTTTTAATTCTATCAAATCTACTATACGAAGTACCATTACTAAATGCAGATGCTTCAGTACCTACTTTTGCTGTAGCAATAGCAGAAGTCTGAGCAAATGTTAAACGACCATATCTGTCAACGTTAAAGTTAGTTGTGTTAACTGTCTCGTCACCAGTGGTTGCAGATATTAGAGGTGTGTCTAGGTTACCTATAGGGTTATAGTCACCGACAACAACTGTAGTATCAGCAAGGTCAATGAATGGGTTAGATGCTTGACCATTACCATTCTGTACAAGGATTCTATTAGCACCACCTGTAATACTTCTACTAACAATAGCACCTTCAGACTGCCTTGAGAGCAGACCAAATGTAGTCATACTTGCTAGTGAAGATAGGTCACTATCTAATGGTTGTGCGTCAGCAATTCCATATGCACTTAAAGTGGTAGGGTTAGTTGCATCAACAATACGACCACGAGAGTCAACTGTAACCTGACTATATGTACCTGTCGCATCTAAATCATTAGGGTCATAATGAGGTAGAGCAACAGCATAATTCAATTCAGCAGTGATAGTTAGGTTCGAGGATCCATCGAACGTACCACTACCCGACATATCACCACCTAAGGCGATAGATCGAGCGTTTGCTAATCTTGTTGCTGTAGCAGCGTTACCAACTAAAGAAGCAGTAATGGCTCCTGCTTCAAAGTTACCATCAGCGTCCCTTTTAACAAGTGTATTTGCAGTGTTTGATTCTGTTTCTAATGGTCTCTCATACTTAAGAGAGTTCCAAGATGTGACACCATCTCCTATCTTCAGTCGAGAGGTATCTATTTCGATACCCAACTCACCCTGAGCTAGGATTGGGTTGACGTTAGCCCACTGCTGTGCACCATCACGTCTTAGTTGTAGTCTATTTGCCATTTAATTAGGGATCCTTCAGAGCACAGTCTTACTGGTTTATTTATGTGTCTTCTGCTGCTGTTTCCTCTGTTGGTGGTGTTTCCTCTGTAGGAGGATTCAAATATTCTAATGTTTCAATAGCACCTAGAAGTTTTAGAGCAGTACTTTCGTTATCTTTAATCTTCTTAGCGAGTTGTTGATTCTCTCCAAGTAGAGCTTGATATCTTTCTTTAAATTGCCCTAGCAGTTCCGCAGGGTCTTGTGTTTCGGTCACATCAGCTGGCATTTTCTTTCTCCAATAATAGTGTAAGCATTGACTTCATGTCAGATATATCTGATTTTAGCAGGTCTACATCGTTTTGTAAACTGTCGAAGTCATCGTCTTTCTTTTGACGCTTGTTATATGATGCCATATATTGTTCATACTGTGTTTTGTTACAGTTAACTACAGCATTAGATTCGGGGTCTCTAAACCACCCATCCCTGTTCTCGACTGGGATTAGGTCATCTTTGAAAGGTTGAATCTGGTCGGAGTGATCTTTAGAACTTGACATATGGAATAATAATAATTATAATCAACCATGTAAGGGTTGGGGATGAGGTTCTATGTAGCTAACGCTATAGCCCTCAAGTCGGCAATCAATGGAACTCTTGCTTGACTCCAAGATCTCATTACGATTTTTATCTGGAATGCGTTAAAATTAAGTCCGTTAACTTCGTAAGCATAATCCTTCCAAAGAATTTCATCAGTACCAGAAGAGTCATATGATTGGTTATTGACCTCACTTAGAGGAGCACCAACATATGTCCATCCAACTGTATTAGGATCAGCGTTATCACCTTGCTTGAATGCACGATAGTAAACTCTAATCTCTGTTGATGGATGTCTAGTAGTTTGGAAATCAATCTTAATAGTTCTGGCCTCAGAACCTAGGCGAGCGAGACGAGTGAGATACACTGCGTCATTCTGGTCACCAGTTGGTAGGACGCTTACATCCATTGTCCTATCAATCTGAGACTGCTGTCCATAAGGAGCAGGACCGCCAGGCCACCAGTTGATTCTATTAGATGTTGTAATCAATGATAATCTATCAAGGTCAATACATGGAGACACAGAATCTTTCTCTGTGGTCAATGTTAATGCCATGGTAAGAGACTTATTACCATCAAGTTTATTTTGCTCGTTAATTTTAGAGCAAATCATTTGTGGTGAAGTGAAAGCATTTTGCTCATTCAACACAATATCATAATATTGTCCATTATTAACGAAGGATGCTTGGTCACGTGGTTGTGATGCACCTTCTCCACCTCCACTACCTACAGATGTGGCAGTAGTTGTGTTAACACGTGCTGTTACCTCAGTCTCAGGCAACACCATGGTTGATACTCTAGGAGTTAGAGTCTCAAACTGGACGTTTTGAGATGACCATACATGTGTTCCTCCACCTCTGATACCATTAGTTGCAACGTGGTCAACTGCTATCATAAATGTATCCAACCAAGGACACTCAATAGAGGTATGTACTTTGTTGATTTCTGTAAGAGGTACCCCATCTAAATTGTAACATTCAACTATGCTACCTGAGGGATGCTCTACATCAGCAGTACCAGCAGCACCTCTACCAGAAGTTGCGACAGTTAATACCTGTCCATTAGCAGAGATTGCTGAGTATTGTATGATTTCATCTTCAATCTTTATATAACCAGGATTTAAGTTACCGATTATAGCACCACCTATCACACCATGGAATTGGGATACATCTTGTACCTGAATTGAAGTAGCACCTGCTGACAGAGTTGTAGTCAACGTTGTAGATGGAACTTCAGATATAACACCTTCAATTTCTACGTTGTTGGTGCGTTGATGCATACCATGGTTTCTATGTGAGATGGCAATTTCTTTGTCGTCATCAGGGAATGATGGAGCTTGTGTAGGATAAGCAACATAAGAGTCACCACTATAACCAATGCTTGTAATAGTAGCAGATGTGCCTCCTGGCTCTGATAATGTATCTCCAGTATCAAATGCCTTACTGATATAATTTAATGTCAAAGTTGTTGTACCTGCATCGTATGCAGTAACTGTACCTGTAGCACCAGATGTTGAACCTGTTACCACATCTCCAACTTCAAACGTGCCATTATATACAGCAGATAATACTATTGAAGAAACTGACTGTGAAGACCTAAGTCCTTGGAATGGGTCATTGTTAGCATCTAAAAATCCTGCTGCGAATGCACCATCTATATCTGTGATGGTTAACTTCTCTGGATCTGATATTGAGTCAAATTCTACTATAGTAGCAGATGCTCCTGATGGTTCCTGCTTAATCCTTGCACCTATAGTAAAGTTAAAGTTTTGTGTAGCAGGTAGAAGTAAGGTTTGTTTTGGTTTTAATGTGAGGATTGGATTCTCAATAAGGTTATGAATACCTCCATTACCTTTACCTAATTCAGCGTTATTGAGAATTGCAGTACCTTGCATCTGATTAAACTTAGCACGGTATACTGTAAACTTCATGTCCTCAAACTGGTCAGCAGTCCAAGTAGATGCGTTTTGTGATTTGAATAGCACACCCGCATATGGCTGCTCAGATATAGTCCTTGTTCCTGATACATCTATATCACCCATTCGAGATATCCATACGGTATACTCGTTAGAGTCAGATAGTAATACGAAACAATATTCAGTTGATTGTTTGATATAAACAGGAGACCTGAATGTAAACCTTGATGGAATTGCTGCGTTGTCAGACAACTCAATCTGTGAAGGACTGATAGTCACATCTGAGAAAGGTAGGATATCCTTAGTGGGATAACCATTCTCCATAGTCCTTATCTGCATAGAGATAGGGATGTTGGCATCCTTTGTTTTGAAGAATACATCAACACCAGTTAAGAATACACCACCTTCTTCATCACATAGGAATGATTGAGCAAGAGGGTCATACCAACCAATCTGCCTTGTCTCAGTCCTAGTAGTGATAACCTGTCTCGTATCTGAAACGGTATCTCTAACCAACTCTGCATTTCTAACTGCAAGAATATTTTCTCTAACAGTTTTCAATTCACCTTGTGCTGTGTAAGTAGTTTCAGCAGAAGAATCTACTTCACCACTTGCCTTACTATTAGTAGAGGAGGTAGTAAAACGGAATGTCCTAGTACCTGTTGCCCAACGTGGGTTGGAATCATTACCTGGGTTAGGTATGAAGAATGTACCTTGTAGGTTACCAATATTGTCAGTCAATAGACGACGGTCTTTAACAACACCACGTGCTCCAGATGTCTGTCCTATCAATATTTCACCAATCACCATATTACCATAGTAGTTTGGATTGACGCTCTCGGCCAATGACTTCGTATCTATGTTAATATATGGAGTATTTGATGCATAAGACTCTTGTAGTGTAGCGGTACCTGTAGCATAAGGGTCAGTTGCATATCCATCATTCGCAGCAGCGACTTTAAGACGACAACCTGAGATACTACCAACTACAGTTTCACCTGTAACAAAGGGTGTTTCATTACTTAATGGGTTAGCAGTAGATGACTTAACTAACTCAATTACTTTAGGGGTAATGTAAGTAGATACGTTAACTCCATCGAAGAATGCAAATACTCTTGTGCGAGGCTTCATACGCTCTACGTTGAAGGCTACGTTTCGTGAACGTATCCATGGAATCGCTGTTTGTGATAATACGCTATCACCTAAAGACTTTCTATCAATCTTTGGTACTACACGAGTCCTAATACCCTGTCTTGCTTGGTTATTAACAACCCTCCAAGTCCTTCTTTCATGTACGAAGATGGGTTGTCTTCCTTGTCCGTGACCTAATCTTCCTAGTTTACGACCACCTGCTGAGAAACTACCAGACCTATTCCTAAACTGTGATGTGGATAGTAGAGATTCTCCAGTCCAGTTAGTCTTCCAACTACCCCACTGGATAGGTGCGAAACCATTCTGGTCAACTTGTAAATCTCTTGATACAGCAGAGAAGTCACCTTCTACGTTTTCAACACGTGCAGGTAATCTCTTAGTATCTAACCAGTCATCAGATGCAGGAGTTAAGTCAACTCTACCGATGAAAGTAAACACGTTAAATGGGTTTACATTCTCTACCCTAGATGCATAGGGTTGAGTGATGATTGCTAAATCATCCCATGGCAGCAATGCCATGTTACCTTCTGTCTTCACTATATTAGAAGACGAAGCCATATTTAATTCTAGTGGTACGTTTGTAGTATAGTGTGACGGTCTGAGGAATCCGTTTTGGAAATCGAGAGAGCATTTGTAGTCAATACTAAACACGTCACCAACGTTATGGTCAGTGAAGTCATCAACAACGTAACCATTCTTAAGACGGTCAAATCCGTTGTCATCATATGTCTTAGTATTTTCTGCTTGTACCTCTAGCAGTGACAATGATGTGTAGTATTCAACGTGCTCAAGACGTGTCTCTAAATCTCCGATATCTTTCATCGTATAACGACGAATGATTTCTGGGTTAATCAGAATGTCTCTTTCTACGTCATAAACATATGGGCGGTATTCAATCTGTGCTAATAGCATAGCATTCTCGATACCGTCTGGGGGAGGTAAGTCCTCAGAGGATACACCTTTAACTACCTTAAGTTGGTTATCGTGCGTTAAATATAACTTATCTGCACGTGGGAGATAGTATGCATAGTCCATACGAATCTCTGTATTAACCTTCGGTATATCGAAGATAGTAGATCCACCAACACCTCCAGAGGTGTCAAATTGTCTTGCAGCAAAGTCTAGTGACGCACAGTTAACATAGAATGGTTGTGTAACTGTACCTGACCCTGATGCTAATTCTCCTACACCTGGACGGAAGTCTACTTGGTCTCTCAAGAAGTTAATAGATCCATCTAGTTTGTATTTTGGAATATCTTTATAGTCTATACCTGTGTATGACTGTGATGCAAAGTAGTCACCTGATGATTCATGTATGAAGTAATCAAATATAACAAGAAGTTTTCTGATTGGTGGGGTATACTGTGGATACCTTGTAATCTTACAAACATCATAGAAGTGTGCCTTCTGACCTGCTTCAAGAGTATACTGAGTGGTAATAACTTTACTACCCCTAGATACTGATCCTTCAGCGTCATCAACGATTGCGTTAAGTGGTACACCATCATCATCTACACCATCAATAGTCTCACCCGCAGCAAATGGTATTTCATTTAACTGCACAAAGTATAGTCTTAATGTGGAGTTGATAAACTGAATAACTCTACCACGTGCACCTGATGTCCTACCTACGATAACAGTTCCGTTATCAAAGAAAGTAGATTCGGTTAATACAACATATGGTGGAGCAGCATCTGCATCAGTCTCCGATTCGTATACAGCATGTACGTTGTATACATCATTCAAAGCGAATGAAATTTCTTCATCTTCAATACGTGTGCCATACAAATTACCATAGGCAAGTCCGTATTTAGTTTGGTCGTTGTTAATCCGAGTGCGAATAACCTTCATCGCTCTCATCTTAGCAGCAGTTTTGATTTTTTTAGATACTATATTCTTAGAAACTAGAGCAGTTAATTTAATAGTATTAACATTTGCTAGTTGGTCAATAGTAATTGACTGTCTGTCAGCACCAAAGGTAACTGTTAATGTACCTGCTTCACTTAGTGCTTCTATATTAAGGTTGTCTCCAACATTCCATGCAGATCCTGATTCAGCAATAATAGTTAAGATATAGTTTTCATCATCTAGTGTTGCAAACTGCTCTGATTCAGGTAGTGAAACTGTAACACCACCAGATACAACAGTCTTATTATTAAATGTCCTATAGACAAAGAATGACTCGTCAGCAATAGACTTCATAGAAGTCCTTGGTGTGTCAATAGTTAATTCACCATTCTGATAGTCCTTCTGGAATACGAAAGGACGCATTCTAATAAGTGAGTTAACTTCAGCATCATTAACAGTACCTTTTTTGGCAGCTGCTTCTAGTAATGCATACTGATTAAGATAATCAAATATAAATCCTGACTGACCTGTAGCAGCATTTTGTGCTGTAATATTCAATGCTGTAACGTCAACTGTCTGAATCCTAAGAGTATTCTCACCCTCAGAAGAAGTATTAGTTGAGGTAACAACATCACCTGGACGTAAGTCATTAGCAAACTTAGTCCTAAATCCTTCTAATCTGCTATTACCTGCTTGGTCAATAGTAATAGTAGACCCTTCTATTTCTGCTTGGTCATTTAATAACCAGTTAGCACCGAAGATAATAGTAGATGAACCATTACTTGGATCTTCTCTACCTACGCATGAACGTGTATCTGTAAGGTTGAAAGTATGTGCTGCTTCCATTGTACCAACAACTCGGCCATCACGCTCGATAACCTCGCCATTTAGGAAGACACCTGAAACTTGCTCTAGTCTACAGTTGGTACCTGAACCTGATTCAGCAACGAAACCTGTTGCTTGAGATGTCCTACCACGTAGTAAATCACCCACTGCAACACTGTTATTACCTGCTGCAAAGTTGATTGCAGTAAACATTTGAGCATCAAATATCCACAAATCCCAAATACCAGTCTGGTCTTCCTGAAGCTGGACTGTCCTACAACGTCCAATTAGTGTACCAGTTACAGTATTTGTGGTATTAAGTGTCCAGTCATCATATAACTCAAGTGTTTGATATGCTGCTGATACACCTTCACCTGTTAGATTAGGCCATCCGTAGATGTCATAAACCTTTACAAACTGCCCTAGTCTGAATGCTAGTATGGCGTTTTGCACTGAATCAAAGTCTCTTGGTTTGTCTGCATCCACGTATTGTGGTACCAAAAACTCTGTCCTATAACCTTTAACGTATGCTCTACCTGGGCTAATCTCAAATGAAATTAAATCGTCTGATGCTAATTGTCCACCAGAGGTTGTTTCACCTGCACTATAAACACCATTATTAAATCCGTCGTCTAAACTTTCTCTTGCCTTAACAGCGAAGGTATCAATTACATAGTCTCCACTTTCTTCAAAGGTTCTCCTTGCAAGTGACCTTTCCAACTCTGAATAAGCAGTGTGAGTAACGAACTGTTCAATCTTTGAGTTGTTGATACGAAGTAGTTCAATAAAGTTTTTATCGGTCTCATCGTTGATTGGTTTCTTAACGAGAGAAGTTTTAATTCTAAATCTGTGACCACCTGGAGCAGAATAGTTAGATGTGCCAGCTGCGTTGTCATTAAGACTTGGGTCGTCTTCTGGCGTAACGATTGATTCACTGACTTCAAGTCCAACTCTGTAGGAAGGGTTGTTACTATATTGGTCAAGGATGAGATATGATGATGCAACATCTACAAAATGTCCTCTAATAAAGTATACACCTGCGTTAATATATGCAGTTGATGCAACCGCAGTAGATTCAACAGGTAGTAATTGTGCGAATGGGGATCCAACCTCAATAAGAGTTGTACCGAAAGTTATTTCATTTTCGGCCAATAGTTGCTCGTTGGGCTGAAATGTCTTGATACCAGTGTCACTTACAGAGTCACCTGACTCAACATACTTAACGTATAGAGTAATATATCCACGACTAGACTCTGTAGAGGGGATTGAATATAAGACTTTTGCTTTAATACCAGTGGTAATACCTTCTATAATCTGTCCTGTAATCTGAGTACGATATGTCTCAACGTCTACACCAAGGAAAGATTGTTGCAGTATGATTGCTTGCACCTGTAGGTCATAACCGACCTGACCAGGAATAACCATACTTCCTTCTTTAAAGAAGTGTTGTCCAACCGACTCCAACTGATTCTGAAGAATCGATTGCATAGTCGTAAGCTCTCTTGCCTGTATCGGATACCCAGGTCTAAAGAGGACTCGATAAAAATTCTTGTCTTTATCGAAGTCATCAAAGTATGGACTAATATTTAAATTGGTATTCTGTGGCATTGCTTAGAACTCGATTACGATTTTGATGTCTTCAATTTGGTCACCCGCACGAGTGATTGCTCCTCTGTTATCTATGTAAATAACGTCACCAGAGTTTGGATCTACTTCTGCTTTTGCATATCCGTTGGTAAATGCCATACCCAAATCATATTCAGCATTGTTAATGATTCTTGTTGATGAACCAGATACAATGGGGAAGTTAATATCAGGGTCAGCAGATGCACCTGAAATCGCACCTACTATTGGGTTACCACCTTCAAACTCAATTAGGTTACCAGTAAATTCAGGGAAGACTCCATCTATTCTATTCTGGTAATACTTTAGTACCTTAGTAGTACTATTCCATGATATAACCCTACCTCTTGCAGTTACCTGCTGACCACCAACGGTACGAGATTGGGTAATAATTTCATCAGTCTGGAAGTTTCCAGTAAAGGTCGGTGCAAATATCACCGCTTTTGTTGCACTCAATGTTAAATCTGAGGTTAACTCTTCAGTGCCAAACTTGTTAGGATTAATAACCAAACCAATACGACGATAGTCGTTATCAGTTGGGAAGTCACCAGATCCTTCATCATAGGTGAACTTAGTGTTTATCATTACACGGAAACCACCTAACTCAGTAGCAGGTGCTGCACCATGTCCCTCCACTGGAGGAATAACAACCTCGACACTACCACCAGTACCAGTTCCTGCACCAATACCGTTGACTTCATCGATGATTACTTTACCAAAGGTGTATCCACTACCACCAGATGTCACAGTAGCAGAAGCAATTCTACCACCATCAACCACAAGTGATACTCTACCACCTACACCGTCTCCTTTAATGGGGACGTTTTCATATGTACCATTGTTATATCCTGCACCTGAAGATGCAATAATAACAGTATCAATCTCTCCACCAATAGCATCAGCAACAACTGCGGTGTCAGACAACACAGGCATATACTCATTGGAGAAGAATTTCAAGACTTGACCAACAGGGATCGTAAACATATACTTCCAACGGTAACCATCAGCAGTTGTGATAATTGAAGTGGAGGTACCAGTAGGCTCAACAGTAGAAGGTTTACCGTTAGGATCAGAAGGACTTGTCCCATTAAAGATGCACTTGTAAACCTGATAAGACGAGTTAACAACGTAGAAATCTGCGTCGTAAAGTTTCGTCGCACCCGATGATGCAGTTTTAGTCGAGGAGTAATCATGGCGGTACATATCATAAACATAACCCAATCCACCAGTAGTTTGCTCTGGGGGTATCCAGTCTGTCCTACGGATAACCTGCACAGTATCATTCGCTAACACTCTCTTCATAGAGATCATGTCAGAATAGTCATCTGAAAACTCTTGGAATGAATCTACTGGGTCTGGAGGTGCATTCTCGTTATCCCATGGTTGGGGTCTACCGATGAACACATACAAGCGATCCCTAGAAGTACCTGCCTCTAAGTCAGACTGTGTAGGTATAGGTCCCTCAAGTGCCTTGCGGAACCTTTCGGCAGTAAAAATTCTAAATTGGTCGGTAAGTAACGCCATTGTCTACGGATTGCCTTCTTTATATTTATAGGGGTTAATCATCTTCATTTCTGGCATACAAATCGTATGACACAGAGAAGATATAACATTGAGCACCAGAATTATTTCCTCTTAGCATTTCGCCATCTTGGAAATAGTATTTGTCAGGAGAAGCAACGAGGTTAGGGACAATACTTCTACCTATTAATGTAGTCTGGCCTGTCTTGGGTGTATTGGGTAAAACTTGAGTCATAGTTGCTTTAACACCACTGGTAATCCCTTCGATTTCTTCACCAGCTGGATTATATGCAGACCCTACTTGGAATTCTCCTACTACTATCTCGAATGTTGATGTGTGAGCATCACCATCTCCTAACTGACCCGCAGATTGGATAGTTGCTACTAAAGCATTAGGACTTCCATCATATATCTGATCACCTAATTGGAATAGAGTGGTATTTTGACCACCTAAAGTTTCCTCAATACCATATTTAGATGATGCAATACCACCATCTAAGTTAATCTGGTTTTCAAACTCAGTACCAGTGTTAACTAAGTCAATAATTCCATCACCAAATCGTTGCACACCTTCTTCATCGGTGTATTCTTCATCATTATCCTCAAACCTTCTGTTAAGGATCAAAGACAATGGGTCAGTAAAGGTAACTATATCTTCACCTTCCACTTCTAATAAAACATGTGGTTCAACACCTGTGCCAGATGCACCTGCGGTACCACCAACGAATGCTATAATTTTAGACTGTTCACTGGATCTACCACCATCAATAAATGCCAACTCATCAACTTGGAATACGAGATATAGTGCTCTATTAACTCTATCCCAATCATATACAATAGCAACTCTGTTATTAGAGGATTCAACAACCCTTCTAACCTTATCAGTTACATTGAAATCATAATTTGTTAATCCAGTATTAGGATCATCCTGTAGGTTATCTAAGATAACTTTCTGGTCAAATCTAAAGTTAACTCCTCTATCACATCCTGTGAATGAATCCCATGGGACGTAATCTGGGTTAACGTTTAAGTCAGATTCATCATGCTTAGAGGTTTTACCTGTATATCTGATAACCTCTCTACCTAATAGAATCTTACCTGAACCTGGGAAAGGTGCAGTTGACTCAACATATATGGTATTCTGACTGGTATCTACGTCAGTAACTAATCCTGTTAAATTAAATATCGTAGAGTTTAAGGATTGTCTGACTCTTGCTGACCTGATGAGGTTGGTATCTCTCGTGAAAATAATTTCTGGAGGAGTGCTATAACCTCCACCACCTGCCAATAGGTCAATGTTCGTAATGACTCCAAGGTCAATAAACGCTTCTGCTGTTGCACCTGAACCTCCACCTTTAATAATTTGTATGAGAGGAGGTGTCTCGAAGAATTCACCTTGATTAGTTAATGTAATAGAAGAAACTTCACCAAACTGAGATACAGCAGCAACACCAGTTGCACCCTGTCCTCCACCACCTGATATGATGATGTTAACGTCTTCTTCTGTATAATTTCTACCTTGCTCTTCAATCGCTAGACCAGTAACCAGTCCTGTAACAGGTACTAATTCAGCACCAGATCCACCACCACCTTGTATAGATGCTACTGCATCAAAATACTGGTCACCTGGAACTGTCATCTGAATGAAGTCAATTCCACCACTACCATCATCTTTTATGAATATCTGTCCAGTTGCTTTACCATCTGAAGTATCATCTTCGATGACTAATTTAAGTGGATCATATCCTTCACCTGGATCTAATACTTCTACAGCAGTTATAACACCAGCTTCACCTTCAATGACTGCTCTTAATACTGCATCCCTGATTGGTGTACCACAATTCTCAATTCTTAATCTAGGAGGGTCATTAGGATCGTATCCTTCACCACCATTGATCACATAAACGTCCCTTACCCCAGATACACTATTAAATATCGGAATAATTTGAGCACCAGATCCAGGAACAGTTCTTGTCATACGATTACAATGTTACCTACCATAGCGGGGTGAGCAGTACACTCATAAACATAAGTGGTACCAGGACTTAAAGTCTGTGGGATAGTATAATACTGGACTCCAGTAGTTGAACCTGTAATACCATTAGTAATGGCAGATCCACCTGCTGATGCTCTTATTTCAAATGGGTGAGCATTACCAGTTGTGTTAACGAATCTATATGTGAAACCTCTCATGAGGTATATTTGTGGGTTGTCAGTAGAAGTGCCAACTCCACCACCAGATAGTCTATATGCATTACTCATATTAGATGTAATGTCAAAATTGACGTGTGCGACTGCTGATATCCAGTCACTACCATCAAATATTAGTTGTTGTCCTCTAGTTGAAGTAGATGGTAAAGGTACATCTACATTAACTGTCAAAGTATTAGAAGTTGCTACTGATGTGCATCCTGAACCACCTGCAATATTCAGGGTAGAGGTTGACAACTGTGCAGTTGTGGTACCACTATCACCTGTTATTGTTTTATAAACTTCTTGGACTACGTTAGGTGCATCATTAGTAATTGTTAGGTCATCTCCTGCTATAGCAGTAGAAACTCCAGTGCCACCAACGAAATTAATCTGTGCTGTTGCACTATTTGCAGTCTTATTTCCTGAATCACTACCTATGACACTGTAGAGATTCTGATCAGGGTCACCAAGTGTCCCTGTCATTGCTATTGTGAGGGTGTCTCCGACGATTGTAGTCGAGATATTAGTGCCTCCCGCAACTGTAAGGACATCAGTAGGAGCACTAGCAGTAGTACTGCCAGTGTCAGCAGTGATTCCTTCAAAGAGGTTTTGAGTTGTGCCACCACCTCCACCACCTGACGAATCATCGTTAGCTGGTTCCCATTTGTTTGTTGATCCATTCCATTTAATAACTTGACCACCACTTGGACCGCCACCAACGGTCATATCAACGTCACCTAGACTACCTAATCCACTTTGCTCTGTTATTATTGGTACCCAAGCAGTGCTACTAGCAACTCTAGGTTTACCATCAGCAGAAACATAGGCAAACATACCATGATGACTGTTAACATCAGGTAAATCACCTACTGTTGGGAAATGATTTGAATATTTTAATTTTCCATCTTCACCATCGATATAAGTAAGAGCACTTCCAGTATTGGCTGCCCAAAACTTAACATCGCCAGTCCCATTGGGTTTAAGAGTAATGTCACCATTTGCACTTGATATTATTGAGAAATCATTTACATCTACATCTTCAGTAAATGAGTTAAAACCGCCCTCAGCAAACTGAGCACCATTCCATTTAAGTAGTTGTCCCTGTGTCGGAGACCCTACATTAATTTGAAGGTTGGTATCGTTTCCCAGATTGGTATACAGTTCGTTGATGACGCTATTCAATTTGATAGCACCATCCCTCAGACTGTCACCAGTCCCGTCGTTTGCCGACGAACCTATATTGAGATTTTGCTTTGCCATGAGTACAGTTTTCTACAAGGTTATTTAGGTACCATCATATGTTTGTAGCGTAGAGTCAAATGTTGACAATGTGCTATCGAAGCGATTATCAGTGCTTCCACCATCACCACCACCTGTGACAGTTAGAATTGCAGCTTGTGAATCTAATGGGGAGTTATCTGCTTGTACTGGTGCTCCCACAGGACCAGTAATACGACATCTATAACGATATCCAGTCATATAAGACAGTCCAGTCAACTGATATGTGTCAGTTGTTGCTCCAGTAACAGCACTGAATGCAAATCCACCGTCAGTAGACCTATACCATTGATAAGTAACTGGTCCGTCTTCTGGAGATATCTCTGTTTGGACAGTAAATGTTGCAGTTGCACCACTACTTACAGTTACATTCTGTGGTTGTAGTGTAAATGCTAGAGTTGGGATGACTGTGCCACCAGAGATAGCAAAACTATTACCCTGACCTGTATGGAAATGACACCAATACCAAAGTAAGTTAGGTGCAGTGGCAGGTACAACCCATTCCATTCTACGAGTGGTTGCTGCCTCGAATCCCATATGATATTGCATCATAGTCTTAGGTACACCATCCAATTTATAGGTAATACCCATCATATAATGGTCGTAACCAGCTAATTCACCATCTTCTCCAGGTGATACCATCAAAGGATGGTAAGTATCACCGAAGGTTGCATTAGAATCAGCATCTTGATTGAAGATATACTTCGTAGTTTCTCTCTCAAGAGCGAAATTAGCAGGTTTTTCAACACCATTGAAGTAGAATACACCTGTTGCTTGACCGTTTACTGAGTCTGTGCCCACTGTAACAGTAATAGTGACCTCTGGTAACTGTGCACCACCCTGTACAGGCTCATTAGTAAAGGTAGTATCAATAGTTTCTCTAGTTGTTTTACCAATAATGAATGGAAATTTAACAACATCGGTGTCATTTTCATCTACAGTGACGAAATATGCATAAGTTCCTGTTGTATATTCAGGTGTAGTGCAGAATCTACCATTACAAGTGTCTAAATCACCAACACCTTCAACAAATTCCCAGTCCTCCATTAAGGTTCCAGCAGGAGGGTTGTCAGATGAGTTGCCATAATCAGGTCTTCCTGGTATTTCAACGTCTCTAACACGATATGAAGTCCTCATTACACGAGGTGTACTAATATTATCAAAGGGACTGTTATATCCATAGGGTCCGTAAATAGGAAATCCATCAAATGCTATGCCTAAAATCTTAGAATGACCGTCTGGATGTCTTAAATTATCACCATTAAACTGTGTTGACCCATAATAATCATTATAACCTGCCATTGCACCATTATTATTCCAACAATCTATAAAATGTGGGTCGTGATAATGATACTGACCAGTTGTTTCTGGGTGTCCACCACAAGAATCTTCTCCAGAATCAACAAAAGGACTCTCTCCTGCTGCTATCCACTGAAAACCAGGAGGAGGGTTAAGTCCACCACCTGCTGATGGGTTAAAAATAGTAACTCCGTTACCTGCAATTCCTATAGCACCTAAAGGTGTAGCAGATCTGGAATTTCTTGCATCGAAATATTCATATGTTCCTGACACAGGAGTATTTTCCTGTGTATCCATAATCAAATCAAGTCTATCTGATGTTGCTAACCAGAATTCTCCTTCTATAGATGTAAAAGTTGTACCTCTATAGATAAATCTTTTCTTCAGACCATCACTGAATACGAATAAAACTTCATCGCCAGGTTGGATAAAGTTACCAGTAAAGACATTTAAGTCACTAGAGATTAACGATATCGACCTAATGAAACCGTCATGCGTATACTGATTAGAATTAAAAGTCCTAGTAGGTCCAAATGTTCCTCCACGGTATAGGAAGTCATGATCAAAGTCCTGCTCTGTAATTGTATTGGAGTTATTATCATTAGGGAACACACCAGAAGCAACAGGAGATGGTAATCCATCTGCTGCTACAGTAAGTATCTGGGTTGCTGAGTTAAATGATGCTGTACCTGCCATGAGATTATTTAGTTGTCGTCAAAGATAAGGTCTGGAGTGAAGTTACTCAAGATAGTAGCACCAGTCTGGACACTCAATGTAGCAGAGAGTGAGTAAACTGGGATTGCACCTGCTGCTGTGATAGCGACTCTATATTCGTCACCATCATCTGCTTGTTGTGTGATAGAAGTATTGTATGTTGCTTGGTTAGCACCAATGATGTTGCTCCAAGTCTGTGTACCATACTCCTTCTTCTGCCACTGATAATTCATTGTCTGGTCGTTAGTTACACTAGAGACAACTGTGAATGCTGCATTCTGACCTTGGTTAACAGTAACGTTAACTGGATCCTGAAGAATTGCTATTGTACCAGATTCGATTGTGGTACCTCCACCACCTGCATCTGTGCCTTCACCTGCGAATACATCAAATCCACCGTTAATTGGTGCACCTTCTGGAGGTGTGAAATCATCTGGAACTACGTTATCAATAGCAACATTTGGTATAGAGTATCCAACACCAGATGTCTTAACATCTATGCGTGTAATACCCATCAATGCCTTGATGCGAGAATCAAATCCAGAGGAAGATATAACGTCAACGTTAGGACGTGAAGTATAACCATCACCAGAGTTGGTTAGGTTAGCACCTGTTATCTTACCAGAGGTTATCTGAGCGATAGCAGCAGCATTTCTACCCTTAACTGATCCTGTATACTCAAAAGTAATCAAGGAGTTGGAAGATTCAATTAGAGCAACTTCACGATTAAATTCCTCACCCTCGATAAAGAGTTGGTCACCTGCCTCAACAGGAGGTACGACTGTTGCTGCGATAACGTCAGCATCACTACCAATATATGAGAAACCAACGAAGGTTGATCCCGCACGTGGGACTTCAGCGAAGATTAATCGTGAACCAACAATCTCGTATGCTAGACCTGGTTCCTGAATAATACCGTTAAGTGATACGATAATGTTATTCTCAGGACGTATAACGTTAGAAGATACACCTTCAGTCAGTGTTAAGGAGTAGAATAAACCTTGACGCTTAAGGTTGAAGGAAGATCTCAATGAGTCAAACTCATAACTGATATCATCTAACTGACGTAATTTACCAACATAGTATCCAACGAATTGTGATCCAATCTCAGGAGGCTCAGCAAACTGAATCTTATCTGAGTATGCAACATAAGAGTTAGCACCACCTGGAGGTTGTAGAATACCATTAACGAATACTAATAGATGTCCAGCTGGATCTGGGAAGTATGCTTCACCATTAGAAATGGTTAAGTCAAATATTGTTTGATTTCCATCAAATCCTCTGAAGTATCTGTCAACTCTACCCTCTAGTGTCCTAGCAGAAGTAACAGCACCACCCCATCCAAAGTCAGATACAAGTGACATATTATCAACAAAATCACCAACTGCATTCTCTACCCAAATTTCAGCAGTAATACCTGCTTGCTCTATAGCAACTACTCTTGCATAAGATGAGTAATTTGTTGTAGTTACGTTTGTGCACTGTGCGTATATTGTTGGGAAATTAGACCCTAATTGAATCTTACCAATAGTATTAATTCCTTGAGTTACCTCAGAGATATCAGCACCTGCTCCAACAGGTACTAAGTTACCAATCCAAACTTTATGAATACCATAGTTAGGCTCGCCTGGATCTAATTCTAGACCATTAATATACTTGGTTACAGTAGCAATCCAACCTGGATTCTTCTGGACGGTACCTTGTAGGAGTGTAACCTCGTCACCAACGTTGAATGTATCAGAGATACCAGTATCAACGATAGGTACGCCTAGGTCTAATTCATAGGTTACTCTACCGTGTAACCACTGATTCAACTGAATTTGTGTACCACTAATACCCTTAACTGAAAGAATATAGTTAGTAACACTACCGTAGATAATATCACCAGGAGTCCACTGACTATCAATGGTCTCAACATCGATTGTAATTCTACCACCTTCATTACCAGTTAGAGAACCAGACTTATTAACATAAGCATCCATGTATGCTTCAGTGTTAGCACCTTCCTCGAAGAACCAGTCACCTGCTGAGAATGCACCAGATGTAACGTTAAGTAAGAATCTTTCAGATGGAGTACCAACTGTTGCAGTTGTGCCACTATCTACACCCTCAACAACATCATTCAAGTTAATAGCACCTGCGATGGAGTTAAGTTTAAGGATAGATTCACCTGTGTCATCATCTGTTGCAGCAGTCTGTAATACAAAACCAGTATTAGAAGTTGCACCTTGGACTTGGACAGTCTCACCATTAATGAAGTTTTCGTATGTGCCAGCCGATTGTGATACACCAGTTAAATCATAGTGTGTATACATCTTATAAATCTTACCTTCATTAGTAAGGACATTTGATACCTCAGCACTAGATCCAGATGTTGACCCATATACAACGTCAGCAGCATTGAATCCACCTTGTATTGGAGTATCGGACATATCAACTGGGTATGTAGGAGCAGTCCTTGAAATACCACTTCTCTGCATTACTTGGAATACCTGTGTGTTTGAGTTAGATGTATCTACTTGTAGTAATCTAAATCTACCATCGTGGATATAGGAAGCACCTATTTCAAACCACTGAGCAGTAGCAGTTAGACAGTAGAAATATTCCTGATTTGTCAATCCACTAAGAGCTTGACCACCAGTAGGAATGTAACTTAACACATCACCACGACGGAAGTTGTTTGGTTGATTAATTCTTATTCTATATTCAGCACGGTCATATCCAACTTCAACTTCAGGAGTTAGAGTAACCAATGCAGGGTCGGTGTTATAATCCCAACCTACTTCATTCCTTGTAACACGGTTAACAGCATCACTAGATGCAATCCACTGGACTCTTGCTTCTGTTGGGAATTCTCCTCTCTCTAAAGCAAATTCAAGTGGGTTAAGTGAAGAGTCAACCATAAATTCAACTGCTTCTTGATTCCACTCAAGTCTTCCTTCTGGGACATATACATCGTAATTATTCCATACAGCATCTTCACCAACAAGATACATAACACTCTTAATATATTCTCTAACTCTTGTTAAACAATATAAGATGTGTGTCCTAACTACGGTTGGGAATGCTATGAAGTTACCTTCACCGTCAAACCACTGTTGTGCTAATTCAAATGCACCTGAGTTACCACCAGTTACTAAGTCATAACGTACTGCTGCAAGGACATCATTAGCAAAGTCAATAGTTAGATTAGTTGTAGGCCAGTTAACCTGTGTCTCACCAAATGCTCTTCCTGCTATTGCTTGCTGATTGAAGAGTATCATGTTAGCGATATTCTTGGAGTTATTTGATCCAGCACCAAGTGTATGCTTCATAATATCAAACAACGTATCAATAGCAGATGTTACGTTATAGCATGTGCCATCTTGATATATTGTGTTGCTATTGAATGGGAATGTCTTAGTAACGTTTGAAGTTAAGTAGTTAACATTATTATTTGCTGCCTCTGCTATTGTTTGAATGTAGATATCAGCAACAGTAGCGATTGTTGAAGCAACGTTTTGACATGTTTGATTCCATGTACCTTGGTTACCTTGTCCACCCTGTGCTGTATCATATTGAATAGTAAGATCTCTTACTACAACTTCTGGAGTATACTTAACAGGCCATACAGTAGGCATGATGTAAGACCTACTTGCAACTGTGTTAGGATTAGTAAGTCCATCAGTTACAAATTGTATGAGTTGTGTAATCTCAGTTTCTACTGGAGCACCTTCTGTACCTGTGTAGTTTTGTGATACCTGACGTGACCTGAAGTATTTCAAATCTTGAGTAGGCCATGCCCATGAGTTAGACATTTGGACATGTAATTTCTTACCGTCAGCATAGTCTGTCACACGAGGATATGTGTGGTTAGTTGCATTCTGGTCTTGACTACATGTGAATGTTAATCCGTTAGTATCAATTTCAATAGTATCATCAGTTGTTAAACTATGACCTGCAACAGTTAGAGTTAACTTACCTGTTGTTGGGACGTAGTATGCATCAGTAGGTGTTAATGTAGCACCACTATTTGTTACCTTAATGCATCCAGATGCAGCAGATACAAAGTTATGTCTATAGTTACCACCCTGTATTAAAGCACCAGAGTTAGCACTTACAAATCTGTGAGCATATGTATTACCCGCAGGTGAAGGTCCAACGTTAATCTTAATAGTACCGTCTTGCTTCCATATACCACCTTCAGCACAAGATACAAATGTATGCTTACCTAAGAATGATGATGGGACTCCTTTCAATACTTGGACATCAAATGTATCCACAGTGACATTAGATACTGCCAACCATTCATTACTTGCATGGTCTGTATCTCTAGGATATAAGTGCTCAGTTTCATAATCATCTAAATCACATGTGAAGTTAAGAGCACCATCTTTTATCAAGATATATGAATTTGCTTTCTCAATTCCACCTGTGGCAGCAGATACAAATGAGTGCATATAATTACCACCTGCTATAACAGCACCAGGAATTGCACTAACAAATGTATGGTCATATAGGTCAGCAGTAGCAGCAACATTTACATTAACTGTAATCTTACCACTCTGTCTGTGTAGTGAATTTGGCTTAGCAGATGCAAATGTATGTGTATAGTTTCCACCCGCAGTTACACCACCACTAACAGCAGATACGAATGTATGATTATACTCACCACCGATAGTAACAACAGACCTCTGAATACTAGATGCTACAGCAGATACAAATGTATGGTCAGTTGTGTTTGTGGAAGGTACGTTTTGTAATACTTGGACATCGAATGTATCAACATTACAGTTAGAAATCTTCAACCATCTTCCACTTGATGGATCTGATGCTCTTGGATAATCGTGATATGTAACGTTATTATCCTTATCACAAGTAAACTTAAATGCATCATCAGCAATCTTAATATACTCACCATCTATGAAACCGTTACCAACGATAACAGCACCTGCAAGTGCAGATTGGAATGTATGGGTAGTAGTATCAGTGATAGCACCCTGACCACCGTTAACGTTAACTGTGATTGTGCCACCTGCTTGGTCTACAGCAGTAATTGCTAATGCAGTATCATATGCATAATCTTTTCCATCAGAAGTAGATGCACCTTGTGCACGAGGATATGTCTTCTGAGTTACGTTTCCATCTCCACCATAATCACAAGTGAATGTTAATGAATTAGGCTTCAACTTAATTACATCATCTGTAGTTAAAGTATGAGCACCGATTGTTAATTCTAATGTACCAGAAGTTGGGTTGTATGCAGCACCTGTAACGTTTTTAGTGTCACCAGGAATGCTGATATTCATTAAACCTGATGTTGGGTCATATGATGCAAAAGTTGGTGTGTAAACGTTATTAGCGTTTTGGAAATAATGAGTTGTAGTGTTAGAAGATGTACCAACATCAACTGTAATACTATCAGCAGATACAGAAGTAATTTCTACTCTATTATTGTATGCAGGGTCATTACCTGTAGCACCACTGAATCCATTAGGACGTGGATATACGTGGTCAGTTTGCTGTGAGTCTTGGTCGCAACGGAATACCATTGACTTGTTAGCAATCTTGGCATACATACCAGTCTTAAGCTGATGGTTGCCGATTGTCATTGTCAATAGACCTGTGGCAGGTACAAAGGATGCACCACTAACACCATATCCTTTAGCTGGTGACTCACCAACGTCAAGACTAATAGTAGAATTCTTCCATTGTACTCCACCATCAACGAAACTATCGAAGGTATGAGCATAAACTCCACCACCTCTAATTACACCTCTTATAACAGCACCAGGTAATGATGATACCCATGTGTGAGTTGTAACGTTAGAAGAAGTACCAACGTTAACTTTAAAGTTAGATGCATCTACAACAGTAACTGTCAACCAAGTATTATTTGAAGCAGGGTCTGATGCTCTAGGATATGAATGAGTTGTTTGGTCATTATCTTCTTGACAAGTGAATGTGAATCCTTGATCCTTAAGCATAACCTTATCACCTGAGGTGAATGGATGACTAGGCATTGTGATTGTTAATTCACCTGAGCCAGGTACGAAGGATGCACCAGAAACATCGAATGCATTTTCAGACCTTACAAATAGATGAGTTGATGTATCTGAAGATTTACCAACGTTAACTGTAATAGTTTCATCTCCTACAGAAACTATAGGAACTGAAGTATCATAATATGGGTCATCAGCAGTAGCACCACCTTGACCATTAGCACGTGGATACTTGTGCTCAGTAGCATAACCATCATTATTACACTTGAATACTAATGACTCATTCTCAATGTAAACTGATTCGTTTGCTCTCTGAAGTCCGTTTGCAGCAGCAGACCAGAATTGATGTGCATAACCACCACCAGACATAACAGCACCTGCTGATGTTCCACCAGCCCATGTGTGAGTAGTTACGTCAGTAATAGCACCTTGACCACCGTTAACGTTAACTGTGATTGATGTTCCTGTCTTAGCAGTAATAACCAATGCTGCATCATAAGCATAGTCTTTACCGTTTGCAGTAGCAGCACCAGATGAGCGAGGATATGTCTTCTGAGTTGTCTGACCATCACCATTATAATCACAAGTAAATGTTAATGAATTTGGCTTAAGTTTGATACTATCACCAACATCCAAGTTATGTGATCCAATGGTTAATTCCATTACACCACTGGTAGGATTGTAATTAGCGTTAGTTACGTTATGAGTTGTCTTAGGTGATGTACCAACATTAATAGAGAATGTATGAAGTGTTATATCATCAATTTCTAACCATGTGTTATGTGCAGGGTCAGTTGGTCTTGGATAAGATTTAACAACATCATATCCATCCATACCACACTTGAATGAAATTGAATTATCTACAAACTTAACTCTATCGCCAATAATGAATCCATGATCAGGAACTGTGATAACCATCTTACCAGTTATAGCATCATAGGTACCATTAGTTACTGTATGTGTTGTGCCACCATGATATCCATGCTTACCAATAGTAAGTTCCATGTCACCTGATGTTGGGTCAAATGTGGCAGCAGAAACTAGGTAGTTAGCACGAGGTGTTTTACCAACGTTAACATCAATAGTATTTGTTTGCTTGTTGGAAATTTCTAACCATCTATCATAAGCAAAATCTGTCTTTCTAGGATAAGAGTGCTTAGTAGCATTGTTATCCATATCACAAGTCATGATTAGTGAATTAGGCTTCAACTTAATCATGTTACCATTAGCAAATGGATGACCATTAATTGTTAATTGTAGGACACCTGTCTCAGCATTATATGTTGCACCTGTAGCAGTATATTCACCATGACCAACTTTCTTAATTTCTATAGAATGGTCATATGCTCTATCTCTCTTATGAGATACACCACCTGATGCGAATGTTGTAAATGTATGTGTAAATGATCCACCTGCTCTGATAGATCCTCTCTTCATTGCACCTGCTTTAGCATACTTGAATGTATGAGCAGAAGTGTTAGTAGAAGGAGTTTCATCTAAAACTTTAACAGTGAATCTATTGTCATCAATTCTTGTAATTGTTAACCATCTGTTGCTTGCAGGGTCACCGTGTCTTGGATAAGCATGCTCAGTAGCATGGTCATCTTTACCACATGTGAAGATTAAGGAATTATCCTCAAACATAATCTGCTCACCTGTTATCATGCCATGACTTGCATAGGTAACAGTCATCACACCAGATACACCACTATATGTCACATTCTGTGGAGTTAAACCTACAGCAGGTTTGAAGATATGAGCATGATTAGATGCTCCAGAAGGTGATGGGTTAACATTAACTGTTATAGTGCTATCATCAACAGCAGTTACAGCAACAGCCTCTTGATATGCAGGGTCATCACCAGATGCACCACCACTACCATTAGGACGTGGATAGAAGTGGTCACTTCCATGACCATCTTGTGCACAAGTGAAGCACATTGATTCACGATTAATGTAAACACTATGTGCAGTTGTAATACCGTGGTCAGGACCAACAGTGATTACCATATTACCTGTAGCAGGATTATAATCTACTTGCTGTGGATCGAAACTCTTGAATTCTGTCTTACCAACAAAAATATCAAATGTATTTTCAGTTGCATTCTCTACAGGTTTCCATTTTCCACTAATAGGATCTGTTGATCTTGGATATGTCTTACCTGATGAATTACCATCCATTTCACAGGTAGCAGTAAGAGCATTATCTGCAATCTTAATTAATGATCCGTTATCAAATCCATGACCATTAAGAGTTAATGTTAGATAACCAGTTGTGCCATCATATGCTCCTGCTGTTGGAGTAAATGTGTCAACAGTTGTCCTTGGATATGCATGGTTAGATGCATTCATATCCATGTCACAACTAAAGGTAACAGCACCATCAGCAAGTTTAACACTTTGACCAACCTTAAGTGGGTGAGCACCAATATTCAATTCCATATGACCTGAATATGGGTCATAAGAAGCATCAGCAGGAGTATACTGGACAGAAGGTGTAGTGCCTACATTAATATCAAATGTAGATGCAGTTACGTTAGAAATTTCTAACCACTTATTACTAATAGGATCTGTGCCTCTAGGATATGCATGATTCTCACTACCATCATCCATGGTGCAAGTTAAATCTAATGCATAATCTTCTAATCTAATATACTGACCATTAGACCAACCATGATTAGGTACTGTTAATGTTAGGACTCCAGTTGTAGCAGTATAAGAAGCATCTGTTGGAGTATGACGTGATACACCATCATCAACAATCCTTAGAGAATTATTCCATGATGGGTCAACATTAGGACGTGGATATGTGTGCTCAGTAGAATTACCATCTTTACTACATGTGAATGTTAAACCATTGTCAGCAATCTTAATACTGTCATTACCCTTCATTAAAGTAGCAACAGTTATACTCTTAGGTTTACCAGATACAAATGTATGAGGTGTAGTATTTGTAGATGGAATATTGAATAATACTTGAATATCAAATGTGTCAGTAGTGACGTTAGATACCTTCATCCACTCATCACTAAATGGGTCAGATGCCCTAGGATATGAATGATTAGTTTGGTTACTATCTTGACCACATGTGAATGTTACGAATCCATCTTCAACTTTAATTCTTGTGCCATTCTTTAATCCATGCTTAGTAACAGTTACAGTCATCACACCTGTTGATGGATCGTATACTGCGTTAGTTGGAGTTAATTGTGCAGGAGCAATAAACTTATGAGTGTAGTTACCACCAGTTGCTAATACTGCTCTTGTTACACCATTAGCAGATGCACGTTTGAATGTATGAAGAGTCTGGTTAGTTGATGGAATATTCTCTAGTACTTGGACATCAAATGTATCATCTGTGCAATTATGAATCTTAATCCATTTATCTGCAACAGGGTCTGTATATCTTGGGTAACTGTGCTCAGATCCACCTGCGTCTTGAAGACATGTGAATACTAATGAATCATTAGAAATCTTAATACTCTCACCATCTTGGAATCCATGATTAGGAATTGTAAGAGTCATTATACCTGTAGCAGGAAGATAGTTAGCATCCGTTACAGTGTATGTTGAATTTGTTGATTTGAAGTCGTGTGTATATTCACCACCACCAATTAAAGAATTAGCATTAGCAGATTGGAATACATGAGTTGTTGGGTTTGTAATTTGACCATTACCAACATCTAATTTAATAGTGCCAGTTTGTGTCTTAAGACCATCAGTAGCAAAGGAAACGAAAGTATGATCGTAAATGTCATTAATACCAGACTTACCAACCTTAACACTAAACTGTCCAGAGGAAGTATTGAATACAGGTAACCACTTATTCCATGATGGATCTGAAGGTCTAGGATATGAATGATTAGTTGCATTGTTATCCTTAGTGCACTGGAATGTAACAGCATTCTCTTCAAACATTACATAAGAATTTGCATGCCATACTCCATTCATTGCACCACTCTGGAATACATGAGTTGTTTGGTTAGAAATTGCACCTTGTCCTTCAAAGTATCCTACGTTAACATCTATAGTATTTGTGCCAACATTAAATGCTTTAAGGAATTTATTACTTGCAGGATCAGAAGGTCTTGGATAAGCATGATCAGATGCTTGACCATCTTCGTCACAACGGAATGTAAATGCTCCATCTTGTAACCAAACCATTTGACCATTCTTAACAGGATGACCATTCATCTGTATTCTTAAAATACCAGTAGCAGGATAATAGGTAGCACTATCAGGTGTAATCTTATTACATCCAGTAAGAGTATTATTAACAGTAACAACCATCTCACCTAATGTTGGATTATAAGAAACATTAGAAGGTGTAGATGATGTCATTCCTACTTCGTAGATAGGAATATTTGTATCATAGAAGTGGTCTTTCTTATGTGTAATGCAGTTAGAAGTTGCAGATACAAATGTATGGACTGTAGTATTTGTAGATGGAATTACATCTAATACTTCAACAGTGAATGTATTCGCACTTACATCATTAATCATCACCCACTTACCACTTACAGGGTCAGTAGGTCTTGGATATAAATGTCCAGTAGCATTGTCATCCTTAGCACATGTAAATGTTAGAGAGTTATCAGCAATCTTGACATATGAATGTGGTAAGAATCCATGATTATTAACTGTAAACTTAAGGTTACCAGTGTTAGGATTATATACAACATCTGAAGGTGTATGTTGTGTAGTAGCAGATCTAGGATATACATGATCAGATGCTTGACCATCAGCATCACAACGGAATGTCAATGCATCAGGAGCAAGTCTTACACTATCACCTGCATGACGTAAAGCACCAACAGAAGATGTTACATAAGTGTGGTCATATACACCACCAGTTTTAATAACAGATTTTGTAATACATTCAGCAACAGCAGACTTGAATAGATGAGTTGTAGTATTACTCTGTGGTATATCTTTTAATACTTGTACTGTAAATGTATCAGTAGTAGCAGTTAAGACTTTCAACCATGATCCACTAGCTGGGTCAGCAGGACGAGGATATACATGGTCAGATGCATGGTTATCCATTGCACAAGTAAATGTCAATGAATTATCAGCAATCTTAATAAAGTCACCTGCCATTAATTTGTGTCCTTCAACTGTGATATCCATAATACCTGTTACAGGATTATGAGTAATAGCAGTTGGAGTTAAACCAGGAGTTGCAGTGTAAGTATGAGCAGTAGTATCTGAGGATGCACCTACATCAAGAGTAATTGTGCCATCCTTCTTAGTGATTCCATTTACATTTGCTTGGACAAATGTATGAGTTGTTGAGTTAGTTGATGGAGCATAACTCAATACTTGGACATCAAATGTATATGTTGATGTATTAGAAACTCTCATCCATCTATCATTAAATGGATCAGTTGCTCTAGGATAAGTATGATTTGTTTGGTTGTTATCTTCTAAACAAGTGAATACTAATGAATCAGTTGCAATCTTAACTTCATCACCGTCACTCATTCCATGAGGAGCATCAGTAGAGATGCTCATAACTCCAGTTGTAGGATTATATGATGTGCCAGTAGTAGCAGTTAAAGGCATACCTGCATATGCAATCTGGATTCTCTTATTCCAGAATGGGTCAGCACCACCGTTACCAACGTAGTTAGATCCAGATGACCTAGGATAGTATTTCTTGGAAATATTATTATCTAATAAACAGGTAAATCCGATTGACTCTTCTGTCATTCTTACATAATCACCTGCAACTAAATCATGGTCACCAATCCATACTCTCATATGACCTGTAGAAGGTACAAATGTAGCATCAGTTATTGTAAATGGTAACTCAGGTGTTCTACCAACATATACATCGAATGAATCTTTAGATGCATTTCTAACTGCTAACCATTTATTAGAATATGGGTCTGATGCTCTTGGATATGCATGGTTAGATGCATTGCCATCCATTGTGCATGAGAATGTAATTCCACCATCAGCAATCTTAACAAAATCACCATTAGAGAATCCATGGTCAGCAACTGTAACTCTCATCATTCCAGTAGATCCATTATATTCACCACCAGAAATGTTATGAATAGTAGCAGGACGGAATGTATGCTTTCTATCTAATGTTAATTCTAATAGACCATCAGCAGGAGTAAATGTTGCATTTGTTGGAGTATATTGAACTGTAGGAGTTGTACCAACTGGTACTGTTATAGAAGTAGCAGTGGTTGCAAGAATTTGTATTGGTTCATTATGAGTTGGGTCTGTATCTCTAGGATAACTATGAATCGTTGCATGGTCATCCATTGAGCAAGTGAAGTTTAATGACTCTTGTGATAGTTTCACATGAGTACCAACTGCAAGAGAGTGATTGCCAATTTCAAGTGTTAAATGACCTGTCTCAGAATTATATGTTGCATCAGATGGATCCCAACCAACTATAGGAGATTGACCTACGTTAACTGTAAATGTTCCACCAGGAATATCAGATTCAACAACATCTAACCATTGACCTACACATGGGTCAGTGCTTCTTGGATATACATGGTTAGTATAATGATTATCCATTGAGCAAGTAAATGTCATGGAATTTTCCATGATCTGAATCTGGTCACCAACTATAACTCCATGTCCAGATACTGTTAGTTTTAATGTTCCCTTATCTGCATTATATTCAGCAAATGTTGCAACATGATTTGAAGCACCAACGAAACGATGCTGACCAATATCAAGAGTTAATTCACCATCATTTTGGTCATATACTGCATCGGAAACATTATACTCAACTTTAGGTGTAGCACCAACATTAACTTTAAATGTATTTGGTGTAACTTCTTCTATTAATAACCACTGGTCACCAGCTGGATCTTTCTGTCTAGGATATCCATGCTTAGTAGCATGATTATCTTGAGCACATGTAAAGATTAGAGATCCATTATGAATCTTAACTTGGTCACCTGTCTTAAATCCATGGTCATCAAGAGTAATTGTTAGGACACCTGAATCTGGGTCATATGCAGCATCTTTAGCAGTATGAGATGTTGATGCAGTCATACCATGCTGCTCTATGGTCATATTCATTATTCCTGAGTTAGGATCGTATGACGCAGCAGTTGCAGTATGCTCAGTTCTACCTACATCTAATACCTCTACAGCAGTATTACCTGCGGGGTCACCAGATCTAGGATAAGTGTGATTAGAAGCATGATTATCTTGGTCACATGTAAATGTTAATGAGTTAGAAATCAACCTCAAGAATGTTCCTGGAGTATGATTATGATTACCAACATTTAATATTAAATCACCTGTAGATGAATCGTAATCAGCAGCAGTTATATCATATGCAATAGTAGGAGCAGGTCCAACATTAACTGTAAATGTGTTAATAGTTGCTGCTTCTCCTGCTACCAAAGATCCATTAGAAACACCGAATCCTGCCCACTGAGTATTAGCAAATAATCCAGATGCTCCAGTTAAACCTGTCCAACCACCACCAGGTGTTGTTGCTTGTCCAATCTGTTGACCATCAATCCAAAGAGTAACACTACCTGCACCAGTTGTTTGGTTACCACCAATAACAATCTGCCATACTAATTCATGGTCACCATCATCAAAGTATTGTGTTAGGTTACTAATCTGTAGGTCGAGCATTGCAAGACCAGTATCAGCAGTATATGATGCTCCAGATGTATATGAGTTAGTACCATTACCAGCTCTTAATCTCAACCATGTACCACCATCTCTGATACCAAACCATACACCAGATGTACCACCACCTGCTTCAAATAGACAGCAATCTATTGGACTAGAAGGTAGTTTAGTTACAACACTGAATACAGCATCTTCATCAGGTATGATACCTGTGCCAGTATCAGTTGTAGAAATCTTATCTTCACCAAACTTGAATGATCTTGTTACAAGATTATTATAATTGTCAGTAACAGGTGCACCAGTTAATACACTGGTTGTGACCATAGTTGTAGTAGGTCTTGGCACTGCATCGTAGAATCTTTGGTCTACTACATGTCCTGCTTCATTAGTAATAATCTGACCCTTCATTGCACGGATTGCAAAATCACGTGCTTTATTCATTATCCAATTAGTTTCAGTAGGTGCATTAGTAACATGGTCTAAATTACCAGAATATGTTGCATAGAATTCAGTAGAATATTGTAACCAGTTATTACCACCATACTTGATGTTGAATACTAATGCTCTAAGAATATCAGTAACGTCATGGACACAGTTAATAGGACCACCAGGAATATTAAGGTTAGGGAATTGGACTAATCCAGCTGCAACTGCTTGCTCTGCGATATATCTGATGTTTCCATCAATCGCATCACCACAATTCTTATAAAGGTCAATTCTTGGATTTTGCTCATAAGATTCAACTGGTTTCTGATCAGGGGATCCACCTTCTTCATAATCTCTACCAAATGCATTACGCATTATTAGAGAAGTAATATCTCTTAGAATCTTAACTACAGTTATAGATGCTTCCCACTCACCCTCAATATGCTTAAGTGAGTTATTTTCAGTCTCAATGTATAATGCAGCAGCATCATATGTCTTCTCGTTACAATCAAAGCGAAGGTCATGTACCATTGCTTCAATCATATCTAAAACATCATCTTCACAGTTAACATGTCCACCAGGAATGTTTAGATTCTCATACTTGGACAAGTCATTCATAGTGCTAACACACTCTTTAGCGATGACGTGTCTATTCTTCCAGATTAGGTCAGCAGCATCAAGATATCTGTCATTGTTTTGTCTAGTTCCTGCCTGAGGATATCCTTCTGTATCAAGGACAATAGTATCATCTCTATATGCTGCTCTAGCAGTCCACTGAGGTGCATAATACTCTTCTTGTACCCATGTTGGGACACCCAACTCAGCAGCTGCTTCACCACTTGATAATAGTAAGTTATTAACTGCCTTCATGCAGAGCATCTTACAATACTCAAATGCATCAAGCATTGGGTTTAATTCTTCATCAACATGTATTACCTTATTCTGACTATCAAGATACTTGTCAATAACTGCTTCAGTCTGATATGTACCACCTGTGACCAAATCAGCCATCACAGCAGGAAGAATAAATTGTTTGATATCACGTTCACAGTAGGGTTGACCATATCCAGGCATTTCAAGGAAGTCATATGTTACTTCATTAATCTCCTGTTGATATTTGTTTTGAATATATCCTGCTACTTCTTCAGCAATATAATCTCTATTCTTCCAAAGTTGGAATCCACCTTCTCTGAATCTTTGGTCATTAGGAGCAACAACTTTAAGTAAATTATCACCTAATAGTTTAATCTCATCAGTAACAGTAGAAGATGCAGGAGATGAGAAGTTATTAGGTATTCTCAATCTTGTGCTATATTCACCTGATAGGTCAGTAGATGTTGTTGTAATAACAGTCTCACAAAGTTTAAATACCTCATTCCATGTATAGAGAGATTGTAGAATCTCATCTGTGATATGGTCTAATTTACCACTTGTAGTAAGGTATGTCCTTGCAGTATAGATTGTATGGAAATCTCCACCTTCTTGTAAGTCTTTAATTAGAGCACCAAGAATATAATCTTTAGTATCCCTAATACAAAGGTTAGTACCACCGTAACTATTATTTCCTGGATCGTCACCTCTAATGGTGAAATCAACGAATGCTGCCTTCATTCGACCAACTGCTTCCTCAGCAATCCATGCACCGTTAAGGTCGATTATTTCAGCACAATCTCTTAATTCTTTTCTACCAGTATCAATATCAGAAGCAATAAGTGCTAAACCATCATAATCAACTCTCTTAGCAGTTGTAGATGATGTTCTCTGTCCAGTGTATGTTGCCCATACTTCAGTAGTAGAAGCAATGAATGGACCTTCACCATCGATACCTAATACAATATTATCTTCAGCAAAGTCAACTTGAGTAGGAGGAGTAAATCCAGTAATGAAATCACAAACACCCTTCTTAATGCAAAGATTATCAATATGTCCAGTCCAATGAGATGACTGGTTAAAGTCAGACCCAATATGAGGAGCATTGTAAAGATAATCGTTAGTGTCAACGTAGTTAGACCCTATTTGAGCACCATTAACATATGCCTGAGTAACACCAGAATTTCTTACAATAGCGATGTGATACCAAGTACCAGTTGTTGCAAAATCACCACTACCACTTACCATCAAGGTTGTGCCATTATAGACCTTAAGACCTTGACCATCCATTCTAATGTTTAAACCTTGAGCAGCAGATAATCTTCTGAAGTCAAATAGGTATTGTGTGCCAACATTAGCAGCAGGACGTATCCATGATTGGATTGTGAAATCTCCAGTTCCAAAAGCAAAATCTTCACTTGCTGTTTGTGTTAGAAGTCCATTTGAAGGTTTGTAGACAGATTTATCTCCTACTAATTCTGCTTTCTTAACAATTACACTTTGGGTGCAATTTGTTGCAGTTAAAGTAGAATTGGTTATCCATTCTTCATCTTGGAATGTGCCAGTAACATTAGAAGCAAATATCCATTTTAAACCTGCATTAGCACCGATTGCTTCAAATACAGCACCAGATGTAATACCCTTGATTGTATCTCCAAGAGCGAATAATCCACGACTTCTATTCTTATATGCAAATTTAGTTGTCCTAATTGTTTCTCCATCTTGGAATGTACCATCTGTGATGGATGCAAGGTTATTAACGTTAGTTAAGTTACCTGCTGTCATTGCAGTCGTAGCAATCGCTTTCAGCGTATCAATATAGGACTTAACGTTTGCACAGTTGTTAATATCTTGATTATTACCAGATGCATAGTTTGCATCGTAAGTATTAGCAGGAGCAACACCACCAGAGTAAGTAGTAGGATCATTAAGGTTATATCCAACCCCACTAAGATCCTTCCAATACATTAAGTTATTAATTGCTCTATGCATCAATGTACCAGCAGTTGTAAATGCATGGACTGCTTCTGCTTCTTCACCAACAATTCCGTTAGTTAGAGGTGTGCCAGAAGCATCAAAGAATGATCTTGTGAATAGGACAGTTTGATAGTTACCACCAGTCTTAAGGTCATTAGAAATAGCATCAATGAAATATCCAAGGTCTCTTCTGCACTTCTCTTGGTGTGGTGAATATGTACCACCAGATTCAACTGGTAATTCAGTTAGAGATCCATTAGTTAATGTTTCATCAACTATTTCATGTAATGTCTCAATAGCAGATTGGACATCAGTACAGTTGTCTGAATCAGTATTTGAAGTGTTAGTTCCTGCAGTACCGTAAGGATTGGTTGGTGATGGGTCAGCAGTGATTGTTAAGTCTTGATATGCAACCCAAGAGTCTCCAGAGTTTGCTGCACTAATAGTTCCTGAATATCCATTAGCAATAGCAACTTTCATCCTATCTCTTGCTTTTTCGTAAGCCCATTTGGTCTCAGTTGCTTGAGCATTGATATAAGTGAAAGATCCAGCCTCATTGAAATATTGCTGACAGAATTTACGTGTATAGCGGTTTCCACCTGCATACATGTCAATACTTACTGCATCTACGAAATATTCAATATCTCGCTTACATTTCGCATCTGAAGGAATTGAGGATGAAGGGAATTGAGTTTTCATGTCATCAAACGCCATTCCGACGATTAATGCCTTATTCTTCTGAATCATCCTGTAAGCATCTTTAAATCGACTCCAAGCGTTAGTAATAACGTCAGATGGGAAATAATAGTCTGGATAGTCTATTGCAATGCTTGCTTCAGCAAAATCGATGATTTCTTGCTTATTATTCGCAATATTACGTCCACCATCTAAGAAACGGTTTGCAGCGTTTCCATGGAAGACAGAAATTGGATTTCCGTAGAAAGTCTTCTTATTTCGGATAATATCACCATCTGCAAAAGCACCATTCGCTAATTGTGAATATGTAACTTCTGTAGTCCTAACTTCTTCAAAATCAAGGAAATCAGCGTTAATTCTGTTTGAAGAATCATAAAGCTTAGTTGGAGTGATTGAAGATTGCGAAATATTGTCTAAAATGATATTTGGGTTTGTTAGACTTAATAAACGCTCAAATAGTAGTCCGAAGAAAGTTGTGCCTCGGTTAATGATTAATTCATCAACAACTTCGTCATTAATTGGGTCTGAGTAAGGTGCAGTGTATGTAATCTGTCCTGCAATCTTAGATGATGCAGAATAAATGTATTCGTTAAGTCTTAAGTCATATATTCCAGTTTCAAATCTTGGAGTACCTGAAGTCTTACTTACAACAAGTCTATCTGTAACATTACCATCAGTATCTACGTTTGTCTCTTCAACATATGCAGTATCACCTTCAAGGTTAGTAATTGCTTCACCAAATTCAAATATAGTATCACTATTAACCTGAGTAACTGTTTCGACTAATGCTGAGAAGATTTCTCCTCTAACAATCTCTTCGTTAAGTTGGAATGGTCCACCAACGATATTGATAACATCAATATGATTAGTACCTGAATCTATAACAGTTCCAACAGCATCGGAGAATTCACCTTGTACTTGCTGACCTATAGTTGGGAATATACCATAGTTTGCATTACCACCAGGACTATAAAGAGCAATTCTGTATATTGGAGTAGGTGTAACACCAATGATTCTATAGTTAACTTTTGAAGGAGGTCTTGGTGGCTCAGAGAATACTAAATCTCCACCAACAACTTGATAAGAAATACCAGGAGCCTGAATAACACCATTAAGTGTAATCATCAACTGATCTTGCTTAACGATTACCTGCTCACCTTCAACAGTAATTGGGAATGCTTTCTTAATACCATCAAACTGATCCTCAAAATTATCAAGTTTCTTAACGATTGAAGTTAAGATTTCCTCAGAAGATGTTAGACGTTTCTTACGGAAAAGAACCTCAGTATTGTTGTAGTCAGTATAGATTGGTTGAGCAGCACCAAATGATGTAATCTGGTTTACATTACTATAGTTGTTAATATTAACTTTCTTAGTAAACTCAGTACCAATCTTACGTCCAGATACGTCCTTACCACCAGTAAGTTGTAACTGACCAAACATGTTGAAACCAGCTGGGTGGTTATTCTCTAATACTTGAGACTTCCACTCTGTGATAGGAATTTGTGATTGGACAACGTAAGAGAAGTTTTGATAGAAGAAACTATCTTGAATCTTCTGGACAATCTCAGATGGTTTACCAACGTCATCAATAAATCGGCCTGGTGTCTTCGTTAGGGAGCCGATATTTAACACACCACGTGCAATCGAGAAGTTATCGATAACACCAGATGCTTTAGAAATAGTACCTGTTACAGACTCACCAACTGCCCAATCACCAGTATAATCAACAATCTTAAGAATCTTAGGACCTATCTGCCAACCAGTGTTAGTAGAAACTGTACCCATAGCAGTGGCAGTTTCAACATTAGAACCTTGGTATACATCTTCACCTTCAAGGAATCTAGAAGTTTCAACAACAGCAGTTGCTTTACCACCGAATACCTCAGTTAAAAGGACTTGACGACCACTACCTTGTGTTAAGAAGGTAATGTAAGATCCTGCTAATGCAGATGCTTTAGTAAGACCGAATCTTAATTGGTCAGGCTCTAGTCCTGCTGCTGTACCAGCAATAGCATAGTAAACCTGATTTGCCACCAAACTGGTTAAACCTGCGGTAGATGGTTTTGGTAATTCGCCAGTTGTGGATCCTACGTTTTCTGCCCTAAATGTAACTTCTGCACCTGACGTAATACCATGTGGGAAGTTAAACTGTAGATAATTAAGGTCTAAGTTAACAACGTAGTTAAATTCTGATTTAAGAGTAACAGTTGGTTCAGATGAGTAACCTGCACCTGGATTCTTGATTATTATCTCAGATAATCTATTATTCTTAATAATTGCTTCTGCTTCAGCACCAGATCCACCACCACCTTCGATTACAACAGCTGGAGTTGATGAGTATCCAGAACCTGGATCAGTTATGGTAATCTGACTTAGTATTGAAGTATTAAAGAGTTGTAAGTTAACAGGGAAGGTAATCTCTGGTTTTAAGGTATAGTCATGTGAATAACCGAAACCAAATTCATTATTCTTTAATCTCTTAATCTTACCAATATTAGTACCTGTTAAGAATACAGATGCACCACTACCTTCTGATGGAATAACAACATTTACACTACCACCAGATCCAGCAAGAGTTGCTCCTAATATTCCAGGTATAGCGTCAATATCAATAGATGCAGTTGTATAACCTTTACCTGGGTCAGTTACAGCACAACCTGTAATAGTTCCTGATCCAATCTCCTCATCTACTTCAACAGTAACAGTACATTTAGCACCTTCACCATCTCCTGCAATAGGCACATCATAGTAAACACCTGGAGCATATTCAGTACCTCCATCTACTACTACACATTTCTCAATTTGTCTGAAAGATGCAATATCACTAATGATAGGTAACTTCTGATAGAATCCACCTGGAGAAACCAGTTGAATTGTATTAATAGGTCCAACTGCCCTTACAGATGTAGTTGAATAGTATGAATAATCATTACCTAGATAATCTTCTCCAACCTCAGCATTAGTCCTTTCAGGTTCCTTAAGGAGTGGGAATTTGAATGATGTATCTGTTGGTACTTCTGAAATAGTAAATCTACCATCGAAAGGAGTTTTAATGACATCAATAAAACTGTTTGTACCTACTGGTGAATCAGCACCAGTTCTTGATGGGTCAAAGTAGTAGGAAATATTAGTAACTTCACCTAATACAGAGAATTGAACTGTTGGAGCTGGTGTTGTTGCAATACCAGGAGTTCCATTTCTTTCAATGTTGTTAAATGAGTATTCTAGTTTGTATTGGTTATCTTGAGAGAATGATAAGTAATATCCAAAGTTAGAAGAGTCAGATAGGTCAAAGACATACTGATGATTTCTAGTAAACTCTAATGTTGGGTGTTTTGCATAGATGTTAACACCACCAAGAGCATTATTAATAAATGCAGGATCACTACTTGCAGTTGCTCTAATAGCAAATGTAAATTCTCTAGTGCCAATTACTTGGTCAATAAAGAAACTACCATTAAATTGTGCAGTACTGAATCCTTCAGTAAAGAGGATATCACCTGCTTTAAACATATGAGCAGTATTTGATGTGCAATAAACAAATTCTGTCCTTACAGCATTTGTCCTAATTATATCTTTCTCTAAACGTGCAGTAACTTGAATCTTTTTAACTGAAGCAAATCCAGATATCTCTACACTCTTTTCATCTTCAGCAAGAGTTATATTTCCTGCATTTAAACTAACAACGTCATCTGGAATGTATACTGAACCAGGATGGACTTCCATGATCTGGACCGTATAATTATTGCCCATATCATAACCCATCAATCTACTATAGACGCTGATTGCTTCCTCAGTAGAAACGTGAGTCCATGTTACACCACCATCAGATGCATCACCAGTATCATGCACAGGAGCATTTGTTCCTGCTACACCTGCACCACCTACTGCTACTTCATATACATTGAGTTTCCACCATACTCTTTGTCCCTCAACATATAAGCGATCTGGTAACCATTCTGGCATATCCATACCAACCCACTGAGGTCTAGGATATGGATGTTGTGTTAAGTCAACAGTAAACTTACCTGCATCATCAATAAATGCCCAGTTTAATAATCCGTCACTAGCAACACCAGATGTATGTGATAATGAAATAGTACCAGAAGTACCTGTTGCTTGGACTTCGTAAATCTTCTTATCAGCGTATACTCTATCACCCGCAGTATATGCTGTATTTGCTTGCCAAGGTGATTCCTCTTCTTCTGTATTAAAGTAAGTTCCTTCAATCTGGTTAATATCATTTGCTACTGTCCTATAACGGTCAGTGTTATTAAAAGTACCATATATTTTACCAACTTGATACTTATTACCATATCCAGGATTCAGGAGAGTTCCTTCTGGAACTTTTACAATAGTACCATATGCTTGTGTAACACCAGAGCTGTTGAATTGTTGAAGTATTGATCCTTTAGTCAACTTAATATCTTGACTGAAGGTGAATTCCATTACATTATCAATCTTCTGATATAGAGCATCTCTAATATAGAATTTACTGATTACTTCAGGTTCAATAATAAGTTTCTTACCTAGAGGAGATGGTATTGTAGAAGTCTTAGTACCATACTCAAACTTATTAGCAGTAAATGTATATGTGCCAGGATTCAGGTTAGAAACAACCTGAGACATATCAAGAATCTGTAAACCACCTGCTCCAACAATCCATGGACTGATAGCAGATAGACCTACATCAACCCATGTAGTTGTAATCTCATTATCTGTAAAGTCTAATTGTGTATAATTGTCTAGTCCACTAAGTGCATAACTTCCTCTCTTAGTATGCTCTCTGTCAAATTTAACTAAGGCAGAATCAGAGTTTGAAGTAGTAATTTCAATCTCGGCCGATGGCACACTATAAGCAGAAAGATATGGAGCAACATCATCAATCACATAGTCATCTACCCATCCAATGAATGTATTGTTAGATGTAGGTCCAGCAGACTTACCACAAAGGACTGCACTACCAACACTGATATCAGATGTTGATTGGAAGTTACAAACTAAAGCACCATTGATAAAGACTTCATATTGATAAAGACCTAATGATTCTTCTCTCTTCTGGAATGTAACATGCACCCATGATGCACCTGCAAATGCAGTCCAGTTAGTAGCAAGAAGAGAAGTTGCAACCTGTACAGAGTTTACATAGATTATAACTTTCTCATAGTTTGCACTATTAGTATCACCATCCAATTCAACCTGAATTGAATCACCTGCTACTGGTAGAATATCCCAAAGAAGTGGTTTATGGTCTGTAGAATGAGCAGTAGAATTCATGGATAACCATGCTCTGAAACTCCACTCTTTAGACTCAAGATTAAGATTAGGAAGAGAAACTGGGTTAACTGCACTTAGTTTAAGTGCACCAGTGCCATACTTATAGAATGATGAATCATATGATGCGTCAGATGGAGAATAGAAGGTCATTGCTGCCTTATTCTGCTTAGTAAAGTCGTAATCTAAATCAGTATCATCATTAAATCTATATGCTGCAATTTGGTCAGACTGTTGTCTGTTAATAACCATTATTACATCACCAGAGTTATCAACTGAGTGAGTTATAGCTTGGAATCCGATACTTGTAGTATCATCAACTTTAGATTCTTTAATTACGTTACCATCATACTTGATATAGTGGTATATCGCATATCTCTGATTTTGGTCTTCTATTACATCAGTAACTAAAGTATAATTTCCAAACTTATCTACATTGACTCCTGCATGTCTAATAGCGTCAATATCACCACTAATGGTTACAGTCTTACTCCATGTCCATGAAGTAGATGCTGTAGATAATGGGAACTTGTTAATCTGGACTTTATCGTATTTCTGTGCTGCACCGTTATATACGTCCCAAACTAAGATTACATCGTCATATTCGTCAATAGTGAATTTAGGATTTCTTACATATCCACCTATTGTTGGAATTTGGCGAATATATTCAATTTCAAGGTTTGCACCGTCAAACCAGAATACACCGAAGATACAATCGTCATTTTCGTCATTTTGACCAACCATGAAGAATCTATCATCAGATATCCACTGAATCTGATTAATCATTTCAGAATCAGTTGCAGATGCAATCTTTCTCTTCTCTACAAGGTCACCATCCAAGTTACACTGGATAATCCACATATCGTTAGGATCTATGGAATTACTATCTGTATAACCTGCAAGATAGATACGACCTTCCTGGTCAAGTGCTAAGGAAGTTACCCAATCCCTTCTTGTAGTACCACTGATACCTGCAATCGCTTTCTGCCATTTAAGAATACCATCAGGTGCATTAGCATTATTAAATCCAGATTCATACTTACCTAACCATATATCAGGATTATATGCTGAATTGTTTGGATCGTAAGTATGTCCAACAACATATATGAGGTCATTCTCTGGAACTGCGTCAACTAGAATCTTAATGAATTCTGCTTTCTTCTGACCTGCATTTTGAGGAAGAAGGTTTCTTTCCCAAACAAGTTGACCTAAATCATCAAACTTGGCAAGGAATGCTGCCATATCACCATCTGTCTCAGTGATGCTACCGCAAATATAAGTATAACGCTCTTCAGTGGTTACAATATCATTGATACTAACTATACCTGTTGCTTCTTGATATTCAGCTAACCAATACCTTGTTTTCTTGAATTGTTGTGGATGTGATACCCTAATCTGAGGAGGATTATCAGAATCGTATCCATTACCTGAGTTAATGATATTAACAGCATTAACTTGACCTGTATTCTCTAATACAAGTGATAACTCAGCATCTTGTCCAGATGCAGTAATTAACTCAAATGTTGGAGGAATATCTGTATTATATCCAGTACCTGATTGAGTTATAGCAATATTCTCAACACCCGCTACAACCTTAACTCTAAACGTCTTATTAGTATTATCAATAACAGGACGTGAGTTTACAATGATTTCATCCTGTTGACGTAATTCATGCTCTATATCAGTAGTAATTACACCGTAAGGACGGTCACCAATCATTTCTTTTTGATAACCAATTATATTCTGTCCTTTAACAGATTCAATAAGAGCAGATGCACCAAATCCACCAGTTCCTTCATTATCGAAGAATATGGTGTCATTTACCTGATATGAAACACCTGGGTTTTCAACAACGAATCCATCTATCTGAGCATTCTCAAATTGGGTAGTTGTCTCAACTTCAATATCAACTCTAGACTCTGCTGATACTCTTGGGAAATAATCGTATATTTGTAGAGTTGCCTCTTCAGACATCTCTAATAATTCTTGTTGCTCATTAGCATCAATCAAACCATCATTATTAGAGTCTTGTATTTCAAAGATGATAGGATAACCTTCTATCTCAGTAGTAAAGACATCAGCAGTCTGGTTTGGTTGACGGTCAATATCAATGTCAACATCAGTATATGGATCTCTATAACGGACAACTCCATCAGGAATATTCTCCTGTGTTGCTGCTTGATTCATATTCCATGAATCTGGAAGTGAGTTAAACTGAGGTCCAACGATATATGGGAATTCAGCAATACCTGCGTCACTAGCATCGATAGTTACGAAGTATGCATATGTGCCATCTGGATAATCAGGTGTTTTACAGAAACGACCATTATATTGGTCTAAATCACCAGATTGGAAATCATAGTAGTAATCATCAACAAATGTTCCAGCAGCATATGTTGAAATAGGAGGTCCATCTACCCTAGAAGGGTTAGGATTAGTAGTTGCATCAAATACAACATTAGTCTTCAATTTGAAGGATGTACGCATCCTTCTGATACCACTATTCTGGTCAGTTGGGTCAATGTAACCATAAGGACCATAAATTGGGTTTCCATCAAATGCCCAACCTATAATAGGTGAGTGGTCATAGTTAGAAGCAACTTCTTGGAAATTCTGTGTAACAGGATTTAAGAATACGTTATCACCAACAACATATCTTAATTCTTTAGGATCTGATAGGTGAGCATATTCACCACCAAACTGGTTGTTAAATCCAGTAAATACATATCCACTTGCACCATCAAACTTGTCTACCAATTCATATTGAAGGTTTCTATTCCATTGGTAAACTGTAGGTTGGAATGACGCTAATTGACCCACTGCTTCGAGTCTGACGGTTGTTAAACCTTGTGTATACCCAATTCCACGGTTAGTGATAGAAACGCTTAATACACGTCCTTTATCTTCACCAATTGTACCGATAGTTGCTTTAGCGATTGCACCAAATCCATCACCATTGATTATTACATTAGGTGCTGTTGTATAGGAATTACCAGAGTTGATAATAGCGATAGAAACGATTCTACCATTTAATACGATTGGTTGTGCTAAAGCATTCTCACCAGAGTTAACTTTAATGTCAGGGAGTGAAGTATATCCACTACCGAAGTTTGTAATACTAACACTACTAATAGGTCCACGGACACTGGCAGTAGCAGTCGCACCAGTGCCTCCACCTCCAGTAATAGAAACTAGGGGTTGAGTCGTATAACCTGAACCTGGTTGCTCAACTAAAATTCTTGTTACTCTACCACCTGTAATAACTGCTTGAGCAGTAGCACCAATACCACCGCCACCTACGATTGATACTAAAGGTGATTCTGTATATCCACTACCCTGTTCTATAACATCAAATGATGAAAGACTACCATTAACTATAACTTCAGCAGTAGCACCTGTTCCACCACCCCCAGTGATTTCTACGTTGGGTTTAGCACCTGCATCATATCCTTCACCAACGCTAGTAACACTAACAGAGGTTAAAGGACCATACTGGATATAGTCTGGAGACTTATATGACCATATAGAAACACCGTTGACCCAACTACCTATTGGAGTACCTGGAGCAACTGCTTGTCTTTCTGAGACGGTTTGTACTGTTCTGGGGAATCTTAAGAGTTTCCTTTGGTTTCCTGGGATGAGAGCTGACCCAGTGAAAGGACCAATCTTATAGTTGGGTAAACCAGAAGCAGCAACATAAACATAGTTATCGTTGAAAAATGCATTCTGTATGTTAGTTGTAAACTCACTAACAACCTTGTTTATTGATACTACATCAGACTTACCTCTGTTTAAGTCAACAGATAAGAGGATATTACCAGTAGGAATTATCTCTGTAGGTGTTGCTATCTGATAAGAGAAAGTAAATTGGTCAATACGTGATGTAACCGTAAATGTGCCATTATAGACAACTGGGTTAGCACCATATATGGTAACTTGGTCAGAAACCAATAATCCATGTGGGTTACCGCAAACTACAGTCGCAGTCTGGTTATTAACTCCACCAGGAGTTATAGTGGTAACTTGGATAAGTTTCTTGACGTTATATAACCAAGATTGGAGTCTTAACTCCTCAGCAGTAGATCCAAGGTTTGCTACCTTTAGTTTATCTCCTTGAAGGTAATATGACCCTGTATCATTAAGAACTGTAGTACCTGCTTCAGCAATTCCTAATATTCTTAACTTACATTGCTGTGCTGTTCCAAAGTTAGTCCAAACGTAAATATCGGACTGAATTATTGTTCCTGGATCCCAATCTTCAACAATTCCGTTTTTGCTTCTGGTACATTCAATGAATTGGTTTAGAGATTTCTCTTTATATTGTACTTCTTCTTCATCATTTATTCTTATGGTACCATTTCTTTCAGGCCATCCAATAGTAGAGTCAACAGTGATTATTTGCCCAGTGGTCGTTAATGGCTCAACAAGACGAGTTTTATAAGGAATAATGAAGCTTCCAACCAAGGTTTCTTCAGAAATCGCCAATTCGTAGATTGTATCGGTTCCTTCGATGATTGTAATGACGTTTTCAATCAATGCAGACGCAGCAGTAACATTAGGGTCTACATCATCGGCATATTGGTTAACTTGGGAGTCAATTAGGTTATTTGGGTCTCCTTCCATCAATTCGGCTCTTAAAACCGTGTCTACAACCCAAGTTGCATGAGATGGACTGATTATTTCATCTTTTGGATAATAAAGGTCAACATCTTCACCAAAAAGAATTTTGAAGAGGTATTGAGTCGATAATTTAGTACCTTTCGAGATATAGAAGTCGGTAATATTCTTAATTACCTGAACTGGGTTAATTGACGCAAAATCAATGTCTAAAGTCGGCAAATACTGCCTTCTAAACTTATCGAAGACTTCTTTGATGAATAAAGTGTCTAAATTGACTACAGCAGCACCTGCATGGTGATCAGACTGTCTTAAATTCGCTTCAGTGGCATATATCTCATTATGAAGGTTATCATACTTAACAGGACCAGAAACACCACGAGAACATTGTAAAAAGGCAGAAGAAGAGTATCCACTGCCCTTTTCTAGGATGTCGAATCCAGTTACTTCGTCAAAACCTACATCTACCGATGCTCTAGCGGATTTAGGTTCTGCAATATAGATTTGAGGGGGTTCAGACTCGGAATAACCAGTTCCAAAGTTAGTAATGTTGATATCGGTGATTTCACCATTAAAAATGGTGGCAACTGCTGTTGCACCAGTACCTCCAATTGGTTCTCCATATCCATCAACCCTTTTGTCAACTATGTAGACTGATGGTGCGTCTGTATAACCGCTACCACCTGTTAACATCTCAATATTTGTAACACTTCCCGATGCAACCGTTACATCGAGGACTTGAGCACCTATAGGCTCAACAATCTTTACTCTAGGAGGTGTAATGTATCCTTTACCCCTATTAACAATGGTAATCTCATATACTTGACCATCTTGGTTGATTTTAGAGACTGCCTGAGCATTGATACCCCCATCTGGAGCAGCATCAATATAAACTGTAGGTGGATTACTATATCCACTACCCATAGTGATAACAGGGATGCTACCTATGTTAACTCTACCTTCTATGTCAATAGTAGGTGCACCTATAGTAGCACCAGAAGGATTCTTAAAGGAAATAGCGGGAATAAAGTCATATCCACTACCACTATTAGTAATAGTAACGCTATCAACTGTTCCAGTTACATCATTAACTGTTAAACTTAGTTGTGCAATGGATCCATTAGGATCTGCAGGTGCTACAACTACTGGGATAGGTGGGTTATAAGAAGAATACCCTTGTCCACCATCTATAAGGTTAATATCCTTAATACCACCAACTAGGGACTTTGCAGTAGCACTAATACCATCTTTATGGGTTATAGCAACCTTAGGAGCGAAATCTAGACGATACTTCTTACCACCATCCTTAGGAATGATTGCTTCAATCTGACCTATAGTATCAACTTGAGCAATAGCTGAGGCTCCAGACCCATATGCAGGAGCAACATATTCAACAGACCTAATATGGATAAGATCAGCAGCACCGACTGGGTTTTTGAAGATAACCTTGTCTTCAAAGAGGGTATAGTCGTCTTGAGGAGTTTGTAACCTACCATTCTTGTTAATAATTAAACCAATATCAGAAGTTGGAGTATAAGACTGTCCATTAACTCTTAATGGATAAACTTGAGTATTCTGCCACTCTTGATATGGGATTTGGTCAGCAGTAACGATTGTTTGGTCTGCATATCCAACCAAATATACTACTTGAGTAAATTCTGAATCATCTGCACCTGTTCTTGCTCTAGGTGGATTTGTAAATGATATATTAGTGCCATTAACAGTATACTCTGATCCAGGAATCAGCATATCGTTGTATGTCACTACAATTAAGTGCTCTGCACTAGGAGGTGCTATAGGAGTACCTAAAAAACTTAATGGGAAGACTCTTTCAACACCATCAAACGATGTGAAGGGGTTTTCTAGTTGTTGCTTCTTCTTATTAAACTGTGGAAGTGAAATACCAGGTGTAATAATAACATCAGGTCCACGAGTGACTCCCTCGTAGTAAATGATCTCATTATCAACCATTATGGATCCATCTCTTGTCTGGAATCCATTAATACTCTCTATTTCTATCTTAGTGTCATCTACCCCAATATCTTTTAACAAGCTCGTGCTACTTGACAACTCTTCTGAGGAGTATTTGTCAAGGTCAAGATACCTCATCAAGTTGTTGAGGATATCGTATGGTCTACCAGTTTTTTCCTGTGATTTATAGTATTCAAATAGGAAGTTGACTAATTGTCTGTCTTCCTGGCGTATAAATTCAGGTAACTGATTTTCGACCCTATCAGAGACGTTGATATTCTTGGTTATCGGAGTCATTTATTCTTAGAAACAGGAGTCGCTGACTGGATACGTGAACGTATCAGTTGGATAATCGATAATATTTATGCCCCCAATATCACCGAAATTGAAACCATTAAAGTTGTTAGGATCGAAGGTGGGGATTGCAGTATCGTTGATTGTATAGTCAATAGGATTGACTGATGGGTTAAAGATTGTTGGATCTACACCTGGTGGGATATTAATTGATCCACCAGCTGGTAATACTTGAATTGGAAGTCTTTCAGTATCATCTGGAGTGCCTTGTATTGCAATCGGTCCAACACAGACTATTCCATTCGCATAATCTACACTTCCAACGGAAGGATTGAGTATCAATTCAGTCTCATCTCTAGTAGTAACTAGAATAAGGTTTCCTGATCCATCATCTCTTATATTTACTGGGACTAACACCTGATTTGTTACATTTGTGCTTAAACCAGGAGTTGATATAGCAGCAGCAGTAGCACCATCACTTAAAGTGAGGTTTACAAGGTCTTCTGTGTAGCCTGTGGCATAAAATGTACCAGATTTAGCAACAGAGAAGGAAGGTTTACAGGAAACACCTGTATTATCACCATCTCCTCCATCTGGATTGCCAGAATAGTTAGATGGGTTATAAAGTGGGTTACCAAAATCAAGACATTGGGTAAATACGTTACCAAAAGTGAATTTATCGAGATTTTGACCTAAAGTCATCTGTGTAACGTTACCTGCAATGGAGGTATCGCTATTATCAAGCATTGCACCAAATTTAGAGCCGTCTATACGTCCTCCAAACCTGTTATTCTGTCCATTTCTGTTATAAGCATCAATAGACTGTAAAACTTTAGTGCCAAGTTGCGATCCAGTAAGTCCAGTCTCGTTTCCGTTGTAATAAACGTAAGATTTTGGAATAACGTAGAAAGAAGTTGGGTCAATGATGACTGGTTCAATAGAAGCGACTGAATATTTCTTCAAATCGTTTTTTATCTTCTGTTTTGTTGTCTCATTAAGCTTATTTCCTGTTTTTGGTCGTATAGCGACATAAACTTTACCATAAACAGGTGGATTTAACTTCTCACCACCATAAGCAGTCACTGAAGCTGCTTGTGGATAGATTTCAGAGACGATATGCTCATAATCTGTTTCAGTAACTGCCCTGTTTTGGGTTGCATATGCCCTAGGTGCTCTAAACTTAACCGAAAGTGCGGTTTCGTGCTCTTCACCGTCCTGTGCAGCGTCTTTGGTGACCAATGTGATGGCAGAAGGGTTAATTGGTCTACCATCTGAGTCGTTTATATAACCAATATAGTCAAAATTCTTACATCCATTAGCCTCAACACCATTTGTTACCACATAGGTGAGGGTAAGGTATTCTCCATCGATTAATTTACGTCCAATAACCCCATCACCGAAGACTAAACGGTATCTAAGGTCATCTGCCTCTTCCAAATAGTAAATCCTTGAGGTAGCATCAGTAGATGTGATGTTTGCTGCCTGACTATAGGTGTCAGTTTCAGAGGATTGAGCATTTGGAGATACATCTACTCTCAAAAGAGAGGTATCAACGTTTTCAGCAGGTATTACATAGTCCTGCTTGACTGTATAATCAACTGTATAGTTGTATGTTAGCAGATTTCCCTGATATACCAATACATTATCGAAGGTTGCCTTTCCAGTAGATGAATCTACCGCAACTTTGATGTCTTCTGTCAATGCAAAGGTAAAAGTATCAGCCTCATTCTCTGCTACAAACACATCACCTTTATGTAATGTGCAAAATTCTGGGAATGTAGTGCCATTTAGAGATGTTGTTGTCTGTGCAACCAATCTCAAGCATGCTCTAGCTGCTTTTATAGACCTTGGAGTGTAATTTAACTGCTTTGCTATCCTTACAATGTTATCTCTAACAGTAGCAGTCTCCAAAAATGCCTCATTTAATGCCATATTAGCATTAAAGGCAGTATAATAAGTGTTATAAGCAAGAATATCTATCAAATATGACGCAGAACTACCTTCAAAGTCGTAGTCTGTGAATTCTTTACGAGTTCTAAGGTAAGATCTGATAGATTCTTTGATTTCAAAGAAGTCTAACGACGTTAATTGTGATGGAATAGCGGACATTATGCTCTCTCTAAGAGAAATTCGACGTTTTGTATTTCTTCTTGACCCACGATAGTGTAGTCAATACCAACCTGGATGGAATTTATATCAGAATCATCCCTTAACTTAATTTGGTTAACTTCGATTCTTGGTTCTAATCTATCCAGAGCATTACGAATTTCACTTTTCATACTATCAGCACTAAATGGATCCCAAGGCTCAAACAATAGTGCTTTAACCCTAGACCCAATTTCATATTGAAAAGGTCTTTCACCAAACATTGTTAATATGATGTTTCGGACAGACTGTTTTATAGCGTTTTCATTTTTGACCACACCAAAATCTCCTGTAGAAGGGTTTGGTTTAAAAGAGACTGCTAAATCCTTAAACCCTCTACTGATATATTTTTCAGATCTGAACCTATACGATGGCATATTACCTATATTTAGTGCCAATATGTTTATTTATAGGGTTTCCCGACTATTTTCCTTGACCCCTATATTTTTTTCTTGCTCCATTACGAGAAGTAGCACTCAATTTTGTGTTTTTCGAGTTTCCTTGTCTTGTTTTCTTTGCAGGAGGAGTAATATATCCACCAGTTGACGAGTATAATGCCATAATTTAAAATAAACTACTATGATGCTAACACAGTTGCATGCCCAAATGCAACCACAGATGAACAAGGGTAACTAAACCCTGAGAATCCAACTCCTAACGGATCCAGAATCCTACCTATAGGTCGCTTCAATGCAAATACAGTAAAGGTCGTTGCCATACAGATTCTAGTATGACCGACTCCTCCACCATCTTCGATTGTAAGGACGCTACAAGGGATTGGAGTGGGCGTTGGACACATTGCCTTACCACAAGGACATATGTACACAATTATATTGGTACACACAGCAATGTGTGGTATGAATGTATCACCCAATAACATGATGGGAATACGATTCACTAACACTGTAGCACGTAATGGTGTAACAGGGAAGAAGGGAACCGTAGGGTGCGGAGGCCACCAACATGTAAATTCCTTAATCACAATAGAATAAGGAATAGGAGGACTACCACAACTCTGTACAGAGTGTATAGTAGAAGGCAAACAAAGTCCGTGACCACTGCAAGGTAGTCCGTTAAGTGATGCAACTGGTTTTAAAAATCCAAATGCCATTATAAATCCTCGTTAACCTGTGTACCTTCTGTCCACGCATTCTCCTCACTACACTCATCAAAGTATGGGTTACCATAATTCTTGATACTCTTATCTAGTGCAATAGTACCACCAGTAAGATAATTCCGCACGGTCATAGTTCCATTATACGGACCCATTAACATCCGTGCATTAGTGCCACTACCAGTCATACGCTTAGGGTTGATGGCAATAGACGCATCCATACACTTATCTAGTGCAACACAAGAGTCATATAATTGACTTGTCTGACAGAAGGTACTACCACCACCGCCATTTCCGTTCGCATCGTACTCACTATACACTACTAATGGACCGTCTGACGCAGTTACTCCACGCACATAGGTATCCCAACACTCATTTGGCGGGACTCCTCCGCTACATGACGCAACAGTAAGCTCAGTATAATCAACAGAGTGCGGAGTACCAGCAGGGTCTTGTGCGGTTGGGTGTCCTAACCATGTCTGCACTGCGGCTGCACTGGTAATATTCTGCCCTGCCCACATTTGTAACTGCTCTAGCTCTGTAAAGTTACTCCTATTATAGTCGTAAGTATTCTCATCCAAACCTACTGGCACAAATACAATGTCATTAGGGTCACTAGGGTCACGGTAACACCTACCAGGTACATTACCACGTCTACAATTCCAACATCTATTGTTTGTTGGTGTAGGTCTCTTCTGTTGTAGATGCGGAGTAGGTAAACTCTGTATGAAATCCATACACGCACCACCTTGACTACCAGTTATACGTCCCTCACAACTAAGTGATACTCTAAAGGTTGCATCCTTCTGCTCAGAACCACAGTATTTAAAGGGTAGATAACCAAATGCCTTCTGCTCACCTGCCTCGTTAGCATCCAAATATGCACATGGCATATCAAACCAACGAGTTATGTTGTAAAGTTTAGGTTGTCTTACCTCAATACACCTCTGTTTACCAAATGGACCGTATAAGTGGGAGACATTCTCTGAGTATTGGTCTACTTGAGCAGTGCCACTATATGCATATGGCATCACTTCCTTCTCAAATAGTCCTATACCGTTTGGATCTGCTCCAGATATGATTTCAAACTGGGTTTCATCAGGCATAGCATCAGAAATATAACCCTTAGCATCTACATTAATACATTCTGCGGGTATATTCATGCATAATTTGGTTACATCGTCGTCTACACCGTCACTAGCTGCCCTTACATAGGAGTCTGGTACCTCAACATAGACAGATGATCCTGAATTTTCTCCCTGTGGGGAGACTCCCATGGAAGATCCGATGATTCCCATGGTTTCTTTGTCAAATGTAGATGAAATTGGTTGCACATCTCCATCCGTAAACTCGTGATTCCATGCTTCTTGCATTCCTTTCTCAGTCGCAGCTATCTCATCCTGAGATGCGTCCTCTGATACCTTAATTTTCTCTGGTTGTACTATCATTACGGTAGGAACATTCGCTTGGTTGTATCCTGCACCACCATCTACGACTCTTACACGCTTAATTGTACCTGCTTCGTCTATTTTCTCTACTTCTACGACTGCTTTTTTCAGTTTATAGAGCTCATTATTCTTATCTTTACTCAAATCCACGATTCCGCTATGCGTTCCATACGCTTTTACAGCAGATTCCATGTTTTTACGCTTAAATCCTTTCTCTGTGCGACTATTACCGAGTGCTTTATCGTAATCCGTGTCACTATTAATACTATTTTCCATAAAATCTGCTGTATCCGTAGCAGAGAAGTTATCCATTTCCCTCGGATGCGTTAATTCTATGATTGTATCCTCTAAAACATACCCTCTACCGCCATTAACTATGTCTATTGCGACGATTGTACCATCATCTCCGACTACAGCTCGCATTTCTGCCTCATCCATCTTACGATGAGGTATCAAAGCCTGTGGATCTACCTCTACTTTCCAGTAAGATATCTTCTTTGGAAACTCATATGTGCCACAAAACGCTGCTTTATTGGGTACACCGTAGCCAGCAAGCACTTCTATCTCCCCATTATCCGTAGAAGTGAAGGATTGTTGATAAGAAAAGGTATTTTTCGTTGCACCACTACCCTGATCCCACGTTAATTCCATTATTCCACACTTTAATTCATCACCAAAGTAGTAAACTGCGTCAATATCCCACCCATTTATCTTATCTCCACGGTTAAAGTCACCTGTACGGGTAACATAACGGAAGAATAGTGTAGTAGAATCAGTTCCTATAGTCCAGAATGACTCTTTTACACCCGTACTACTCTCATCATGTATGGAAATCTCTGTTTTTGTAGTCTCCCATGAGTCTGATTGTATCTCATAGAAGTGAGAATGGTACGTCCATACTGGTGCACACTGCGGACAACCCTCTGGGTCAGTAGTATTTGGACAACATTTCGCATTTGAGAGGATATACTGTGTAGAAAAGATAGGACCATTCCATGGGAAGGAGGTATCAAACAAATAAAAGACGAATTGAGCATCATACATGTCCTCAAAACCGAGGAATCTAGGCACAGCACCCTTTACAGCACCAGATAAACCATAAGCCCATTCAAATTGAGCATCATTAGATAGCATATCTACGTTATCTGGGTTACCCCAACCGTTAACAGCAGGTGGACCCTCTACTGCATTACTGTTTGAGTCACGCATTTGCCTATACATGAACTCAGACCACCCTCCAGAACCCCATCCAGACTCACCATAGGAGTATTGGTCATCATCAGTGTAGTCATACCAACCACTCTTGTTAAGAGTTTGCCCTGTTGGACCTATTTTACCTACGTCTACTATAGTATCGGTAGGTGCATCTCTAGGAGGTTCAGCAAATACCCAACACAAAATGCCTAGGTAGGAGTATTCTCCACCATAGGCATGTTTAGGTGCTATAGGACCACCACTAAGATTAACTTCATTAGCAGGGTCTATTGTATAGAAATGGTCTGGGTCAGGATGTAGATACTCATATAGAGGGACAGGAGTCTCTCCACCACTACAGTATGCTAATGCATCTGCTTCTGAAGTAAAGGCATATCCTAACTTACCAGTATTAAAGTATTTGTTTCTTCCACAACCTACTCCGTTTAATCCAGTAGGGACATTACCTCCTACGGTCAGTTGTGAATCGTCAGGCCAGTGACTGTAATAGGTATTGAGTGGCACACTATTAGGTACCTGCTCTCTCATTACATAGAATACAGGTGTCCCTTGCCTAGGTTCTGAGTTATATCCTCCTGCTGCTGTCCTCCAAGACTCATTCTCGCAACCGAAGTCTGATTTCTTTTGTTGAGGGTCTTGTGTATACATGTGGTCATCTTTGACCCCTCTATACCATCTATAGACTCCTCTTCTTTCCCCACCACCACTGGTAACATTAGTAGGGTCATCATCACCAATATAATGGACAATATCTTTGCCCATAGGCATAGTACCTGGACCAGCACCCTCAAAGGTGATACTATAGTCCATACCGCTACCTACATCAGGGTAATCTCCATGAGTAGTATACTCACCTGATGAAGGACGTTTAAAGACTTGGTTAAAACCACCGCCTTTAGTAGGATTCGGAAAACTTCGACCTGTTTCCTGAATATAAGCTGGCACTACGTTTTACTATTATTCTCTAAGGTATTTATCCTCTTATACAGATTATCAAATAACTCTTTCAAATTAGAGTAGGAGTCATCACCTGGGACTTTATACTTAATCATATCAGCACCAGGGGGAGGCATTTTACCTATTGCCCCCTCTAAAGCTTCTATTCTACTGGATAGATTCTTTATTGCTTCACTTATATTTTGTAATGCCCAAGCGATGAATTCCTCATCACTGTTAAACTTTGGAGTTTCCACGACGATTTTTTTATTTTTTTCAAACGCTAATTTTTTACCAAGTTGATGATATTACATACAACCAGTATAGTTAGCATTATTTGATTATATCTCATTCTTCACTTTTAATCAAGATAACAGACCCATCGGTCTCTTCTTCATATTCTAGCACATCTCCTGCTTTCCATCCACATTCATCCATTAAATCCTGTGGTATGTTAACATAACAATCACCGTCGTAGGTCTCCTCTATCTGTAAAGTAAACCTTTTGCTCATTAACTTATTATTCAGTTGTCTATTGCTATGTAGTGTTATTCCTAACTACACCTACACAAGATGTCTGATATATCTTACATCCACTACTTTTCATGTCTACTATCTGACTTAACTCCTTATATGGTTGATGTAGCATATAACCATCACCTAGGTAAGCAGCACCATGATTAGGTATACGCTCATTCTCTGGAGTAACAATCCTACCTTCCTGTGTATATAACCTAAACAATAATAGGTCATCCTTCTGTAGGTTTGTAAAGTCTAATTCCTCACCCCATGTAGGTTTCTCTATCCATAGACCATTTGCCTGTGCTACAGCGTCATCTGCGAATGACTGGTAGACCCCTGAGAAGTTAGGTAGGTCGAGGTCTAATTGTGCCTTAGCGTATTTCTGTATAATATCGTAACACCCTGGATACCTACGAGCAGGCCATGGGAGACCTACCAAATCCTTATAGGTTTCTTGCAGGGCGATTTTCTTTTCTTGTCTAGGGTTTAAAACCATACTGGAGAAATTTTTTACTGGGAAAATTTTTTGATATCGATGGTATACTTTTGTAGGTTAGCATTTATCGATTTTTTAATATACACATACACACAGAAATTAACTGTCTTAATTGTTAATAACTGTGTGCATACTATGTGTTAATTAGTCATGCTAATTGCACGTCATAACATATACCCTCAGCGATGTAATAGTCGCATAGTTGTTGATACTGTAATAACTCATTATGTAGGTCACAATCTATTAAGAACTGTGCCATCTCTATTTGTAAATCAGGGGGTAATAATCCCTCATCGTATGTGTTAAGTAATAACTGCAATTTGTGTGGAATTGTTGTCATGAATCACTAGAGAATTGGGTTGCGTCAAGTAATGCTAATTTCTCAGATTTAAATGGTCCGTTCTTACTATTTCCTGGGTAATCGTATGCCCAAAAGTGTTTAGAACCGTGTGACCACAATTTAACATTTACTGGTGGAATTGTCTGAATAGTTGTTATTTTAGACATAGCAAAAAAGGGCAATGCGGGGCATAGTATAGGGGGGCAATTAGGGGCGGGGTTTGTAATACTTTTCCACATTATTGTGCGGATTGTTGTTAGTAACTCCTTTGAACTTAGTGTTGGATTGTTTTCTCTTTTCTCTCAAACTTTTCGCCTTATGTGATGAATAAGGGTCATTACGTTTGTAAGATCTTCCCATTGTAATTGTGCTTACATTGTTATTATATAGGAAAAAATGTGTCATGTCAAGGTGTTAGCGAAGATTGACATATTTCTCCATAGTTGTTGACAAAAAAATCTCGCTATGTTACGCTCTTAGATAACACTAACTAGAGTCAATATTATCATCGTTAAATAACACATACCTATGTTTAATTAACCATTTAAAATATACACTATTTTCCACAAGTATGTCCGCTAATTGTGGAAAACTCCCTTGCATGTGTGGTGAGATTGTTATCATCTTATATACAAATATCCTCCTGCCCAATCACATTTAGTGAAGCAAATCTCTGGATTAGTTAATAAGTTATACCTCACATGTTTAGCAGGTTTATTCCAACTAGCAGGTTTAAATACGTCACCATTGTTTACATCTACAAAGGCATGAACGCTGTTGTCAAATATTAGTTTCCAATACTTTTTACCTTTTTTAACTTCACAATTAATGACTCTATAATCATATGATTGTTTATAACTAGCATCTACACATTTTGCAAGTTTATATACATTTTGCTCTACAACTTGTGTGTTGTTTATGTTATCAATTAGAGTGGAAAGTTTGGTCATTTGATTAATAAAAAATTTGGCGATCTGTGAGTGATTTGTTAATACTTAGTGTTTAATCATTAAGTATTGAAATCTTTCTACTTCTAGGGGGATTGTAAACACTTTGTGGTTTGCGTGTTACTGTTTGATAGATTTTGAGTAATGTGTCTGATTTTAGGTAAGAAGTAGGAAGTTGTAACATTTTAGGATACTTGATTAGGAAAATTGGTGTCTAGCATGTCTTGATATTGTCTTACTTGAGATGGTGACATATCATTAACAAATCCGTAAACTATCATATCTAAAATTCCTTCGTGATTAGATGCGATGTTATAAAGGTCTGTCTGTAGTTTGTTTGAAGCATTTGGCATAATTTTAGAATGAATTAGGTTTACTGAAGTGTGAAGTTGAAATCTGAGATTAAAATATCCCTTACTCTTTCTCTGTCTAGAGAATCACCACCGCCCCAAGTGTAGAAAGATCCTGCGGATGCGGTTTCCAGTTTAGCAATATAAACTTTGATTGCTTGATAAATTTCATGTTTGGTTACCATCCTGTTATCCTTAACAAGTGGGTAAAGGACATCATCAGGACATCCGTAGAATGAAAAAATGTAATCAATGAATTGCTTTAATACTGGATTCATAAGGTTTGTTTGTTGTCTATACTAATATTATAATGTATTAATAGCGATTTGGTATCTTATCGTAGTCACTAATATTAGTGTCACATAACCTGTTGACAATTACATCTTCTTGCCTATATGCTTCTAGTTTGTCCTTTATTGTTTGATAACATTCATAATATTGCCTTTCTAGTTTATCATCAATTAATCCTATAATATCATCCCATTCTTGATTAGTTAATCTGGGGAATTTGTTGACATTGTTGTTAACAACTGGTTTCTGTGGATTGTTGTAAACTGGACGTGGATTTAGTTTTGTCATTGATAATAATGCGATTGAATGTTTAAAGGTTAATTGATTCTATCTTGTATGCAAGTTTCACTTAATTCATATAACTTATTAAGGACAATATCACAAGTTTTGTATTTATCTTGTGTCCAATTATCCTGTGCATTTTGAATACATTCCCTTACGAATTTATACTCGTTACATGTAAAATAAACAGGTAATTTGATTTCAAACTCATCACTTTGCATTGTTAATCCTCCATACTAATGAATAACTCTTTATCATCTATATTATCAATTTCACTTGCAATTATCTCTAGTATTTGATAAATTGCTTCATCACTTAGTTGTGATGTAATACTTTTATTCTTCATCAATTACCTCCAATTCTTTATAATTATGACACATAATCCTTGTGCCGAAAGTATCATTAATTAAGATGGTTCTGTTGCTGTTTGGTGTATAACCTTTAGCGTCAGTTTCACCTTTAATGTAGTTAATTAAGACATAGTAAATAATGCCCTTAAATAACACTAAATCGCCTAATCCTATGTCGTATGGTGTTGAATAGTGCATTAATTATACCCCATTAAATGTTATACTACCTGCATATTCTCTCTTATTAAATATACATGCTTTGTGAATATCAAAGAGTAAATTCATATCTACTTCATGCCATTCTGTCCACTCTGATACATAATCCCAATAGTCAAAATCGCCTGTGCCATCTAACTTCATAGGACATGATTTGAAGTCATAAGTATCATCTTCACACCAAAAGATACGTCCTAATGTTTCACTTTTATACATGATTAACCCACCTCAAATTGTTGTGTTTTATCCCATATTTCAATGTAATTGTTTAACCAAGCACGTTGATCTATGGTGAGTTGTTGATAGTAACCATACAGTAAATCGTCAGCACTAATAAACTCTAATTGCTGACTATTACACCATGATTCTAATAAGTCTGAAAGATGATTTAACATGAGAGATTGTTAAGAATGAGAGGGGAATTGCACCCCTCATTATTATTTAATTAACCTTGATTTGCAAGGTATGTGTCAATTAGTGCGATTAATTCGTTACCTGTTTCTGCTCTAGATAGAGATTCAACAAGAAAGTTAAATGCAACGTTGTTTGACATTTTGTAATAAGCAAAGGGACAAAATACTGGACTTACATTATATTAAATGCCAGTAAAAACTCAGGTGAGAGCAGGGTTTATGCTGCTTCCATACCTGAGAAAAATGGGACTGTGCCAACTTTGCTTGAGTTGTAATACCAAGTCCAATCTCTTTGAAATACACCACCGTTAGGTGTTACTGCCTGTAATAGTGCATTTAATCTAGATTTGGTTGTAACTGATTGCCAACCACCATCGAAGATTTGGACGAAATTGTCACCAACTCTAGCGATTAAATTTCCATGAAGTCTGACTTCAGCGATTCTGTCATTGATGTTTACAGTTGTATTTGACTTGCTGAAGTTGTAACGATTTGTTACTGCTGCATTCATTTCTGATTCAATTTTACGCATGTTAAGAGAGAAGTAAAGATTTACAAAGGTGAGAGAAACAAAATCCCAGATGTCTGACTCTATGCTAACCTGTTTACCAAGTGGATAATTAAGAGTCTCAGGGATGGGATTTCGTTTCCCATATTCTTATTATAACCGATTTCCGCACCTTGTCCGCATTTAGTGGACACTTTGTGCGGTGGCACACGTACTGGTTGCGGTTTACACATTTTAACAATATGCTGTGGTATGCACACCATCTCTAAAAATGTCATCCGTTATTCTTTGCATTCTTTTGAGAGTTTTAGTGCCATAACTCTTGTGAGTAGGAATAATACAATAACCAGTGGATTTGCGATAATTACAAATATCCCCACTATCAATAGTGCCTTCTGCAATATCTTTGGTATCTTGTTTATCCATCCTAATAACACGTCCGATGCTTTGTGCCATCTCAACGATGTTAAGATTTCGCAAGAATACTGTATGAGTGAGTCCACTAACGTTGATGCCTTCCGATAGGATGCTGTAATGAAAGATGATAAACTTTCTTTCTTTCTCTTCACCCCATTGCTTGAGAGTCTCAAAGAATTGAGAGCGATTAACTTTTTTGTTGTTGACATAAGCACCAAATTTACTTGTTATGTGTAATAAATCGTATCCTTTATTTCTTAACTCTTTTATCAAATATGTGCGTGATAACATGTTAATTAATACCTTAGATGATGGGACACTAACTAACACTTTGCTGCCCTCTAATTCTATACTGTCGATAACATTTTGTATAGTAATTGAATGATGGACATGTGCATTATGTTTAGCATAGTTAGTATCAACTTCAAATGGAATTATAGTTGGTGGTATTAAACTTCCACCATCAATTAACTCAGGTGCAGGGACGGATTCCAGGATATTTCCCCAGATATGTTTGTTATTCATCCCTCTATCATGTTTATATGATATTCTAGGTGTTGCTGTAAAGTAATAACAACGCTCTGCATATTGACTACAGTTACTAACACTTTCAAAGAATGATCTTGCTGTGCCATTGTGACTTTCATCAAAATATATGCAATCTATTGTTATATCAGATTCTACAACTTTCTTCAATGAATGATAAGTTGTGAATATAATTGTTTGATGATTGTTATCAACAAACTCTGCAATTTCATTTGATTTAGTAGAACTTGGAAACGAAGTCCTTCCACTATGTGCATGAAATATGTTTAAATCTTGTGGGACTTGATGATAGAAATCATCACATAATTGCTGTGCTAATAATATACGAGGTGCAACAACTACTGTTACATTATCACTTTCAATTTCATTGCATTCTTGTAACATAGCAATGTAATCGTTAATCATAATGTATGTTTTACCACCTCCAGTTGGCACTATTATTTGTCCCTTATCTTCACGTTGCATTATATTTAATGCTCGTAATTGATGTGGTCTAAGTGAAATCAAGGGATTTAATAATAAATTGAAAGAGATGATTGTATGTTGCTCGGTTGACTAGCACTTAATTGTGCATCCGCATAACTTTCATCTCATATTATTATTATACATTAAAAAAGACCCCTGTGTAGGGGTCTTGTGACACTTACTCTACTGGTTGAATGCCCTATCATATGATGATTTGACATACTTAGAGATTTTATCATAAGACCATTTAACATCATCCCATAGTGCTGAAATCTCATAGTTATGGATTTCTAGTCTTAATTTGATGTCTTTCTTGTAGTCATCAAATTTGAGAAGTGTATCAGGTCTTGCAGGTGGTGTAACTTTAGTCACTTTAGGTCTAGCAGGGGATTTCTTAGTTGTAGATGCCTTCCTAGTCCTTCTAGTGCGTGTTACTGTCATTAAGCAAGAATGCGATTGATACTCGCATATTATAAGCACATGTGGGCAAGAATGGGCATAGTATTGGACTCTTTATCAACTGTCACACATCATGCTGTCTCTCATTGATTAGTTTAGTTGCATCCTCATTGATGTATGATTCAATAAATGATTTACTTTCTGCTACTGTATCAAACATACCTATCTTTTCATATGTCCATAATATATTACCATTAAATATCATAGGATTTAATACCTTATCACCTGCTGTCATGTGTCTCTGCATCCCTTCGGGATTGCCTAGTTGACATTTAATCCTAGCATTTACTCTGTATCCTTCAGTAGTTTCACCAGTATAATATGTATTATCTACTATAGTATAAGCAGGTAATTGTTTAGATTCAACAGTTATATTATCATCAGTAATATAAATGTCCTCATAATATTTTAATTCATCGTTATCCCTAACTCCATCAGTTATCATCAATGATGCCATCCTGCATTTCCTCCACTTTATCTAATATTGGGACAACATATATTATATTATCAATTTGTGATAACATATCTGCAATATGTTTTGATATGTAAGGTTTCTCACATCTGGCACTAAATGCCAACGCATTCCTCAAATCCTCGGATGCTGCTTCTAAACTGTCTTTTACTTGTTTACTTAGTGCCATAATTAATAACCATTAATGTAATCTGCTAGTGCATCGATGTATTCATCGTATGTAGCATATTTATGCTTGAATGCTTCAGGAACTTCTTGCACTTTGATAGGTGTGTAGCATTCCCTAGTGGTGTAACCTTTTTGGTTAGCATATCTTGTTATAAAATTCTCCATATTACTCTCGAATGTATCTTCTCTTTTCATCTGCATACCTATAGTCCCATTGTTGCATTAATTTGTATGCTATCTCATCCCAATGATCGATAGTCTCTTCTTCATCATTATATTGGTTATTCTCATTGATAAACTCAATAAGTGATGATAACTGATAATCAGTTAATTCCCATTGTTTTGGGGATAATGCCATTGTGACATTTTCTGGTGTGATGATTACTTCCATTATTCAAAATAAATGTTTTGTTGTCTATCGTGTATAAACTCATTTAATATTTCCCAACTATTATCTACATCCTTAACATAATTTGCAAGTATTTCATACAAATACTCATCATACTCATCAATTTCATTTCTGAGTTGGTCTTCAGTTAATGGATTAACTTTCTTTAATTCAGCATCACGAATGTATGCTGCCATCTCTTCAGTAGTCATTTCATTAATTTGAAACTCTACAAACTCTTCTTTGAGATCCTGTATCTCATCAGTTGTGAATAATGATTTGGTTAGTGTCATTTAATTAGTCCAGTAGTTTTTCAAAGAATGTTTCGATTTCATTAGGTAGGTCATTTATCATACCATTATCCCTAAGTAAATCATATAATTTAATGAGTTGATATTGCTCATCAAATGTTATTTCAAATTTATTCATCTGCACAACTCCTCAAATCTTCTTTGTGCATCCTCTGCTATTACTGGCAGGTAACCTAACTCACTATTTTGGTCTAGTGCATCCAGTTGGTCAAATGTTAGGTTATTTGTTTTTGCGAAATCTACCCATGCTTCCTCGTAGCATGTTTCAAGTAGTGACTCGTGATGTAATGATGACATATTAGTTACCTCCATCGATAACTTTATTCCACACATCTGAAAAGTGGTCGTGTGTGGTATCACCATCATCAACAAGTTTCACATCTACATCAAGTGCTGCTGCACTTGAAAAAACAAGGTTGATTAGGTCGAAATCTGCTTTTGTGAGTGCTTTTGAAGTCATTTGCTCGTTTAATTTCCTTGACTCTTCTATTATAGTCGAAAACTGACCGTATGGTGACCAAGGTGGACACTTTGGATACTGTCTTTGTATCGCTGCTTCTACTTGTATAAACAAATCCTCTTGAAAATCATTCCATAGTGTCCCCTTAGGACATAAATTAGCGTCCCCTCTATCCTCATATGGTTTATACATCCTAGCAATGGATAATACTCCCCTTAAATATTTTAATTGGTTTAGGTCGAGATTGAGATTCATTCTTCATCATCACCATATACTCCTAAATGTGATAATAACACATTTATCCATATAATGCCTATAACTAAAACAATTAATTCAAATATTGGTGTTGGTATCATAATGTTGGTTTGAATAGTGGATATACTGCTCCTAGTGTTACTCTGTATCCTTCCTTAGGTGCTTCACCTCTGTGCCATATACTACTATTGAATATAACTATCCTTCCTTCCTTAAATGGCACTCTCTTATAATCACAATCGTGGTTATCAACTATAACAGTATCACCACTTGTGCCATGTGCCATATAAATTGCTGTCATATAATCCTGAGAGTCTGCATCATTATGATTGCATCCATTCATATCAGGTAATTGTCCATTTAATAATATACGGTAGCAATTAGTTATTTCATATTCTTTCAATATATCATTATAGATACATCTATTAAAATATTCATTAAACCAATAAGGTGGATGATCTTTTGGTTTATCTTGCTCTATCATCATACATCCAAAGAATCTTGCTCTATCAAATGTATTATATGGTGAGTTAGTATAGGTTACTGGCATTTGCTCAGTATCCCTACTTACAATATTAACTAACCACTCTGGGAAATAATCATCTATAACTTTAACGTCATACATTAATCACTTGCTCGCCATTGTTTATAAGAACTTTCTCGTGCATTCTTTGCCTTAGTAAGAATATCTTTCAACTCATTTGTTGCATTTATTCTTTCACTAATTGATTCTCTTAATCCATCCTCATCCAATTCAGTTTCTGAGTATTTCTTAGTTAAATTAATTAGTTTTTCAAGTGCCTTCGCTGCCTCGTCTCCTTCATTGCCCTTCATTTAATAACTCCTTATTAGATGTTTGATTCAATAGATGCTCAACATCTTTCAACAAATCTAATCGTTGTTGATGATATGTTATGCTATCACCTAGTGCTGATTTAACACAATTTACAAATTCTCCAGGAGTTACAACTTCGCTCTCTACATAGTCAACTACTGCATCTCTTAAATGAGCGATGCATGAATTTACATCTTGTTGATGCATCGCTGCGGGATGCTCTGTTTCTGTTACATTAATTGGTGTCATTGTTTAACTCCTTATAGTCCCAATTATTATCATTTGGATAATCTACCCAAAACATATAATCGGGGTTATCAATAGATGAAAAGAACCATCTGTCTTTTCTTTTATGCTCTAATCTTACAATATTCTTACTATTTAAATATTTTAAGTATTTTTCTTTAGCATTATCAGATTTGGGTGATACCCAAACTTTACTACGCAATGTCATTTAATCTTGTTAATAAATTATCTTGCAATGGTTTCATTCTATCTAGACACATTTTATAGTATGTATCATCAATTTCAAATCCAATGAAGTTTCTCTTATTTTCTAAGGATACTTGTGCTGTTGTGCCACTACCCATGAAAGGATCCAATACTAAATCACCTTCATTTGTCCATGTTTGAATATGACCTAATGCTAACTCCTCTGGCATTGTTGCAGGATGTTTGTAACTCTCTTTATTTGATTGTCCAAATCCTCCACAATTCTTAATCCTCCAAATATTATTCCTAGCACCATATTCTTTAATCGGATTTGTCTTATTCTCTCTAATATCTAATTCACCTGTTTTCTTTCTACTTCTTGCTTTACCCCATGATGTGGATCCTGCCCACTTATTAGGTTTATCCATGATAATATTAACTGTCTTAGGTTTACCCTTAGATAGTATAAAGCAATATTCAAATGCTTGAGAATACCTAACACTCTTACTGCCTGATGCAAAAGCAATGCCTGTTTTCTCATATATCATAGTATCATGTAGTCTTAAACCACATACATCTTTAAAATGTAATGCCTGTCTAAAACTTGTGCCTGTCTCACTACCATTTACTGTAGCATCATTCACATTCCACATTATAACACCACCATCTTTTAATACTCTCTCCAGTTGACAAGCAACTGCATAGAATACTTCCATACTCCAACTACTAGAGTCGTTGTATGTCCTTAAATCATCATAGGGTGGTGACGTGACGACTAAATCAACTGATTTATCATCAAGTTTCTCCATCCCTGCAATGCAATTAATATGGTATGTTTTATTAACTTCTAGCATTCAACATTAATAGAGGATACCCTATTATACTGGCATCCTCGGATATTGTCAAGAGATTTATAAATCTCTCATCTTCTCAAATCCTGAGAAGTTTAAACTTTTAACTTCATTATCAACAGGTAATATTTGTTGAGTAGGTAATGGTAAGAAATGTAATTTCTTTGTTGCAGGTCTTACTATACCTATTTGAGATAATATACAATTCTCTTCACCCACTAATAATTCAAGTGTTGAGAAACTATCCTTACGTCCTGATGATGACTTCCATACATTTGACTCTGTTAAGTTAGTATCGATAACAACCATACCAAATGAATCAATTTGATTATCATTAAATGTATATTTAATTGTCCATACTATGTTAGTCTTTGCACCACCAAAGTGTGATGTCTTATTACCAGTAGCAAATGATGCCTTACTGTCTCCACCCATTAATTTAAATTCAACTGGTGTATCACCAAAGACATAATCATATCCTGATACCTCTTCACGTCTAGCATCAATACCTAGATTCTTGATTGTATCTTCAATGGCATCATTCACAATATATTGGAAAAACTTTGTGAAGTCTGCTGTATTCATTGTATTCTTGTAGTCTTGTAAACTACGTCCATATATCCTAAAGTCGGTGATATACTCATTTAAATCCTTGATAGCACATAATGTTACTGTCTCAAGGTCGGATATTAAATCTGTTTTAAAAGTCTTTGTCATTTTATGAATAGTATTTGTTTGACATACTTAATATAACATATATTTACGCCACGTCTTTTATTTGTAACATTCCTTAATACTCTTGTAAATCACATCCGATGTATCTACGTCCAAATCCCTTGGCAACTGTCCCTGTAGTACCACTACCCATAAATGGGTCAAGTATAATATCATTCTCTTCACTACCTGCCAATATACAAGGTGTTATTAATTCCTCAGGATATGCTGCGTGATGTCCAGTTGCTCTATTAGGTTTAACCTTCACATCCCATACTGTTTTCTTTCTCTTTAATTGTTTACCATCAACAGTTGGCACTTTAATACTATCCACATCAAAATAATAATTCTGATTCTTTGATAATAAAAAGATATACTCATGTGATTTAGTGCATCTATCTCTTACACTCTCAGGCATAGGGTTAGGTTTATTCCATATTATATCCTGTCTTAGATACCATCCATCCTGACGTAATGCGAATGCTAACATCCAAGGTATGCCAATTAAATCTTTCTCTTTATATCCTTGTAATTTATTACCACGTCTAGGATTTATTTGTGGTAGATCTTGGTCACCACCAAATGATTGATTAGGTAATGCCTGACCTTTACCACCTCGATAGTTATAATAACTATCACCTATATTAACCCATAATGTCCCATCCTCAGTTAATATATCTCTCACTAATCGAAATACTTTAACTAACTCATCAACATAATCCTCAGGTGATTGCTCTAAACCTATTTGATTATCTGCACCTTTATAATTTCGCAATCCATAATAAGGTGGGGATGTAACACACATCCTACACTTATGATTTATTGTTGGTAATGTATATCTACAATCACCATATAATACTGTGTCAATCATTCCAATGTCTAATTACACCACTAACAATAAAACAATTAGTGACGAGATAAGTAAGAAAGATAAGAGATCGAATAATGAGTACAATATTATCATACCTCTTCGTTGTTTCATCGCTAAAACTCCCTAAACTATACTTCCAGACTCTCCACCACTTTCTCATTCTTTAATTCAAATATATTATATTATATCATATATTTTTTATTTGTCCATACCTGTAATATCAGTTGGCAAATCTTCATTTCCAGGATGTTCTCTGATATAACCTTTATAATTCTTATGGTTATAAAAATGCTCATCCTCAATATAGATATCATCCCAATCTTGGGGATATACTAATACATTTGTCTCTTTATACCCATGCATACTATTAGGGTCATCATGTCTATTACAACTAACAGTTATATATTGGTCAGATATAAAATTAATTGTCCCTTCTTCACCATCTTTCAACTTAACCTTCATGCCCTTCTTTAGGGACTTAAGAATGTTTCTAATTTCCAAAGGAATTGCCTCTGCTAATAATAGTGGAATTGTCATATTGTTAATGAGTTGTCATCGTATCCAAATTGACCTTTCATAAAATAATTAAATGCCATTGAATATCTCTGCTCATTGCTTTCATTAACACTAACACTATGTGCTAAGTGTGATGGAAATATTATTATCATACCTACCTCAGGCATAATATTAATCTCTCTCATATTATATACATTAGATCTAACTATGTCAGGTAATACTGTTTGTGTTACATATGTAGGAATAATTGCAGGACAATGAAATCTTAACTCACCACTATTCTCTGGTATTTTAAAATACATAACACCACTAAACATACTATTTGTATGTGTGTGACCTTGTGCAACATCACCATTCTCATGCATATTAACCCAACTACATGTATGGATTAATTGATGTCTTTGTCTTCCAATTCCTAACTCATTAAATACATAATTATCTAAATGCTCTTCAACAATATTTCTAATCTCTGGATGAGATTGTAACCATTGTCTATCAACTGACATACTACCATTATTTCTATAGGTAGGATCGTGATGAAAACTATCATCATTTGTTGGTGAATTAACTACCTCAGATATTAAATAGTCATCCAATTCTACGGTGTTAACATATATTGGTTGACTAAATGCAGGTATTATTTCTGGTTGATTCATCTTAGATGTAATTTATCATATATGGACTCAATTTCACTACGTTGTTCTTTAGTTAATTTGCCATATTTCTTATATAATTGACCCTGATAAATGAAAAGTGCCTTCCTTAATGTTTTCATTTCAGATGGAATTAATAATTGTCTGAAACATCTAGGGTCAGATTCCTGCGTCATTGTTCTCCCATAATTGTTTTGTTACCTTAGGACTAAATCCCATCACACCCATATCAAATACTGGTGGATGATTCTCCATGTCATATTTATCAAATAACTTCTGTCTTACATCTGGATCCATAAATTTGAATGCCATAATGTATCTGTTATAAAGATAATGTGCTGACGGTGCACAACCTAAATGTGGTAGTCTACCATCAAATAATACTACTCTACCTGGTTTAAATGATACTATTCTCTTTGCTTCAAGATTATGATCAAAGAACATAGTCTCACCACCCCAATTCCAATTCCACTCTGGATTTAAATAAACTAATACAGTTTTATTACTATCCACATGATAAGGTGCATCAACATGTACAGCAGGTGAGTTACCATACTTTAAGACATTAATATATGCACTATAAAGATGAGCACGAGGGGGCAAATCTGGGCATTTTGCTTCCAAATATCCTAACACATCTAGGTAGATAGGATTGTTACTTGCTTCTAGTCCTGCATTCTCATAGTACTCTGGATCATTTACTGGACAAAAATTATATAATTGATGTGTCCAATAACTATGACGCATGTCTACATCAGGTTGATTCTCACATGGTGGTGTATCAGTCCTGATCATCTTGTACGGTAGATATGTTATCTCATATAATAACTTATCTGATATTAATTTAGTATCATATACTGATATTAATTTACTCATGCCTGATGATGTAATGCTCTAATGTTCATTGACATGACATATCTGTCATGCTCACTACTATTTACCTCAGTTTTATGTGTCAACCAACCAGGAAAGAATAATATATCTCCTGATTCTACATCAACTGCTTCCCAATCGAAACCTTTATCGTGGTATCCATATATTAGGGGTTCATTATACTTATAAACTCCCAGTGGGTCTTTGATCAATAGTCTACCACTATTCTCTGGTACATGCAAGTATGCTGCTACTGCCACTGCTACATGTTGATGATGATGCTCTTTAGTCCATGCACCCTTAGGATGTACATTTATCCATGATTGCATCAAGTCTCTAGGCATAGGGTGATACTTCCATAGATTCCATAAGTCATCAACACACTTGAACACATATTCATTGAAGTCCTGGAATATATCCCAGTTATGTGGTGGGTCATTAAAACATTGCACAACAGTAGTCACACCACCATCCATCTCAGGAGTTTCATCCATTGGATTCTCCCTAGCATAATTTACATACTCATCAACCCTATCCTTAATGGTATCAAATTTAAAATCATAATTACCCTTATACAAATAAGGATGAACATTAACAGGGGAGATCATAATAATTTCTATCTACTGGTTGTGCACTGCACAAATGTTGTAATGGTATGCTGAGAGATAATCTCTTTGCTTTAGGGAACGCACGATGATATGTCCTTGCAGGTATGTATAATATATCTCCTGGTTGCATCACATGATCAATTGCTATTGTCAGTTTAGATGGGTCAACACCCTGTCCTAAATTATCAGCAACAGAAGTATAATCTAACTGTGGTATTAAATGTGATGCACGGTTCTCATATACTTCCCAGTGTGTCTCTCCTTCTACTTGTATGATTAAATTATTAGCATAATCCTCATGTATATTAAATGATCTAGTATCACCTAGACCACAAAATATATGCATTGATGCTTGCACATTAAATATATCTTCTATCTGTTTTAATATGTACTGCTTGCTGTGATGTATATACTCAAACTTCTCTATTATACATGTGTGACCATCAGCAAATATATTCATCAGTTCTCTGACCTCTGGTTGGTCATGTGCATCCCATGCTCTCTTAAACTTAGGATACTCAATAAACTGATTAATATGTTTATTAATAAACTTGATGTTAAACTGATTAGGATTATTTAAACAGTATTCTATATCCTTCCACGTTACCAAACCATGTGGATCCACCCCACTCTTGAATAAATGTGGTGTGTCATCATATTCCCAATCTTTAGTTTTAAGGGTTTCTATCAGGGTTAAAGAGGTCACGAGGTGTAGTCCAATTAAGATTTAATGTTATTCTATATTTCTCCTTACCAGTAGGTGTGGATGATGCATGGAACTGGTGTCCATTAAATATATGCAACATATTTGGTTCAGGATATACTCTGTCTGCTACTGTCCATTTCTTATTTGTCATTGCAAACATCCATCTCTCATCTATTGTACCACGACTCTCTTCATCCATCTCATTAAAGAAAACTGTTGGTGCGTTACTCTCGTGAAAATAATATAATGCTGCATAATGATCCTTTTCACTATCTGTGTGTGGTGCATTATGTCCTGTCTTACCATTATTTAATAGTAGAGATAATCTAACACGTAACCAATCAATTTGATAATCAAATTGATCTTCTACACTATCAAGTAATGGTTGAAACTGTGGTAACCATGGTGACTCAACATTATTCTGGTCTAACAATACATGTGTGAATCCTACTGTCTGTTCCTTATCAGGTATCTCCAATAATCGTACATCACCAAACTCGTACCCTTGAGTACTATAACTGACATCATCACTTAAAAAATACCATGGGAATCCATTCATCCCCGATACTAATTTACATAAGCGAGAGTGGTAATGTTTGCCTAGTAGGTTCTTGACTTGGATAGATTCCATTTTTCACATAATGTTCAGAGTATACATTAAAATTAAATGATAATGATATTCTATCATCATCACTAGCACTTCTATCAACTGAGTGCATTAACCAAGCAGGGAACAATAATGCTTTATTCTCCTCTGGTGTTACATATCTCTCTATATTATTATATTCTCTCTCATAATGGTCAAAGTTCTCTGAGCATCCCCATGCTTCTTTTAAGCATTGGTCTTTCATATCTCTAACAAACTTTAATTCACCACTACAACATGGTGGTACTTTAACATAGAATACACCTGATAATTGACAACCAGGATGTGTATGTAAATGATTGAAATTTCCTTTCTGATTTATATTAATCCAGAGGTTAGTCATCTTGAGTCTATACTTTTGATATCCCCAATCATCACATGCAGAATATGCGATAGTTGTTAGATACTCATAGACATCATGTAATGGCATATGCTTCTGCTCCATAACCTGTGGTACGAAGTCCCAAGATTGCCATCCACCATCATTTGATGCTGTTCTTCCTCTTTCATCTTCATCCTTCACCTGTTGGCAAAATTGGGCAAGATTGTTTAAATCTATACCACAATCATCAAATGTCCATAATGGTGTAGGAAATAATAAATCAACCTTCATCCTTAATATCGTCCTCTTTTATCTCAGGTTCTACTGAGTCATTTGAGAATACGAAATCTCTATCAGTGCAATTAGGATCTACATGCTTCTTATATAATGCTAGTGCTTCAACTGCTCCAGATAATTTATTAAGAGTATCTTTTTTAGTCTGCAATTCTTCAAGTGATATCTTAGTGATAGTACTTGTATAATGCATATTATCTAGTGCCTGTTGGAGTTTCTTATACTCTTCCAGAGCATTATGATGCTGTTGTAAGAAGTTCATTACCAACTGGTCAAATGTTATAAGACCTTCGATAACACCTGTACTTTCTAATTTCTGCTCTTCGGTCTGTACTCCTGCTCTCTCGGCAAGATTAACCTCCATCACATCTTGTTCTTCTGCCATTAGTTAAACCTCTCTTTGTTTTTATTTAGACTGACTACGTTTCTATTTAATTCTATCCTCTCTTTGAGAGTAGTAGTTTCTGCAAAATGCTGGAACCTATTATAGTCCATAATAGCATTATTTGCAATATCCTCTTCATTAGCATCCTCTTGTATTACATTCCAATTTTTCATATCGAATGTTTTTCTATCAAGTGGTACCCATTGTACTAATGGAGTACCTGCCTTAACCAATACTACTTCACTGTCTTCCTCACCCCTAGGTAATTGATGCCAGAATAATTGTAGATTGATTTCATAACTGAATGCAGGATCCACTATACCAGTTGGTACGGTGAACCTTGGTTCATCATAATATGGTATAGGCATTTGCATGAATAATACATCAGGGTGTGCCATAACCCTCCAAGGCATTTCTAATTTAATAACACTTGGTAGAGTCTCACCCTTCCATGGTGCTAATAAATCTCTCATACCCTCTGTTTGTTCCGCTACATGTGATTTAACATAGTCATCACTTGTATTGAAATTCATTTGTGATAACCATCCGAAACTTGGGTTACCCTTATCAAATTTCAATAGTATATCAGCAGGTGCTACCATCACCCATCCAGTATCCATTACCTGTGCAATAGCAGGACATGTTACTGCATGTGAGAATAATCCAGAGATACTATCTGGATCAATTTCTCTCTCTGCACCACCCTTCATTCTATAGTCATTATATGTGCCAAACATCTTAAACCATTTCTTTGCAGGACACCTAGACTCTTCATACTTTGCCTGTCTAATATGTGCATCCTTTCTCCATTTCCTTTTAAGTTTAGATGCAGATATCCATGGATTTATTTCTGATACACCTGGATGTATAGAATAGAATCTTACCCACCTCTTAAATGGTTCCTCTTTCTTTTTAAATAAATTAAACATGGATATTATCCTTCAAATATTGGTAATGAGATGGTTGCTTTTTGAACCACTCAATAGTTTCTTTTTTATGAATTTGATATTCTTTGTGTATGTCTCTTATATATTCTTTCTTCTCAGGTGTGACTGAATTTTTCTCATCATACATTGCTTTACTAATAGGAGATATATCTTGACCTGCTCCAATATAAATCAGACCATCCAATCTCTTCTGTGAATAGAATCTATTATTTAATCCATCTAATAATGCATAATAATCTGTTAATGCATCCATACTAGCAAAATTACCATGTAACATGGTACCCTTCACACCTGGGTATTCAATAGTATTTGTACAATCAGACCAATAATCATTATCCTCTCTTGCTGACAAACTATAATGCATAGATATGAATATCTTCATGCTCTCGTATGTCTTTTGTGCTGAGAAATTATATACACTCCTTGAATGCTCCGTGATGATACCGTTACGCTGTGATAACAAATCAGATAAGAATATAGCATTCTCATGTGTAGTCATCAGACCAGTAGATTCTAATGGTTCTAAGAATCCATATGCTAATCCAATACCAACAACATTCTTAATCCATCCCACCTCATGCACACCATGTTTAATTTTGATGGGCATTAATGAGCAATCTTTAGCAGATTCTGGTAGATAATTTCTAAACTCTTCCTCTGCATCCTCGTCACTAATATAGTCACTGGAATATACATATCCAGTTCCGATATTGCTCCATAATGGTATATTATACACCCATCCGTTAGATAATGCAACACAATCGGTATAAGGTACCATCTGTGTCTCTTTATCATCATAGTCAATATGTGTTGCCAATGCTCTATCATTAAACAACATATCCTTACATGAGTTAAACTTAACACCCATGTGTTGTTCTAATAATAATGATTTAAATCCTGTGCAATCTACAAATAGGTCAGCACTAATAGTATTACCCTCATCAGTAATAATACTATGAATACTACCATCAGGTGTCTTAATTACATTCTCTACCTTAGCAAGTATATGATGTACAGATGATGCTTTATTCTTTAGAAACTCACCAAACTTATTAGCATCTAAATGATATGCTGTATGTACCTTAAATCTAAAATTAGAGTCAGGTATCTCTTCCACCATCTTATTATATTCTGCTAAGTATGTAACCTTATTAGCATATCTTGCAAACTCTTCTGGTGGATATACATCCTTACCTATTTCATTCTGCAACTCAAAGAAATTAGATATAGCATCCATCTGGTCTGGATCCCACTCAAATCTACCAAATGGATATTGGAACCTCTCACCCTTACCCTCTCTAAAATTCTTGAATCCAATAGATGATTTATATGTTGCATCACAAAATGGCATCCAATCTTTATCTTCTAGTCCTAGTCTAATAAGAAACCTATTGAAATGTCCTAGTGTAGATTCACCCACACCTATGGTAGGTATATTTGGATCCTCTATCAGTGCTATTTCTATTTCTGGATGCTCTTTAGATAACAATGCTGCTGTCATCCATCCTGAGGATCCACCTCCTACAATACAAATAGATTCAACTTGCATATATTTTCTCCTTATAATAATCCATAGGTAATGGCATCTTATCAAATTCCTCTTCATTCCATTGGATATCCTCTGGAATATCTGGCATATCACTAAACAATCTCATCTCATGTTCAATTGGTGATGTAAATGGATTCCAGTTGTGACCTGCAATAACATAGAATAATCCCTCGTTACTAAAATTTTCATAGGATAATTTTTTATGGAAATTGGAACTGCTTTCCATATGTAGTATCTGTGCTGCCTGTACAGCAGAATCATATGGATATTTAATATTTTGAATATGCTTCCAATATGGTGAATCATTACGTTGAGTAAGAGCATAATGCATAGCAACAAATGATGCAAACGAATCAAATGTATGATTACAATGGTTATTAAATGTATCTCTAGTGAATTGAGTTACTACCTTACCCCTATAACATCTAATGAAATTAAGTAAGAAGTTATGCACAGATAATAATCCATTAGATTCTAATGGTTCTATAAATCCTGCTGATAGTCCAATAGAAACTACATTGCCTTTCCATATCTCCTCTCTTCTACCAGTTTTAAATTTAATAAGACGGAACATCTTATCAGTATATAATGCAGCATCACTCTGCACATTCTTTGCTAGATGTTTCCTAAACTCTTTTCGGGCATTCTCTGGCGAAATGAATTTATCACAAAATACATATCCTGTACCTATAGTCTCATAGGTTGGTACATTCCATACCCACCCACTACTTAATGCTGTGCAATCAGTACATGGTTTGATTTGTGTATCCTTATCATCATAATGCACACGTGTTACCCATGCACTATTATTTGGTAACCAATCTTCAAATGATATCCACTTAGACTTATTAAATTTAGATGCAAACCCTGTGCAATCAAATACTAAGTCTGCCTTCGGTTTCTTCTTTATATCTTTAATTACATGCTTAACACCTTTAGGTAAGCAATAGTTATCTCTTAACCATATAGCAAACTTACTAGCATTAAAATGAAAACCTGCTGATTTCTGCAAATCATAATACTCATTTGCATACTCACCAACAGGTAGTTTATTTCTTATAGCACATTGTGCTGCTAGGTTGTAGTCCTCCGCTAGTCTGGATCCTGGAAATCCTTCTTGAGATTGTTTATAAAACCAATAGTCAGGAGTATATGTATCTGCTCTTGGGATGCCAAATGGATATTGCCATGGTGAATCATCTACATCATGGAATCCATGGAACATTACTGATACTTTATAGGTAGCATCACATGCTGCCATCCACTCTTCATCCTTGAGTCCAAGGAACTTTAACCATACTCTAAAGAATTGAGTTGTTGACTCTCCAACGCCAATAGGCGGTACCTTATCACTCTCATAGAGTGTAAGATCCGCCTGTGGAAATTGTCTTATTAAAGTAGCAGCAGTCATCCATCCTGCGGTACCGCCACCAACAATCGCAAACTTCATAATAAGAGAATTATCAGTATATTCTACCCTGGTGGTACCCAGTTGTCAACCCAAGGATCCCATGCTTTGCGTCCTTGTAATTGAATCCTCTTAGGATCGTTTGATTTAGTTTGTGTTACTGTGGATGGTTTAGCAGTATTAGTTTTAACATTATTAATGTGTGTTCTCCACTCATTAGTACTGTTTACCTGATCTCGATACATCATATCGAGTTGGTCACCCACTGGACCATATGCTTCAGTACGATTCAACATTGCTTCTACAACGGAATCTTGATCATCTGCACTATCATATATGGTACCATTCGCCATATAATGTGAGTAAGTTGTGTCATCGGGTACTTCGACCCATTTCATGTTTGAATCTGCTCCTTCATAGATCTCAAATTTATCTGCTTCATCACAGATATCACTGAGACCACCTGAGGATGCTTCAACGATAGCCCATTTAGCCATAATAGTTACTTGAAACCTCTGATGTATTTATTAACCATAATATTCATATACTACAACCACACCTTCACGTCCTCTTGCTCCTCTGTTACCAAACATGGAACCCTGACCACCTGCACCCCAAGCACAATGTGATTGGTGTCTGTGTGCGTAGTTAGATTGTTGGTGACTGGATGGTTGTGTACCGCCAAAGTATGATGCACCTGCTTGATGCTGACCATAGATTGACCACCAACCCCATCCATTTCCACCACCACCGTAGGTGTTTATATTACCACCAGATCCATTTCCTCCAATACCACCTGCATGCTGCTGCCTACAGTTTGCTCCATATCCTCCTGAGGCGGAACAATAACCTCCAAAACTTGTGCCATTTCCGTTACCGCCACATCCTGCATAGTTTGTACCACCACCTGGGTTACCTACTGAGACTGAAACTGAAGAAACGTTTTGTACATCTATTACTCTTTCACTATGTCCACCTGCACCACCAGACTCACCGCAACCAGTTCCACCACCACCTGCACCTACAAGTACAACTTTGATAGTTCTGACATCACTGGGTCTATTCCATGTACCATTAGAAGTCCAAACCTGCATAGATCTGAAACCTGCACCCCCGCCACCACTTTGGAACTCAGTTGACCAAACTAGGTTTGTGCCATCTGTGCTCAAAAATCTTCCTGACTGACCACTCATACTAGGTATGATATGTGTAGATGACCCTGTTATAGTACCGTTAATGTTTATATCATTAACCTTAAGTGTCCCTGCACACGTGATGTTACCAGACGATAGGGCAAAACCACCCAGTCCAGTAATGTCAGTAACTTGTGATACCTTAAGAACACTCATCCGTAAAACTCCTGAACAATAACGACACCTTCACGACCTCTAGCACCTCGTGCTCCATGCTGTCCACCATTTCCTCCTGCACCCCAAGCACAGTGAGATTGATGGTTGTGAGCATAATTTCCTTGACCATGGGATGAAGGTTGTGATCCTCCCATGAATGATCTACCTGCGGTGACGTTACCGAACGCCCAGTAAGAACCGTGTCCGTTACCTCCACCACCGTATATATTCAGGTTACCACCTGAACCATTTCCACCGATACCACCTGCATGCTGTTGTCTACAGTTAGCACCATATCCTCCAGAAGCACTGCAATAACTACCGAATGAAGATGTGTTACCACTTCCTCCACATCCTGAGTAGTTAGAACCACCACCTGGATTACCGATTGATACAGATACTGATGATACGTTAGTTACATCAATAACTCTTTCTGACATACCACCTGCACCACCTGATTCATTATATCCTGATCCTCCACCACCTGCACCAACTACGGTTACGATGATAGATGTCACATCATTAGGTTTAGTCCATGTACCATTGGATGTCCATGTCTGCATAGAGCGAATACCAGATGCAGCAGCAACTTCAACCCACTCAAATCCAGAACCATTTGACATCAATGCCTTACCTGCGTTACCACCTTGATCTGGGACATTATAAGTTGACCCACCCATAATATTACCATTAATAACAATGTTAGATACAGTTAGAGTTGTAGATGCAGTGATACTACCACCTGCAAGCATGAACCCATTTGCACCTGTTAAATCTTTAATAGCGGATACTCTAAGTTTAGACATTGTTTAATTTATCCTGTTGTATTTATCCATAGAACTCATGGACAACCACGACTCCCTCACGACCTCTAGCACCTCTGTTACCATGTCGGGATCCGTTTCCTCCTGCTCCCCATGCACAATGAGACTGGTGTCTATGAGCATAGTTTGACTGAGAGTGTGATGATGGTTGTGTGCCACCCCAATAGGATGATGAACCACCATGGTTACCATAGTTATAATAGTGTCCGTGACCACCGCCACCTCCACCATAGATGTTTAGTGCTCCTCCAGAACCATTTCCTCCGATTCCTCCAGTATACTGTGACCTACAGTTTGCACCGTATCCACCACTGGCAGAGCAATATCCACCAAAACTTGAACCGTTACCATTACCACCACATCCTGCATAGTTAGTACCACCACCTGGGTTTCCTATTGTTACAGATACTGATGATATGTTAGTAACATCTAATTGTCTTACTGCGGTACCTCCTGCACCGCCACCTTCTCCATGACCTGATCCACCGCCACCTGCACCTGTGCAGAATACACAAATAGTCTTGACGCTAGACTCTGGTTTGTTCCATGTACCATTTCCAGTCCACACTTGCATTGAGCGAACACCAGAAGCAGTTGATAGATTACCCCATGTTAGGTTACTACCATTGTTAGAGATATATTCCTCAGCATGACCTGATGGGTTGGGAAGAATGAACGCAGAGGATCCAGCAATCGTACCGTCAATCATAATGTTAGTAACATTAAGAGTACCGTTACATGTAATTCCCCCAGATGTAAAAGTGAATCCACCTATACCACCAAGGTCTTTTATTGCTCCGATGTTTAACTGTGCCATCTAATCAATAATCTCCAAACTATTTAGTCATAACCATTGTTGCCATAATCACCAGCTAATACTGTATAGAAGTAATCATCTTCGCCTGGTGGTTGCCTTGCGATGATATAATACTCAATGCGTTGGAATGTATAACTGTGACTACTGGTACCTGAATTTCTCCACTGTAAACCAGTGTTGACCCCATTAATATTAAATGTAGTAGGGACTCCATTACCTCCTGCATTTTCAATGATAACTGTAAATCTATAGATACCACCTTCATCAGTTGTAGGTAAGTTGTTTAGGTTGAGAGTAAAGTTACCTCCACCTGTTTTTTGCACATATACTACTGAACTTGAATTAAAGTCGTGAGTTACAGTACCACTTGTTTGATAGTATGTAACTGCTTCCTTAGTTGTAGTCCAATGTAATAACTGTGAGAAATCACCAGTACCTGATATGACACTAGCAACTTCTAAACCTTCGTAATCTTCACCACCGATAATGTTCCATGTCGCACCATTCTCGATAGTTACTGTAAATCCGTTTGCAATACTAACAGGACCTGCACTAAAACCGTTGGTAAATTCAGCACCACCGTTAGCAACTGGACCTATAGTTAAATTCTCTTCTATAGTTGGACCATTAGTCCTAATAATACTATTTTCACCAACCGATGGACCTCCACCACCCACGTCATCCCATCCAGGAACACCTTGAGCAGCGTCCTGCTTGTAGATTTGTGCCATGTCCTCGGTATTGTTATAGATTAACGTACCGTAGGCAGGTGCACCTAATGCATTGACTTGAGTTTGGTTTAGTGAAGGAAGATTGATTTGCTCTGTAACCTGTAGTGCTTCTATAATTGCACGAGTGGTCGCATCAATCTGATTTCCTATAATTTTGGTGGACATGTATCACCTCTATTATTACTATTTAGATAACAAGTTCACGAATTTGTATGTTATCTCCATTTTGAGGAGTAGTACCAACTGAGAAGTCTACAGCATTACCTGTGACTGTATAGTCTGTTGCTGGCCTCTGACATACACCATTTAAGAATACCATTAATGAATATGCTGTATGACCAGGAGATATAGCGAAGGTATTAGTAATACCATCTCCCGAATACATTACACCATTATTACCACTGTTGACACCAGTTGCGAGAGTATATTTGTCTGCACAACCATATTTACCTGATACATCAATATCACCAGTAATAGCAATATTACCTGTAATTCTAAATCTATTCAAAGCATCAGGTGCTTCACCAATACCATAATGAGTTACACCTGCATATCTCTGAGATACGATAGGTGCAGTGTCACTTAGACCGAATTTATACCAGATACCTGTATCATACATCCATCCTATAAAGGTTCCTGGACTCCAATCTATATTATATGCGATGTCGCCACTATTATAAGCAGCACCTGTCTGAGTTACTGGATTACCAGTACCATCATCCTCAGCAAGGAATGTGTTCCTTAACACTGTGCCATCTTCGTTGGCATATGTGTAGTTAAGAGACTGTATTAAATCCTGCGATGTTACTTTCTTCTGGAATGTAACTGGACCTGAGAATACAGATTCTAACTGGTTAGATGCACCACCAATAACTGTTAGTTTATCAGTAAGCACAATCTCTGAGAAGGTTTCAATAGTTGTACCTTCTTCACCCAACACATTTAATTGGGCAATATCTTCATTGGTTATCTGACCTGTAACTGGGTTAATAACCTGGTTACCAACGAATAACTCACCATCACTGTTAACACCTGAGTAGTAAGCAACACCTGCTGACTCCTTAAGTGACTGTGATAGTCTAACTGCATCCTTACTTAATACCTCCACCTGTGTAGATGGGAATGCAGTTGAGTAGTTTCCTGGACCAAAACCTAGATACTCAAACGTGTGACCCGATGCTCTAAGGATTGAATACCTTCGTAACTCTACAAGTATCGGTTGTACTGAGTTGTCAGCATTTAGTTTGAGTGCAATCTTTCTTTCTTCAGCATCACCTAATCTGGATGTGACACTAATACCATTCAATACGTTTGAAGTAGTATTATATCCTAAGTTATTCTCAGATTCTAATAGAATAAACTGAGATGTTTCCTTAGTGATACTTCTTTGTGTGTCCTCATTAGGAGTTGGTGAAGCACCGTCAGTGGTAGTAACAACACCGAGAGTTTCATTACTTGCGATAGATACCGCAGCAGAAGGGTCAGCAACTGGATTATCTCTGTCAAATGCAGGATATAAATCTACTGTTGCCTGTGAGAATGCAAAGTCATTAAAGTTAGATGTTGATGGAGATACACTAGCATTCAAGAATGTCAGATAGTATACACCGTCAGTCACACCTCGGACGAACTCTACATGTGTTTCTACAGCATATATGTAATAGGTTTTACTATATGCAGGACTATTGGTCTCACTACTTCGTGGCTGTAAAACGAAACCAGTAATGGGCTGTCTGGGAACAGGGAATGAATCCTTGTCCAATACATAGCGATACCTGTATATCCTATCAACCAAGTTCCTAGCATCTGGTATTCTCCTTACGAATGTAGTAGGTGTGAATCCAAGGTTCTGATAGAGACTGTTTGCCTGTAGTGTAGTGTAGATAGTATTCTGTGCTCCATCTACCTGAATATACCACTGGGCGTTTACTTCATCCCACTTGATAGGTGATTCATCATCACCTGACCTAGTACCTGTAACTGTGGTACCACTCGGATTGATTTCTGCATAATGTGTAGTTGGTTCCGATGCACCAGAGGCAATCAAGAGCACATATAGTCTATCAGGGGTATTAACATCATCCCTTCTAGCACCTACAGTATATCCCTGCACTTTGCTTGGTGGTCGGCCTGTCTCTACCGTATAACCGTAGAGAAATAGTTTTGTTGGGTCTGCAACACTCTTCGTCTTAGATATATCAATGGTCACCCAGTTGATAGATATCTCCTCAACATCACTCAGATCTTTGGGTGGTATAACGTGTGTTATCTGCCCTGCTTTATCCTTCGTAAACGCTGCTGCTTTAAAGCCTTTAGATCGGAGAGAAGTGTTACCAAAGTTTGAGTTCGAGTTGGTAATCGAGAGGTCTCCTCCACTGTCAGAGAAGAAATGATCTCCGAATCCGACTGCGAACACAGAGACGACTTGGATGAAAGCGTCGTTTGATGCTTTGATGTGTCGATGTCTCCATCCCTTTCGGTATTGTGCGAGTCCATTAATGTGAGCACCAGATCCCGCAGCCTGGGGTTCATATGCTCCAGTAGTTTGGTTGTATAAGACGAATGCTCTGTCATCTTTCTGAAGTGATATGCCAGTAAACTGGGCAACAACCATTGACTTGAAACCTGTTGCTTGACTACCGTCAGCATGCATACCATTTATACCCCACACTGATCTTAGAGAACAGTTAAAGACATATGGCGAAGCAGAGTCAACTGTATCAATCTCGACCTTGACTAGTACGTTGCTACCTAGTGCATTACCTGATGGCTCAGCAGACATCTGGTAAGTAAATTGGTTACCCTGTGCGGACGTTACTAGGAAACTACCATTGTATAGCAGAGCGTCTTGGTCAGTAGGACCAGTAACTCCCGATACGTTAACAGCAACACCAACAGAGAAACCGTGGTTCTTGGGGTTACCAAGTTCATCCACGGTAAATGCTGTTGCAGTTTGACCATTCCTTATAATCTGTGATACTGCAAATTCATCAGATATAGGACCAACGATTCTATTCTCTTCAATCCTTGGTTGCATTTGGTCTTGATTTATAATACCTGAGGTATCAGGGATAACTGCGTATCCTTTTGATATCTTCTGATAATATAATTCTAAGTCTTCTACATTAGCAAACTCAAAACAAGTAATCTTATGATGTGAGAAGTTTGGTGCAATTTGTGATAGGTCATCCCTATAATATACACCTGTGTTGTCACCATCAAAGAATGACATCTGCCAGAAATAGCATCCACCAGTTAGTTTGAATATAGCAGACTCAACTGGTTCGTTAGCAGCAGTTATACCAAGTGATCCTTGTACTGTTGGATATGGTACAAATTTAGGTACAATCTTAGTTCTTCTGAGGTCAGATCCGATTACAGACACACCCCTTGGTGCGATAATTCCACCACGAGTTGAATTGAATTTATAAAGCTCGTTAGAGGGGGAAGTTAGGTCAAAGTTAGTATTCTCGTTAAATGGTTGAATTGCGTTATAGTCAGCAATACCTGGTCTATTATCTACCACATACTCTGATGGATAGAGGTATATACTAAATGCGTCAAATTCGTCGTTTGAAAGACCAACCCTATAAGAGAATCTTGCTACTTCAAGGAAAGCACGTTGCAATGTCTTGAATGGACGCAATGCTGAGTTACCTCTATTGTCATATGCGTCAGACGCATCAAAGTCGTCAGGGTTGACGTATATAATACGACCAGTCCTTGACGTAATAATATTCTTTAAGCGGGTTAATGCCATTTATTATTATCCTTGATGTAGTTATTTAGGTGCAATATTAAGGTGCAGCACCACCACCGCCACCACCAGTAGCGACTTTAGTCAATTGTACCACTGGGAAGTCATCTGAGTTTGTTTCAAATCCATTAACCACATAACTAAGATCTGCTGCACTAGAATATACAAGTAAATTCTGTCCAGGTCCAACTATAATAGAACTGTTTTTATCGGTAACATTTGCATCTATTGCTTTACCATAGAAGAAATAATCCTCAGCATCATATATTCCTGTCTGGTCTGTATGAATACCAGTACTGATAGTTGCCACATCAAATGTTAATGCAGCACCTCCACCACCACCTAACTGAGAGTCATTGATAGTGAGAGTATCTGATCCAGCATGACCATACCCACCATCTAATAGGGTGATAGTCGCTGCTCCAGATCCATCTACCACAACAGTTACCTTGGTAGATGCAATGTCTCCAGACCCACCTGTTGAGTTAGGAGAAATACTTGTGTATGTACCCTGTGTCCTTGAGCCATCAGCAGCACCAACGTTATTAAACGTTAGCATCTTACCATCTCTAACAGTGGTAATTACTCTTGTACCATTATTAAGAGTAGGAGTATCATAGAATGCATCATTAACAGCAAATGCCTGTGACCCTTCTCCTAAAGTAACTTTAAGATGACATGACATTGGATACCATTCTTGGACATATCCATAAGGTCCTACTTCAACACCATTTGCCTCAATAGTTTGAGTAATCTGGTTAATAGTAAATGTGTCAGCAGCAGCGAGTGCTTCACCACCAACATCATAAACATATATGTCTGTGTATGTTGGGTCTGACTGGACTGATGCTTGGAAACCAACCCCAGTTGTAGATCCAGCAGGGGAACCATCTGCATAGGAGAATAGTAAGTTGGAAGTAGTATCAGTAATTTCAACTGAAGTATATGCTCCTGCTGTACCTGCGGTACCTACCTTACTTACTCCTGCTGTATACTCAGTACCTGAGCCATTAGTACCTTCAGCATCATCTGCTGAGAATTTCAGTGGGTAGTTACTACATGTAGCATCTGATAGGTCATACTTATATGTCCTGTCAATATTGAATGTAGGAGCATCAGCTAAAACGTGGTCAGTTGCGACTGCACTTGTCTGTGATATACAATACTTATTGTCAATCTGAGCAGCAGCGTTACCTGGGAATCCTAGAATTGCTGTTGCGTTAGATGAGGATCCAGTTATTGTCTCCGCTTCTGTCCAATAGTTTAAGAGATATACACCGTTATCTGTTAAAAGAGTAACAGCAACACCGTTGTTGTGGTCAACATCAGCAGTACCATAACGACCTCTACTTACACTTAAATCATTACCGTTGACTGCATCAATGGTCATTATCTCGTTATCAACTTTGATAACACCACCACCAATGAATCCAGTAGAGTCAGCGACTGTTAGAGTTTGGTCACCAGCTGCATATGTTGCACCCTCATCAATAGTTGATGTTGTTGCAGATTCAGACCATGCATTAACCTGTGACCCTGCCACAATAGCAGCAGCAGTGGTACCAAGAGCACCTCTTGTAATAGTAAGAGTATTAGTCAGTGTATCAATACCTGAAGCATTGATAGTTACAATTTCAGCAGCAGTAACACCACCAATGGTGATATACATTCCATCTGCAAGACCAGTATTACGAGATATCTTTACGGAAGTAGCACCAGATGCTATATCTGCATATTCAATATACATTGTAGGACCTACACTTCCTCTAAAGTTAGCAGTAAATCCAGAGGTAGAGCCTGTCAGGGTTTCTCCACCGTCGAATGTACCTGCCTGTGAGTCTGCTTGTAAAGGAGTAGAAGAAACTGGTAGGACTTTAGTGTAGTAAACAGCGATGTCAGTAGGTTTGAATACATCTAATAACTTTGCGGTTGCACCGTTAGTGGTAGTAAATGTAGTACCAGGAATAGCATTACTCATTGTAAATCCTGGGTTAAGGGTCAACTTATATGCTGATAGCGGGTTACCCTTTTGAAACTTGTATGCGGATGAGTTTAATCCATCCAAATGTAGCACTTGGTCATAATCCCTAAGTGCAGTCCTATATGTAGCAGCACTACCTGATTGATTGCAAACATTTAAAACTGTGCTTGCTGATCTCTCCGTATTGCATCGATATAGTACTGTATTTGTGGTTGCCCCTGGTTTGTCAGCGGCTAGTCTTCCTGCTGTCATTTGTTAATTACCATCCTGACATGAAATGTTGTTGTAGTCTTATCTGTCCTCCTAAGACAGGTGCTGCTAGTGCTCCACCGAAGGTAATAGCAACTTCTGAGATGTTATTCGTAGATAACAATGTAGCATCAGCATTCGGGAATTGAATGTTTACTGCCTCAGTAATATTTGACATGTCAAATGATACTATTCCATTGACATTATCTGGGTTATTTATCTTAGCAAGCTCGAAGGTTTTATTCTTCAAAGTTTGTGTCTTTAACTCTGACACTAAGATGTTTGTACCCGAAGTATTTAAAGGTGCTTCTGGTGGGTTATCTGGGAAACCAAAGACATATGTTTGGTTATCCTCTATATTAGATAGATCTAATTGAATCTTTCTACCTAATCCATCAGCAGGGTCAGTATCTGCAAAAACTGCTCCTTGATATACCTTATTACTTAAAATCTGTGTTGATTCAGTACCTACAATTACTGTATTCAAGTCAGGAAATACTACTGTCCTATCCTGAGTTAGATTTGATGCATCGAATATTACATAACGTGTAGGATTATTCTCATCATCAGAAGGTGTATTAGAGAATGTGGGGTTAACCATATTCTTGTTGAATACATTCTGAGCTGTTATGTCATCAAGTAATGTAGATTGTGTCTGTGATGCACCAAAGTCAGGTAGTTTATATGTGTGAGAACCTGGTGATTCCCATGCGTCAGTTTCAAACTTTGCTATCTTTGCTGTATCAGTGGTACCTGTAATCTGTAGCTCAGCATCCTTTATAAGGATAGTCTTATTAGTTAATGTCTGAAAAGTATCATTAGCAACTAATGTAGTAGATGTATTAACACCAACATTAGGTAAATCAAATCTTCTTGTACCTGACTGTGTAGAAATATTATCTACGTTAAACTGTGCTCTCTTAGCAGGGTTTTGGTCACCTGAAAGTAAGAAGTTAACATCAGTCTGGATTATAGGTGCTGCAACTGTGAAATATCCACTACCTTGAGGTTGCATCTCTATATTAGAAGTTGCCGATGCAGTATCAATTCCCCTAATCAATAAGGTACTACTACCATCGGTATTTGCTCTTCTGCTATTGTACAAAGCAGCAGAGCCAAAAGTTAATCCAATCTCATCTATTGCAGATTGGTACACTCCTGTGTCTCGGTCTAGGTCGAAGGCTATTCCTGGGGCTGTCTGTGATCCTGCACTCACTCCACGGAAAAGTTGATTAATCTTTGCTTTTCTATTCGGTATTAGCGGGTCAGAGATAACAATAGGCATTATAGCTTCACCAGTTACCAAATCATTAGAGATTGTTTCTAACTGTGATATTCTTTTAGTTGCCACTGAAATTCAAGACAATTTGCTACAGTTTTATTTATAAGGCTTATAACTGCCTATTTTTATTGGTGATAATGATGCAGTCATTGGCATAATCTGCTTTCATATCTAACTCATCATCGGGATCCCAACAGAGTTCTTCGTAGAGCATATTGAGCTGCTCCATGTCTTCGTATAGTTGATTTGGATTAGGCATAAGTACGTAGGCATTTATTTTTGTTAATATCCTGATGTATTTGTTGATACCAACACATAAATAGTGGTAGAATTAGAGGATAACAAGATGACCTAAAAGGTATATATCATGTTTCAATTAAACTTTAATTTCAAAAACTATGCATAATATAATTTCGCAAAATCAACTAGCTGAGTGGAAGCATTTCGACAATAATCGTTGCGATTTCACATCACAAGAGGAGAATATTGATGAATACTTCGCTTGTATGATAGATGCAATGAGTCCAGAAGCAAAAAGAATATGTCAAAGTCTTCTTTGCTAAGAAGTCAAATGTTTTATACTTAAATCACAGGAGTTAAGCGAAACTGCATAGAAAAAGACCCCCTTATGGGGGTTTTTTTTATCTAATCACGATATCATCTTCGTGAAAGTCACCTGTTGGTGGTGGCACGATTGGTAAGTAAAATCCACGTGGAGTCTTTGGTTGAATTATTTGAATAGTTTCATCAAACCATCTATTCAAAGAGTCGGCCATACGACGAAATCCGTAACCAACGTAAATTTGTCCTGCGAAAACTGATACAGTGCATGCACCCCAGAAAATATAATACCATCTACTCTTCACTTGAGCTCTGAGTTTCTCCCTCTTCAGTTTCGACTTTAGTCCTGTCATTATCTTTATCCATTTTCCTAACTATTCTATCATAGTCTGCTGCACTGTCAAGTAGTGCCTTTTTGAGTTCGTCATAACTCCAATTAATATCTTCCATCGGTTGAAAAACTAAGTGATACTCTAGGTCCATGATTAAATGGGTGATGATAAACATAGGCAGGTATGAAGATAGCATCTCCAGGTCTTAACCTATGACATACACCAGTATCAAATTTGTATGAGGTTTCTCCTATTGCTTGTACAATAAAAACGTCCATGTCATCATTATGACGACCGAACGTATCTGATAATTTACTGAAGGAAATATAGGTATGCATACAATTCATACCTACATCCTCTATTACTGCTTCGTATATTGGCATTATATTAGGTGGGACATATTGTCCTGTGCCAACTATTACTGGGAGAATTTTATCAGGCCATTTCTCGTTAGAATACCCCCAATCTCCATCTAATACATCTTCATCTAGTTTCTGGATTACATCATCCCATGTCACATCAGGAATGGGATAATATTGTTGTATAAATTCAACTCCTTCACTAGATAGCATCTAAATCTCCACCATGTCTTAAACCTGCTGCATATGCAGGTGGTTGGAAGGGTTCCCGATTAATAGTATTCTGGACTTCTGCCCAATCAGCATCAAATAATTCTAATCCCTTATCAGTAAGCACATGCTTATATAAGTTACTGAATATTTTAGGTGGCATGGTAACAACGTGTGCACCATTCCAGAATGAGCGAGTCACCTTATATGCGTCACGAATAGATGCTGCAAGTATTTGAGTCTTTGCTCCTTGCACTCTATACACTTCACTTATTGATCTGACAACCTCCAATCCAGCCACGCTATTGTCATCCAACCTCCCAATAAAAGGAGAGACGTACGTAGCACCTGCCTTTGCAGATAAGATAGCCTGAGCAGCATTGAATATAAGCGTAACATTAACTTTGATTCCCTCTTCTGATAGAATTTTACATGCTCCGAGTCCTTCTCTAGTGCATGGTACTTTTATTGTAGCAACGTCACCAAATTTCTTTGATAAACGTAAACCTTCCTGTAACATTTCTTCGGCATCACCCACTACCTCCATAGAGATATCTGGTACACCAATGTCCTTTATTTCAGAATAGACATCCTCTGGATTTCTACCTGACTTCATAATAAGTGTGGGGTTAGTTGTTACCCCATCAACGAGACCTGTTGCAAACTCCCCTCTAATGATGGAAGTCTCAGCAGTATCGAGGAATATTTTCATTTTGATTCTTGCTTTTTAATGTATGCACGTAGCTCAGGAGTTTCATCCCACTCCCAAACTGTTTTTCGGCCTTTGGAATCTGTCTGTGTCCACGATTTTCTTATGGTTTCTGATTCACGTAGTTTCATAATAGTTTACCTCCTGGAGCCATTTCAGATAGTGCTTGAGTGACATATGCCTGTGTCCCTACTGGGTCAGGTTTAAAATCCTCAGGACTTGGGATATTTATCTCTGGATTCTCTGGGTCTCTGACTTCAGAGGCCACAGGTGAGATTAACAACACAATTCCACTAGGAGTTGTTATCTTAAGGGTATGACCCTTAGATGCTAGAGATAGAGAGAAATCTACATTCTCTGCAAATTCTTTTTGGTCTAATGCTATTATATTCATGCTGTGTACGTAATCATATCTTCTGGTATAGTCTCACGGAAATGAGCAAGAGTTTCCTCGAAACCCTCCATCCCCTCACCATCAAACTTCCAAGAAATTACCTCATCGTATCCTTCATTGTCCATGATCTTTACTTCACGCTTTGAAATATTAACAAATACGTGTTCGAGGTAGGTTTCGGTATCACCAGTGATGTCCATAGGTCTAGTGTATGTATCCCATAGTATACATCAGTTTAGCATAACTGGCAAGCCATATATCTGGGTTGGACCACCTGCACAACCTGCTGCGAAGTAACCTGCACCTACAGAATATGATGCCATCCCAGTCCCCACCTGGTTTATCAAGGTACCCATAGGCACAAACTCAGAGATAACACCAGTTGGTGCTGCTACGAATGTGGCATGGAATCCATTGGTACTACCTGCGAGTATATCTGCCATGGTAGCTGGTAAGGTCTGTCCAATGGACATCCTTATCTGTGTTGGTGGTGCAACCGCAGGGAATGGTAAATCACATGTGATATCAATTATAGCACCTTTAACAAGACTAAACTGTCCAGTAATAGCAGCGAATGGGTTGAATAGAGCAATAAACTCAAATCTACCTGCATTTAGGAATGATGTAATCCAGTTTGCTTGGTTGACTATCTCACCATCAGCAATGTTCTCAATAGTATTACCTTCTATCTTAACGTTTTGTGAGTTAACCATCAAGGACTCAATACCTGTCATGCTGACCTTAGCACCCTGTATCTTAACCTCACCAGTATATGCTATATCATGGTCACCTTCCTTTCTAGCAGCAGACTTCTGCTCAGTATCATCTTTTAAATCACCTGATAATTGAGGACCATTAGGTGTCCTTCCCCACTCATCAGCATCAGGTGGATATGGTATCTGATCTATTGGATAGAAACCATCTGAGCATTTCTCTTGTAATGCTTTATTCCTCTTATAGAGTAAGAAGTTACCTCCTGACCCTAAATCATTTGCTTGTGACTGTGTATCAGAATCTACAACACCTGTAGTAACGTTAGTATCTACATCATTTACAGCACCACCAGTAGTATTCGTATCAGGTGATTTAGAATCTCCCTCTGAATCTGACTGTGGACCTTGTGAATGATTTTCATTCTTAGCACCTGTTACTTCCTCATGGAAGTTACCCATTACCTTAAGATAGAAGTCACCCTCTACTGTAAGAGTATAGTTACCTTTAATAGTCTCACACTTATCCTTAGCAATAATCTTAGTCTCATTGTTAGGTACATTAGTATGTCTATTACCCCATGAGTCTTCAAAACTACTAACACCACCTGGACCTGATACTATCCTCTTCTCTTTACCTGGAGTTGCATCATTAATAATCTTACTACCATTAAGTGATGTCTCTGTCTGCATCAACTGTGGGTCTATCTGTTGGAACATCTGGTCGATGTAACTGGTAGCACCAGTGATAGCAGCAGTTAATGAGTTAGCACCCGATATTACTTGATCAAATAGACCATCAACATCTTTATATGGTGTCCCTTTGACTGCATCCTCTAAGTTATCACATTCCGTGGTACCAAGCAGAGGGTACCACGCTTTGGACTTCGGACGTTTTATCTTCCTCCCACAATTCTTCTTAAATAACATACCAAGAATAGCAAGAAGGATTTGAAGTAGACTTCCCCAATCTAATGATGTGAAATCAAACTCCATAATCATACTGACTGTATCACCGAGTGCCCTTGCTGCTCCTGCTAATCCCTTAGCAGCACTAACAGCAGACATTACATCACCAGTAACGTCTCTAACACGATTCATTGCGTTAGTGATACCACTAAGAATACGGTTGCTTAATCCTTTAACTGCACTATCAATCGCTTTACCTATGGTACTACTGGCTATCTTATCTACCGCCAGGCTCGCCATTTGGTTAGCGAAGTTCGCCGTATCACTCAGTGCTCCCTTCACCAGTCCTAACCACATCGGTGTCTTAGCACAGAATATATCAAATATCTGTGTCAAGAATGACATGATAGTATTGATAACAACGATAGGTACAAACTGAGATATAATCTTAACAACCATACCCACCACCTCAGCGATGAGTTTAGCAAGCATCTCTTTAAGTGGTGCTAAGATACCAGATATACCTGAGCTCAGGAAGTTCATTACCTTACCAAGGTGCTCTCTCACCTTGTCTCCTGCCATCTTATTACCAGTAATAACACTGACGAATCCACCTGGACCTGAGCCCATAGATGCTGCCATCTCACCTAACTCAGTTAACATCCTTGTTAGGTCAGTCTCAAATCCTTTACCTGCTGGACCTGCAACACCATCAGCAATACCATTAGCATTAACAGGTGGTTTGATAGGGTTAGTTACTACATTACCTGGAACAGTTTGCTCCGCAGTACTGATAACACCTCTTGCTTCCTCTACATTACCATCTGTATTACTAGGAGTAGTTGTCTGCACCTTAGGATAAGGGTGACCATCCTTCTGCTGCTCTCCTGTTAATGATTTCTGTCCTGGAGTATTAGTCTTCTTCTTCTCTGCTATCTTAGGGTCTGCAATAGTGGTATCAGCATCTGACTGCTGCTGTTGGAAACCTCTAAATGAACCCAAGACACATGGTAACTGTGCTTCTTCACCATCAAGGAAGAAACCTAGCACCCATGCACCTGGTTGTAATTCTGTTGTAGTACCAGCAGATTTAGTCTGTGGTTTATCACATGGTAGTAGTACAGTAGCCCACGGTAGTATCTCAGTCGGGACTTCTTTTAGAAATGCTTTCTCACCCTGTACACCAGTATACCACCCAAGAATACGTACCTTGACCCTACCTAACTCGGAAGGATCCTCGTTGTCCTCAACTTCACCTACCCACCAAGTGTAGGTGTCTCTGCCCATGAAATCAGTCTTGGTTGACATTTATATAATAGTTTTCTTTTATTTATCCAACTTAACGAAGAGAAATTCTCCATCCTCTTCAGGTTTACCCCAACGGAAGTCTCCTGTTGTAACATCATAACCTGTATCTATGGCACGATATTCACCTGGTCTGAATCTTATTTTTGAAACCAACCTGATTCCATTTTGAATACATTCTCCATCTGGAGTCCCGTTCCACCAACCATTCTTCCAAAGCCAGACGAATGGACAAGTATTGGAACCATCAATAAGATTATAACTTTCACAGTAGACGATATTTTCATCCACATGTCTCCACTGATAACGTATATTATTATATGGTTTGTCTTCACCCTTATACTTGTACCATGACTTAACCTCTAAGGTACCATGGTTAGGTTCAATTATTCTAATATCAATCTGAGGCCACGTGGATGGATTAGAGAATGCTTGTCTCTGATTCCTATAGTGACCCACCACTTCATTGAATCTCATCTGAAAACAGCAGTAACTCCCATGACTGTAGCATTGGGATTTCTAGCAAGGGCAACTTTCTTTGCCTCATCATAGTCACGAGCCTGCACCTCTTCTTTGAATACAGTCCCTGCAACATATAATGTAACTTCACACTTCATCTATGTATCTCACAATATTTGCAATCATCACACTCATACTCACGTGAGTAGTCATCTAGTTTAGATATCAATTGATCATACTGACGAATCCTCCATGGAGAGTCAGCAGTCTGTTGATAATGTATACACGCATCTCTTAGTTGGTGTATATCTTGCTCATTAAATCTCATCACATGATTCTGTCATAGTTTCAGCCATCTGACCGCCTATTTCTGCACCCTGATTTCCACCAAACATTGCTACCCAACCTGCTGCTAACCATCCTACGAATGGTATGCCTGATACAGTAGGTGCAGCTGCTGCTCCAACGCTAGTGCCGACAAGTCTTCCAGTCTGTTCGCCACCACCGACTGCCTTTATACACTCTTCGGTTTTTGCACTGACCTTTCCCATGTCATCTGACTTACCTCCTGTGATAGCAAGTGCTGCGGGGTCAATCCATGCTGTAGGTGTAGAGACAGGTCCACCATGGTGTACTGCTCCATCCATAGTATACTCCTCAACTGTCTTAACTGTGTTGTTAGCCAGTCCTAGGAATCCACCCTTCTTCTTGATGTCCTTGGTGATGAACATCGTCTTAGGATCATTCGCTTTATATCTTATTCTATATCCTTCTTCCGAAACTTCTGCTTCATAGGTCGTAAAAGACCCTACTGGAATATCTAGGCTCGGCAATTTACTACTGTTACCTCCTCGGTTAGCAATAATACCGATCATGCCTAGATGACTAACGCCTATAGCAAGGCCAAGTCCTCCTGCAAACCATTTATTCATTTCCTGTCACTTTGAGCTCATTATTATATAGCAATATTAATCGTCGTATACCAAACACTCTGGTTCGTCAGGGTGTTGGTCGCAAAATAGTTCTAAAGCATTAGGATCGTGATGGTCACCACCTTCTATCTCAGATTTGTGGTGCTCTTGATACTCTATAAGGTCGTGCAACTCTTCTTTGTAGTGACGACGTGCAGCAGGATTAGTCATTGGATCCTCAAGGATCTCTTTATCATGCTGTATGTGTTGCTCTATAGTAGTCATAAGTTTTTACCTCCTTGTAACTATTTAGGCAAAGAGTCCCTAATTAACAGCAATTCAGTACTAAGACCTTCTTTTTCATAGGTATGTGTTAGAGCCGCAACAACATATAATCCTGAAAACTTCTTGTCTTGTTTGACTGTAGTATCAGATTCTTGTCGTGAAGCTGGAATGATTACCTTGATTTTATATCCTGCACCTATCCCTGTATTACCTGGTATCTTTACCTTTAACTGTATCGATTTAAGTAAATTATACCTCCCACTAGCATATTGTGCAACTGCCATCGCATCTATGTCAGGGTTTCCACCCGTACCAACATTAGTCTTTCCAGGTGGTAACTTAGTACCTTTAGGTTGATTCTTCATACCAGGAAGAGCACGGAGTTTCATCCTAGTAGGTTGACTGTTATCAAAAAACTCTGGTAACTTATAAGGTGGTACCTTCTCTACAGTAGTTGCCTTACCAAATATACCCATCATCTCAATCTCGAATGCCTGACCAACGGTACCACCTGGGGACGTTGTATTATCACTGACGTTATCACTACCACCATCACCTGACTTACTACCTGAAGTGGGAGTGAAACTAGCAGACTGCACTGGTAATGCTATACCTATAGCAGCAGACTTATATGTACCCCTCCTCATATTCTGAAGATGATTTGCTTTATCTGGATAGTCTATAGATTCAATACCATAAACACCACCATCAGCAGGGTCAGTACCTGGCTGCACGTAAGTATAGGTGTAGATATATTTGGTAGCACCACCATCAGCAATGGAGTCTATAGATTTAAAATTAAACCCATTCCTATTCTCAAAGAATAAGTATCCAGACTGTTTAACAGCCCCTTTACTACCAGTCAACCTAGTTACCTTATCAGTCATGTATGCTATAGCATCACTAGGTTTCCAGTTACATGATATGTAAGTAATCTTAGAATGATTCTCAAAGTTTTCAGATACTGCCTTCTTACCTGCCTTTAGATACTCCTTACAGATATGCAGAGGAATATTCTCTACATCCTTAGACCCTTTACCTGGACCAAATGCTTTTAATATCTTAGTCATTTCATCATGGAACATCTCAGGAGATACACAATACAGATTATACATCTGTCCTCTCTCAGACTTAATGATGTCACCTATCTTATAGACCTGTAACTTTACCTGTAGGGGTATCCTCTTAGGATCCTTTGCTCCTTCTTCAGAGATTGCACTAGCAGTCTCTATATCCAATTCTATTGTCTCTGCACCCTGCAATAACTCATTGAAATCTATTGCATCTATCATAGTAAACTCAGCACGTAAGAATGATGATTCTATTGACTCATAGTATTTAAACTGAGCCACCATGTCCCTGATATCATAGACATCATCGTTCATCATGGTAATCTGCATCTTAGTGATTACCATCTCAGCATTGTTACGAGCTGGTGCGTAGGTTGTCTTCTTTACCTGTGACATTACATTAACTCCACGGGCTCAGTCATAGCATCAGCAATGACCCCAAACTTAGGTCTAACGAATTTATCTGAGTCTAAATGTTTCTTACCTGGAAGTACAATTGCTTGCTGCTTACCTGCACCACCTAGAGTAATAGGTTCCCCACTCTCATTAATAGTATAATTCTCAGGGTTATGCATAGCACCATGTATCTTCTGGAACTTCTCTACCTGTTTCTTAATTCTTGCTTCATTGATCTGGTTACCAACATTATCCTTTAATCTCTTAGCACCATCCAGAACATTACCACGTCCATCCAGATCAAACAGATTACCAGTCATCATGTCAGCAGCACCTGCCATCCATCTCATCAGACCACCAGGTTTTCCTTCCTCATTCTTCTGATTTATTACATTCTTTATACCATCCTTCATGTCACCACGTTTGTCAAAATCAAACGCATTACCAGTTAACATATCAGCATACCCTGCTAGGACTCTCTTCATCCCAGTAGGTCTGTCTTCACCTTTAGGTTTACTTACCTTCTTAACTATAGCAACAGTGCCACCCTGTGCAAATGATGGAGCAAGTTTATCAACATTGACATTATATACAGGTCCACCTATGGAATAAGGTAAACTATACCCACCTCTAGCAGCTTCACCCATTCTCCGACTGGTGAGAGAACTATCCTTTCTTGTAGCAGGAGTGTCGAATGGTACCACAAATGCTCTACCACCTGACTTTCTTCCTACCCACTCTTTACCATGCCCAATGAATGAGGTTTGCTTACCATCTAATGATACTGGGTAACCAGACTGAGGACCATTAATCCATCCACCCTTGGCGAAATCCATATCACCATACTTCTCTTTTGCTTGTTCTGATGTTAATATTTCCCATCCACCATTCGCTCTATTTGCTTCGAGACGTGCTATCTGATCTTCATACACCTTTCTTTCTTCATCATCCATACCACGATGCATTCTCATCCTAACCTTAGCAATCCTTAGATCAGTCTCCTTATCGGCAGTCATATCACCAGTATACTCTCGCTTCCCTGTCTCTGGATTAAAGGATGCGGTACCCTTGCTACTGCTCTTAGTTACTGTCGTGTCTGTCTGTGTTTCTTCTCCTCCACCACCTACTTCATCCTTAGGACCTGCGTCCTTCATAAAGAATTTCATAATAGCAGTCAATGCTTTCATACCCATTATCAGTGGGAAGAACATTACTTTAAAACCTGTACCTAATATCTTAGTAATGAGTGGCATATGTGGTTCAATTGCTGCCAATATCTTCGACATAAAAGCACCAAGAGTCTTGAAGAACTGCTCAAAAGGTTCCTTTATCTGTCCTATGACATCATTAAATACCTTACTGACCATACCAAACCATTCTTTCAATGGTCCGATAATGGGTTCTAGCATCTTACCGATACCCTTACCTATCTTACTTCCCGCTAATCCTCCAAGTGCTCCACCTATTGCTCCCGCACCTGGAATACCAGTAGCAGCACCAAGTTTAGCACCGATCATCTGACCTGCACCCGCACCAACACCCGCACCAACTGCTTCTGCTCCACTACCACCTGCTGCTAACGTTGCCATTGCAGCACCAGTACCAACTAGAGCTCCGTTAAGAAGTTTACCATACTTACCAACAGAAAACTTTCGCATCTTCTGTCCTGCCTTGGTAAATTTCATCATGTTCATGATGCCCTTACCTAGGGATCCAACCACCCACTTCAATGCTTTAAGTGTTGCTAGTGGTTTCTTAAGGAATGCAAACCCTAAGAATATAGGTGCAGCACCTATTAAAAACTGTGCAAGACCAAAGATACCTTTAAGACTTATAGGATTCTCTAAGAATTTTGTAATACCATCCAGAGCTGTCCCTGCTGACCATGCTAGTACATTATATACAAACTTACCTATAGCAGCAAACCCCTGAGCAAGTTTCTGGACTTTATCTGGATTCTTACTCACCCAATCTAGTATCTTATATCCTAGTAATAAAGGTATAGCCCAACGTATTAATTTTAAGAGTCCACCAAACAGTCCACCTATCCCTGCTTTAGCACCCTCCTTGAACATCGTCTTGATCTTCTTAAAGAGTGGTTGCTTACCTTCATTATTCTTCTCTGTCTCTTCTCTGGCTAAAAGTTTTCTTCTCTTCTCTTCTGCTTTCTCTCTATCTGTCTCTCTCTTAAGTTTTAACCTCTTATACTTGTCTTCTTTCTTAGTGAGAGCAGCATTATCTGATATCTGTGACTTAATACTATCTCTCCATCCCTCTAACATGTTCTGGGAATTGATAGAGATACTGTTCAGGGTAGCACCAAGGGAGTTAAGACCCCTTGTCATCGCACCCATACCTGTATTAAAAGACTTCTTAAACTTACCCATCTCAGCAGCTGCTGTTAGGGGAGTATATTTTGTAGCACCAGAAGTTGCACCCTTATAAGATATCATCTTATAGAGTGTTGCCTTTTGTACTTTAACTGCGGGTGTTGCCATCTATTAACAACTCAACATTGGTGAAGGTTTAGTGTATACAACTTTAGTTGCACCGCTTCCCTGGTTATTTATTATGGGCTGAAGGACTTTCCTTGTAATAGTGATAACCTGTGGTGCAATGTCATCCATTGCCTCCTCAGCGAAGTGGTACTCAGTCATTTCTTTAGCAGCATCCCTATCCTTAACCATCATTTCCATTTGAATGTTGGTAGGGACACCAGTATGATGTATAGAAGGTTCTGGAGTTGGTACTATAGGAGTTTCACCACCCTTGGAGAAATTCTCATTGTATATTGAGTATGCTCTTACCTTCTTATTACCTTCTGAATCAGTATAAACTAAGTCATAGTCTTTTAAGAACTTCTTATACTCAGTCTCCACACGTTTGTTCGTCAGTTTCGCTGCAACACTATTATTAAGTATTGGATAAAGTATTCTAGGATGTATCTTACCTTCTAAGGATCCACCTGGAAGTATATCTCTAATAGTATGATGAGGTTTCGCTTTCTTGAGTGCTATCAACTCATCCATAATATCCTTATTATGTTTTATCAGTTGATGTAGATCAATTGACCCAAGATGCTCTTCATATTCTTCGGAAGATGATACATCAACTACTTCTCCATTAAGGGTCTTCTCAATATGCTTAGTTCTCAACTGCTGCCAACTATAAACGAATTGATCTGGTGTAGGTCTACCAACGTAGTCAGTAATCTTAACAGGTCCAGGGTTTCCACCACCAGCTAAACTTTTAACTAATTTAATAGCACCACCTGCTGCTGCATAGAATACAGGTACATTACGTTTAACAATTTTTACCTCTCCACCTTCTGCCTTCTCCTCTGCCAGGTCAACATTAGCACCTGGATCCTTACCTCTTATAACTCTCCATGCAAACCCTATAGGATTAGCTGCGAACGCTATCATATTCTTGACAGCACCTATAACCATGCCAATAATCTTCCCTATCAATGATATAGCAGGTCCCATCACTATCTTAATGAAGTTACCTAGTGGTGCGAGTATGGTCATTAACCATTGACCTAACTTACCAACAAACTTGAATAAGGTACCAAGGAAATCCCAGTAACCAGTCTCTTTCATTAAACCCTTCACCAGATCCCACAACATCCTAAACATCTTACCAATAGGTTCAAATAGTGGTTTGATTACTGGTAAGAATGTCTTACCTACCCACTCACCTAAGAAACTACCAATAGCATTACCCACTATAGGTGCAAATGGTCCTAAGAATGGTCCTAATAATGCAGTACCAGCAGCAGCACCTAACATACCACCTGCTGCCTGTCCAATACCTGCACCTACTGCTTCAGTTGCATCCTCTCCACTCTGTATACCTGAGAAAATACGTGTTGCACCACCTAAAATAGCAACACCTTTCATCATTCCAGGGGAAGATAACTTACCACCAATCCCCTTCATCTTCTTACCAATTACACCCTTACCCTTTCTCCACTTCTTTAATGCACCTGCTTTGAGGTTACGTCCTCTCTGTTTAACAGTAGGACCTACTCTCTGTTGGAATGCATTTTCTTTACCTGCACGACGTGCAGACTTACGCATATTTTTATATTCTTTCTCTGAATATATTACTCCTGTCTTTTTATCCTTATATCCTTTCTTCCTCCAAGCTGCCTGTGCTTCTGCTTCTCCCTGTTGATCTGCTTGACCACCAAATACATCTTTCAATCTATTAACATCAGTTATCAACTTCCATGGCATCACCATGTAGGATGCAAACCTTAATGCTGCAATACCAGATGCAAGTTGAAGGAAACCTCCCATAAATCTGAAAGTCCTCTTAATTGGACCTTCATCAAATCCCTTACCAAATAGATTGGTAAGACCATCCATCACCTTATTAATACCAAACCCTACTACCGCCCAACCAAATTTAGCGATAGCAAATATTGCTTTAAATACTTTCTGAGCTTTCTCTGGGCTCTTTGATAACCAATCCAAAACACCCATTGCTAGGAAGAATTTGAATATAGGTGTTAAGAATCCAGTAATCATCCCCAGAAAGGATTTCATCGGACCTTTAGCTTCTTTCTTCTTCTTATCTACATCCTTATCAGCATCTTTCTCACCTTCCTCTGCTGCATTCTCAGTCTCCTTTCGTCTATTCCTCCTGAACATGCGAACAAAACGAGAGAGAAAACCTCTATGTTTCTTCTTATCGTCTTTATCTTCTAAATTAGCAGTATCTACGTCTGTCTCTTGCTTATCTGCTAACCACTCTTTCTCAAACTTTATTAGTTTATGTGTCTCAACATAGTTCTTACCAATAGACTCAGTAACTTTACCAGTCTGATTAATACCTTTACGAAGCTCGTTAAAACCATCCGTGAAAGCTCCCTTCTCGGATATAGGTTTAATTTTAACGTAACTACGGATGGACATCTACATTGACATTTTTCTTTCGTCTGCTTTTTGCCTACGCTCTTCCTCTTGGATATGAGCTAATAGCAGTTGTATATAAACATCACGTTCCCATGGTACCATATTCTCTAATTCAGTCAGAGAGTATTTGTGGTGCTGCATTAATGCGAAGTTAGTCCTAAAATAGTTTTCAAGACTGTCATGCATTAACGCTACTCGAAAAAACTTGCTAGTCCCTCCAGTACCAACTCTGACTTGACCTTTGTCTTAGGATTAGTTACCTCTAATGTATAAGAGAGTTTAGGCATAGTCTCAAAGAAGTTTTGGATCTTACCAAACTGCTCTGAGTTTAGGTTCTCTAAGAAATCAAGTGCTTCCTTCTTAGTGAAAGAATCATATACTTCCTCCTTGTCATACACTTGGTTTATACAACCTGCTGCAAGTTGGAATACATCATCAAGTGAAGGTGTATCAGTTAGATTTTGTTGGACAAAAGTCTCCAATGAAGGATACTTCATCTCAATACCAACACCACCACCAACATCAATCTTATTGTTATGTCCTTCAGGAATAACAACATCGACTTCTCCTAGTGGTACTTCAACTTTTACTTGAGTTTCTTCATCATCTGGGCATGTGACCTTAAATTCACTAACTTCACCAACTGCTGAAGCACGAATCTTCAAGAATATAAATTCAATCTCAAATGTTGCTAGGTCTTCAACTTTGGATTTCAGGTTGGTGCAGTTTCTAATGATTGTCTTCACTGCTTTCATCATTTGCTTGTCGTCTTGCGACTCCATAGCGAGATAAAGCAATTTCTCTTCCTTAACTAGGAAGGGTCTATATGTAATTTTGCGACCTGTAATAGGCATCTCAGCTTCATATTCAGGTATGGCTAACTGTGGTAAAGGCATAACAACTAATTATATGTTAACTATTTAGACGTGTATACTGACATGGTTGATCCTTATTCCAGAAATTGAAATTAAAGGAAATTATAGTCTTAGGTATATCTATCATGTTAGGGGGTGCTCTATGTATAAGAAAACTAGGAAATGCTACCACATCTCCCTCCTCTACATCTAACTCATGGACATCATCAGTAAATGGATCCCTATACTCTGTCTTAGGGGTACCACTTGGCATATCCAAATAATAAACACCACTAAATTGACAGTCATGGCAGTGCCAACTGTGATATTGGTCTTTCGTATATTGCTGATAGAAGAAAGTCCTTACTTCAAATCCCTGAAAGAATGCACCCTTCATCTCCCTAGTAAATTCTGTTAGGGTATCATATATCCTATCTTCTACAAAATCCAGATATGGACGTGGTACATCTCTGTCTATATCATAATCAGACATAATATCAAGGTCATTTGCACGTATCCTTGCCTTCTGATTGTTAATAGCGATCAGTGCAGAATCCTTAAACTCACTATGGTCCTTAATCTTCCTCTTGAAGATTGGACATTCAATTTTCATCATATTAATAACCTACTTTTGCAACTTGTTTCTGGGATGTATCTGTTGATAATGCACTACCAAGATCAGTAAACTCATTTATATATGAGTCAGTATCACCACCCCATTTACCGTCATCTACTGTATCGAATCTAAATCTCTCGTATGCAAACTGCACAGTCAACTTCTGTAGTTGTGTCTGCTCGTTATTCCATGTCATCCCTGATATATCTTTAGGGAATGCACCATAGAATTGCCATACTGCTGAAACTCTATTAAGTCTGGATCTTGCTACCTTACCTTCTTTAGTAAGACCTTCATATACTACGTTAGAACCTGTTTCCCACTTAAGTATGTTGATACTTGTCACATATTCATCATAAAAAGTTGCCCTATTCTCTCCATCATGTGCTGTATAGCTCATCCAGTTCTGGAAGATTGTGTTATGAATCTGGTCTTTAGTAACAAGGAAATCAATACTTAAAGGACCATACTGGTTAACAGAATAGGCGAAATTCCTTGCTACACCTACATCTCTCTGTGTACCAGTCATAATTGCTTTACCAGGAACTACTACCTGATCAGCAAGATAACTAAGAGATTCGACTGCTTCTCTATAATCTGTCCTAATGGTATCAACCTTCTTTCTTAAGACGAAAGGTAGTGCCATATCAACTGTATACAGGTTTGATTTAGAAGGTTCTTTCCTACCTCCTCCAATCAACTGTCTAAATTTATCAAAACTATTAGTACTCACTTGAGTCTACTCCATATTACTGAACTAGGTACTTCCATTACTTTCCCAAGTCCTTTAGGTCTTATAACAAATTGCTCTACTGGTAGAGGTACCATTTCATGTAGGTCTTCTTGAGGGACTCTATACACTCTGGTAGCATTAGATATAAAGTATTTATGATAGCAACGCATAGGAAATGAAATACCACCATCAGCCCAGTTACCAGCTATGGTTACCCTAGTAGTTGGTCTCAGATAATGTAAGTTACCACCTGAAAACTGCATCTTATCATAATCAACATCAACTATTAGTACCATAGGGAATGTATCCCAAAATAGTAGATCTGGTGTCGCTGCTGAATAATTAAAGAATATAATATCACCCACCTCAAAAGCACCTGTATACTCTTCAAGACCATACTGTAACTGCTCTCTATACCAAGTCTTATTCATTGGCATACCACCAGCTAATTCTTTTATGTCGGCAAAAACGCTCATACTCCTAGTTGATGTTCTGTAATAATGAGAAAAGACATACGACGATCTGCACAGTATGCTCTAGCTGCTTTCCATTTAGCAGCATTTACATTATATGTTTTAACCTCACTTAGAAAAGTCCTTGGTTTCTTCTTCCCTCTGCGTGGGGGTTTAGTCTGAGCATAAGGTTTGACTTCGACGATACTCCTGGCGAGTAACCCCGACTTTGTTCTTGCTTTAACATAAAAATCTGGATAATAACGATGAACACGGTTGTCCAGAGGACTCCTGTAAGGAATAATAATCTCTTCACTACCCCACTCCAATACGTTTGCATTTCTATCACACCATAGCATAAATTTCTTTTCCCACAAACTCCTATAAATAATGTTTGTAGGATCACCCTTATATTTTTTGTAGTTGACTGGTCTGAATTTACCTTTATAACTCATGACCTTAGTATTCCCCCAAGCCAAACCATATGGAGCACATTCTGCTAGTAGCAATGAAGCGATCCGTGATGAATCGGCTCATCCTACCCAAGTAATTGACTACCTTAAATTAGATATTTATGGTCATCAAAACAATGATCTACAACAGTCCATATATCTCTATTTACCACATCAGCTACAAGAAGAATATACAGCTGATTATGAAGGTGTAACATTGGGTGCAGTTGGTGCTGCTGCGGTACAAACAGCAATAGATGGATTAGCAGAAGGTGGTCTACCTGATGACTTTGGACAAACTATATCTGATGCAGCAGAGTCTGGTAAACCAATGTTAGGTTTCAGAGCTGGATCTGAAGTTTTGAATAAAGTAATAGGTGCACAATCACTGGGTGGAGCACAAATCAGTACCCAAGGGTTATCTGCTCTAGTCCAAAAGAAAATATTCAACCCTTATGAAGAGGTGTTGTATAAAGGTACAACTTTCAGGAATCATGCATGGAGTTGGACTATGGTACCAAAGAGTGCCAAAGAAGTAAAGACAATATACGATATCATTCATACACTGCGTAAAGCAGTACTACCTGGTAAGGATGGAACCAACTGGTTGACCATTCCTGAATACTTCAGAGCATCTATTGTAAGATATGTTGATGCTACTGGTACAGAAGAAGAATTAAGTGATCCCAATAATAGTGGGGGATTCCTAAACGCATTAATGCAGTTTCCTGCCAAAATGGTGTGTAAAAGAGTAAATGTGCAGTTTCAAGCTGCGGGTGCTGCTTATTACACGTCATTGAGATCTATGGAAGATGCAGTCAAATACCTAGATTATGGTCCTACTGCCTATCAATTAAGCTTGGATTTCCAAGAGACATCTTACCTTACAAAAGAGTCTTTTGACAAACAACAAGAAGAAAACACTGGCTATTACAATAATTTCTAATGTCTAATTATTTCTCATATCTACCAGAGGTCTATGTAAGGACAACCAGTTATAGACAGAATAACGTTGATCCATACAGTCTTGCGAAGAATATCTTCAGAAGAATCAAGATCCGTGAAGACTTATCTGACATTATAATGGGATTTTCTCAATATACCATTAAAAACAACCAAAGACCTGATCAGGTTGCATATGATTTTTATGGTGATATGCAATATGACTGGGTGGTACTACTTTGTAATAATATCCTCAATGTATACGATGAATGGCCTATGACCGAGGATGAGCTAGAAAGATATATTGATTCAGAATACGAAAGTCCCGATTCTGTCCATCATTGGGTTACTCAGAAAATTAGAGATACAAAGGGTAGAGTGCTAATTAAACCAGGAATGGAAGTTCCTGAAAATTGGGCATATACACGTCCTGACGGTACTGTGGTAGGAAAGGCAGATACCGTAAGACCCATTTCTGTCTATGATTACGAATCTGAGAGAAATAACTATAAACGCAATATTTACCTTTTACGCAAACAATACTTAGGTGGGTTTGTAGAGGAATTTAAGAATTTGGTCGATTATCTTCCAAATAGCGAAACTAACGAAGAGACAAATGCCAAGAAATCGAAGAATACCGTCCAAGAGCAATTCGTAACTGTTAAAGAGGCATACGTCACAAATATTGGTTTAGACAGTACTATTGATTTTGCTTCAGAGCAAGATTACTCTTCTAGGACGTTTGACACATCTGCTGCAACTATAGGAGAAGGACAAACATTATCAGATTCTTCGGTTACAGTAACAACTTCAACAACTAATGATTCCCCAACCACGACTTCTAACCAGTATGGAAGTGGGTAATGTTACGATTCCTTAATAAAGTTTGTGTCAGGAAGGGACACGGTAATATATCAGCTTGCATTTTACTCGTATTGCCTATATAATAACAGCAGTAACCCCAAATATGTCCAAGATGCAAGCATACGAATTAAATTTCGATTCCACAGATTTTGAATCGTTTAACGATAGAAAGGGTAGAGTAGCAACTTTACCATGGAAAACTACTGATGAGTTCTTCGTAATCAAGACTCAACAAGAAATGAAAGAAGGAAAAGGTCGTCCTAGTGCACCTCCAGGATGGAATACTCGTGCAGTTAAGGATAAAAACAATCCACAACGTTGCGGATACCATTGTTTTAGGAGTAGGCATTAATACCTACTCGACCCTCCAGGCAAAAAAATACCCCCGATTTTTTCGGGGGTTTTTCTTGATCTGAATTAGCAATAATATGTGTGAAGTCTAGTGTGTTCGTGCCAGTAGCCACGACCATGCGGGTTGCCCCCTCTTACCCATTCCTTCTCAGTTATGAGTTTCTCACAGACTTTTCTCCGTCTTGGACGGTGATGATGGTGGTGACCACCGTGATAGTGGTCATACCTCCAATCTTCCCAATGTCCAGATCCATGATCATGTCCATAATGATATGATTCTACAAATGGTTCCCAAAACTCTTTCCAAGTTAGTGCTTCTGCCTTAATCGGTGTAGCAACACCAATAAGGAGGATGGGAATCATTAATAGTTTTTTCATTAGTCTTCGTTAGCTAGAGCAGCGAAATAGGATAAATCTGGTGAATCACCTGACTCTTCTATTTCTTCTATTTTAGCACCAAATCCACTGGTTTTGGTGGGTGTAGGGTCCGCTTTAACAACTGGACTATCAAATGCAACTAATTCTTCGTCTTCCTCATTAGATTGGACGGTTGCTTTAGTGCTTTTATTCAATACTAAATTCAATCTGGCAGATAACTGCTCATAACTCTTGAAGTTCTTAAGGTCAGTAAACTCTTTAAGAGAGTATTGTGACTTCCAAATCTTCTCAAGTTTTTCATCATCAAAATCACCTAACGTGCTTGGTACATCAAACTCACTCTTATCATAGTTCCAGTATCCACCAATGGTCTGGATCTTGATCTTGAAGTTAGCACCTTTCCACAAATCAAAGGGATTGATTGGTGTCTCATCCTCAAATTGAGGTTGCATTGCTGAAGCAATCTTGTCATGGATTTTCTTACCATACTTGTAAAGGAATGTTTTTCCTTCATTTTCTGGATGTAGTTGATCCTTAACAACATAGATGTTACTGTAGTAAGATAGCTTACGCTTTTGCTTACGAGCAGTATCTTTATCAGCATCTAGTCCACTATTCCATAGTGTCCTATTCAATTCACCCACAGGATCCTTCTGGTTAAGTGTAGTGAGAGAGTTCTCAATATACCAACCACCTGGTCCTTGGAATGCATGACTCCAAATTTGTGCCCATGGAAGGTCTTCACCTTCAGGCTCAGGAAGGAATCTAATAACAGCATAACCATTACCTGACTTATCTACCTCTGGTTTCCAGAGTCTTTCATCAGGACCACCTTGCCCTTGAGGTTTAGATAGTTTCTCAATCTCTTGAGTTAGTTTGGCGAATGTACCAGACTTTTTCTTTAGGCTAGAAAATGACATTTGTATTTGTCTCCGTAATTGTATTGTGATATTTGCTACTGGATTATAGTAGCGTACTATTTAGGCCAATGACCATCCATCTTTGAGCGATGCTCATTGACAGCAGTCTTTATGGCACGTCTGAGGAACTTAGACACGTTAATATCGTAGTCCTCCTTGAGTTGTTGGAGATCCTCCAGGATATATAACTCTTCTTTAGGAAAAGTTACAGTAACCTGTCGTTTATCCATTTTCAACTCCCTGCTCCTTTAGTTCTTGTCTCCATGTACGTAGCTTCTGCTCCATACTATCAAGGACAACCATAAGATTCATACCAGTACTATACTGCTGATCGCTCATTATGTCAATCCTTTCTTTAATTGCTTTAGCACTGTCATCATCCTGTAACTCGTTTGCAGCTAATTGTAACCGTGCATAGAATACTTTCTGCTTTGCTACTAACTCTAATGTCTTCTCAATATGGTCTAGTCTCTCTGATGGAGAAAATTCCTTGAGTCCAGATGACATCTTCAAGAGTTCAGTATAACATGCTTGAATCTCTTCCAATTCTTCCTGCACTACTTCTGATTTAAAAAAGTCGTCCTTCATAGGTTTAAAATGCCTCTACTTGTCCGTTTAATATAATTAAGTTGCTGTGCGTCCCATTTAATCTTATCTTTTAGAGGTTTAGATATCAGTTTACCAACTGTAGTTACCTCTATATCAAACTCTTCGCACACAGAAGCTACTGCTTCAATATAATTGATTAGTCCGTTGCTTGCTTTATGTCTGTCCTCTACAAGCGAAGTAAACTTCCCCTGTGTCATAAACTTATCCTCTATCTCTTTCATTGTATAACTTTAACGTTTAGGTGGGATACTCCACTTGCATTAATTAGTCCTGTGGGGAACCAATTTGCTGCTATGGTTATTCTATCATCTTTAGATGTATTTGGCAATGCTCTGTGTTGTATAGCAGGTGGAAATACAATAAACTTACCTGCTTCGGTAGGTTCATTGTGGACTAGGTTGTATTTCTCCTCTGTCCATGCACCGCAAGGCCATATATTAGAGTAGTGAAACCATGGATTAGGATGCACCCAATGTGTTACGTCATTGTAATCACCTGATGCGTAATAGTTACTGGACATAAAACAATTTGAATGAGTGTGGTCAAAGAACCACTCCCCAGTCTTATTTAGATTAGCCCATGCAGAATTACACACCATATTTGTAGTGATACCCATATCTTCCTCGATTTCGGCCATGCAGTCTTGCATCCAGTCGAAAAGATCCTTGAGGTCAGGTATATTATAGAGGTCACTGCCTCCTACACCATCCAAAGGTACCCCATCCCAAATCCAGTTGGTGTCATTGTGTCTGTAGCTAAGACCCTTAAGGGTCTGTAGCACACCATCTCTCTTCTCCTCAGGGTAGTAGAACTTATAGAATGGTACGCTTAGGACATCACTCTTCATCTACACTCTCTAACTCTTCTATAGAATCAACTGGTACCTCATGTCCACCAATATTATACCAATGCTGTGGGATACCAATGCTATCTTCTTTAACACCCAAGTATTCCAAATCACTGAAGGTATTCTCTCGTAGCATTGCTTGAAGTCTATAGTGTATCAGTTCCGATTTCTTCATGGTATAATTTAATCCAATCTATGAGGGTATCTATGTAAGGTATCTTATCATATTTCTGCACTACCTGAGTAGTACCATCTTCAGCAACAGATAAGGTAACAAGTTTATCTACCTCCACACCTGTCATCTCATAATACATGTAAGCATATGCTGCTTCTTGCACAAAGAATTTATCTAAGTGCTCTTCTTTCTTAAGATTCTTTGTTGTCTTGAAATCTATAATAGCAAGTTCAGAATCAAAGCTGGCAATGCAATCAACACGGCCAGCAATACCCAAATTGCGAGAGAAAAGAGGGGCTTCAATAGCAACAACATCAGAAATCCTATCAAGAGTCTCACGAGCAGCCCTAAAAAGGTACTTGGGAAGACCTTCGCTTTCCTCAATTTTTTCCAATTCATTGTTAAGATAATGCTCCACTAAGTTATGGTACTGAGTGCCTCTCCATGCTGACGCACGTCTGACCTTCTCTGCTTCAGCGAAACCAACTCGCTTCTGCCACTTCAGTATACCATCTTTAGTTGCGTTTGACACAACCGTTGTGACACTTGGCAACCAGGCACTATCTATCTTATAGAAACGACCAGAGTCCATGGTACGAGTCTGCAGTTCTTTTATGGGAACTGCTGGACCTATATGTTTAAACATTAATCAAAACCCATATTAATTTTAGTTATCAGGTATTCTCGAATGAATCCTGACCTTACTATATCACTTATATCAAACTCGGTGCAACTAAATGCATCCATTGACTGAGTAATCTTCATAAAGTCTAAGACTCCTGACCTTTCTTGTTGTTTTACTAGGTCAGACTGCATGTAGTCTCCTGAGAATATAATTCTACTATCCTGACCAACACGAGTGACAATACTGTCTAACTCATGGAAGTTTAGGTTAGAGAACTCATCTACTATTATAATGGCTCTGTCAAGTGTTATGCCACGCAAGAAAGAAGTAGACCAGAAGTCTATTGATCCTTGGTTTCTTAGGTTTTCATATAATACTTTGAATGCTCCTTCATCAGGCATGTTAAACATATATCGCACCATGTTTTTATATGGTGTCTGATATAGGTTAGACTTGTCTTCCTCATCACCTGGTAGGAATCCGATCTCTCTTGTAGGGACAAGAGACCTAACAATATATACTCTCTGGTATGGAGAAGATGGTTCTAATACTGCCTGTAGTGCTAGGTAGAGACTGATAAATGTCTTACCAGTACCTGCTGCACCATGTAATACAAGATTCTTTCCATCAGCAAACGCATTGAAGACATCTTGTTGATGGTCTGTCAATGGAGTTATAGTCCTGAGATGCTCAAGATTGATGGGCGGTTTCTTCTTCATTGCTCTTGATACGGTACCGTTTCCGTTACCATTACCGTTGCCGTTCTTCTTCTTACGTACTGGCATAATTTATGTGTACCTCGACAGGTTCGCAGTTGGATGTTTCTCTTGGACTTTACTCATTACTTCTTTAAATCCATCCGATTGTTTCGGATCTCCATATGTAACTCCACCAGTCCCTTTGGACCAGTCTTTATCCCAATCGGGATTGTCCTTTCTCCACTCATCATAAGAAGATATAGACATGGAAAGTTCTTTAGTCTCCCCTGTTTTATTATTTATTACTGGATATGTTGGCATTAGTCTATTCGTAAACAAGGTTGTGTGTCTCCCCATGTATCATCATAACTGCAATCACAGTCCTCTACATCAGGACACCATCCTAATGCTTTAGATATTGTAGGGAAGTTACAGATGAAGTGGTCTCGACATAGGTTTGCTACGTCCATGTGCTCCTTCTGTGTACCGTTAGCGGTACGTAACTGTATGTAGTGCATCCATGACCTAGCACTGCCAGTCATGTAGATTCTAGTTGGTGTAGCTAGCGGGAGAACAAATCTCGCACACTCCTTCGCAACCCCCTCACGGAGTAATTCATTGTATAGATCCATCCCTTCAGCAAAGTACTGAGAGATTCGGCCTTGTAAAAATGCCTTCGTCGTTTCTTGAATGTCATCGATGCTATTCTGTCTATTCTTGGTGTCCTGTCTTCGTAGCTCAGGTATCACTGGCTTCTCAAGTAGGTTAGCATCAGCATATCTCTGACTAAACTCTTGGAATGTGAATGACCTATGCCTCAGTATCTGTGCTGCAATACCACGTGTCGTATTAATCTCCAACGTCATGTGTGCTTGCTCAAAGATGGACCAATGTCCATGCTCAATACAATACGCTAGTAGTCCTGCTACCTTAGGGTTGTCTTGATTGTTTGGATTAGATACTCTTGCAACATATCCTATAGTTTTCTCCGCATCGGGAGTCACACTCACTAAACATACTTTAGTCATTCTTTTTCAGTAGTAGGAACTATATTAGCACTGATAGTAAACAATTCATTTGCAGTATTACTATCATAACCGAAGGTTAAATTAGCAGGGAAGGTTATAATATCACCTTCACTCATATTAAATGTAGCTTCTGTCATATTATATGGAGTAATCTGACTAGAATCTACCTGCATTATAGGATAATGATTTGACCCTACATTCTTTCTCCACTTATAACTGCTGTGTTTATTCTGGTCAAAGTTAACAAGGTAGATTGAATGATACAAACAGTTTGATACCTCATGGGGTGCATAGATTGCTCCCTCTTGTGCTATCTCTAAGTATGATTCATTAACACCTAGGTTAAACTTATAGTGCATAGAGTTGTCATTGTGTAGGACAACAGCACTTTCAAATGCAGCTGCAACATCAGGTAAATCTCTCAATAGTTTATTATTTTCTCCTACCTGCACTACATTGTGTGTGATACTTTCTCTGCCAGATTTCTTAAGTATCTCATTGTCCTTCATCCATAGAAGTATCTCCTTCTTCAACTCTTCATGGTTAGGTACTGAGAATTTACTAACAGGTGTTGGGAATAAACCATACGTCTCATTAGTTATCTTATCTTCTAACTTGTCACTCAATGGATGTGAATTAGTCATGTGTCTTCAATAATAGTTTAGCGATTACATACAAACCTAGTGCACTAAAGTATGTCAATGTAGGTAAGGCAAAGATGCCTGGTATGACTGCATTCCATACTAGCATAAGAACCAGTGGTACTACTGTTAAGTTAGCAACTGCTGTCACAACTGATTTCCCCAACTCATAATTCTTTTCCTCTTCTGTCATTTCCTCAGGAGATTTCTTAGGTTTCCTAGGGTCAAAGTATACTGTCATTCTATTATATCCTCCAATTTAAACAGGGATACAAACTCTATCTTATTGTGCTCCCATATCTTATGGTCTTCCATCCTATCAACGATAGCAACCACCTTGTTAACCGTATAACCCGCACCTCTTAGTATATTTACTGCCTTCATAGCACTACCACCTGTGGTAGTTACATCCTCTAATACCGTAATGACCGCACCTTTCTCAGGTTTCGGACCTTCAATTACTTCTTTAGTCCCATGGTCTTTAGGATTCTTTCTAATAATAAGGGCATCGATGTGTCCTCCTCTATAGAATGCTCTCTGTGCTACACCCACAACCAATGGGTCACCACCTAGAGTAAGACCAGCTACTGCTGACGATCCTTCGTCTAACTTCTTTACCATCAAGGTAGATAGAAGTGCGTTACCTTCACATGATAATGTGACAGGTTTACAATTAATATAATGCTCAGTCTCCTTACCAGATGATAGTTTGAAGTTACCCTTCTTGTATGCTAACTCCTTGAGAAGTTTGAGTAGTGATGCTTTATACGTTGGGTCTGTCATTTTTTACTCTTCTTAGGTTTCTTTGCTGCTGAGGGATTAGTATACATCCCTGGAGATCTTGTGCCCTTAGTGTAGGACATCTTTTTAATGACATCACCTAGCATGTCATAGTATGTGTCAAATATATCAACTGAGTTACCCATAACAAGATCAAACCAAGTCTCACCGTCCTTTGCTAACTCCATTAGATACGCATTAGTTGGTAACGTCTTATCGTTAGCAGCATCAGGTGAGATACCAGATTTAATAACGGAACACCCTAAACCTTTAGAGTTTACCTCAGCAATCTGCTCATCAGTTAATTTCATTGTTATACCACAGCATATGTTTTACCTCTACCACCCCATTCAATAGAAGGAAATGCTTCCTTGACTACTGCATGTGTAATACGGTATTTCTTATGAAGTGTCTTGTTGATTGCTTTAATTACTACCTGTGCTTCATCATCATGGAGTCCTTCAAGTAGTCTGATAAACATACCCTCTATCTTCATAGTAGATACATTATCTGCACCACCTACGAAGTAATAGTATAGTTTAGTTGCTTCTTTCTCTAACAATGTATGCTCTGTGCCCTTAGGTGCATCGTTCTTACGATAAGGTACGTCCTCACCTAATGGAACACGTGCCTCTAAACTATCATCAAAATTGATAACAAATATTGACCTGAGTGCAGGAGTATTATTGTCTTGTAATATTTTTATCTTTTGTGCCTTCGTCTTTGCATTATGTGCCTTCTGAAGTACCTCAGAAATCATTAATTTCATAACTTATTCGTCGTCATCATCAAGTATATCATCTTCGTTGTGAATACGCAAGTATATCAACTCGGAAGGTTCTACTGGTCCATCTTCACCTTGCATCTCTGGGTGCATCACTACTTCAGCGTAGTCTGCTTTAGCGACCCAAGTATCGAAGACTTCCTTTAGGTTCCATGATAGCATGAAACCCAAGAAAAAACTACCTATAGTTAGAAAGAATGCAATGTACAAAAATGAAACATCTGCCATAAGATTTCTCCCTTACTATTTTTTTTTATTTAGTAGACTTTTTACGAGGTCTACCAGGTTTACGAGTATCATAGTATACTTCTGCATCTTTGACAAGTGTATCAAAGTAATTCCTAATCTTTCTCGCTTGTGGTTTGGGTAAGTGTGTGTATGCTTCAGACATATACTTATCCCTTGCAATGTATTGAGACAACTCGGTCACTGCTTGTTTCAACTCACCCATTGAACTTGATTCAATTAATTCACCTGTTTGTTTGCGTGTCCACTTGTTACCAGTAAGATACGACTTCATATTAAGTAGGAATCTACCATTGAACATTGCTTCGTCGATTGCTCTGTCAATAATAGTATAAAGTTCCTCAGGGTTAGCGTCACTCATCATACGTACTTGTTTTCTCGGAGGTATTTAACAGTTTCTGTGCAACCACCCATCTTTTGTCCTGAGATGATTACTTGAGGGAATGTAGCCTGTTGTCCAAACTCATTCTTAAACTGCTCTCTAGTAAAGTTAACATTTAATTTGTATTCTGCATAGCCCCACCCCTTAGATTTGTAAACTTCCTTAATCTTTGTGCAGTAGGGACAACCTTCTCTAGTATAGATGGCGGTGTTACCAGGATTCTTTTCGGCCATAGTATTATAAGTGGGAAAGAAAAAAGGGTCACTCTGTGACCCTTTTTATTTAGTTTGTATCGAGTTTAACTTAGAAAGTAAACTTAACTCCTGCTTTAGCACCCCAGTCGATGTCATCTTCGTTAGTTGTTCCAGAGATTTCTCCGTAGAACTTATCGTAAGATCCACCAAGGTAACCTACTAATTCAACGTCACCGAAGTCATCTGTTGACTCACTGTGAGTTACTGTAGGACCACCAGAAACATACCAACCAAGACCACTAGGTGTCTCACCTTCGTATCCGATTACTGTTTCGATTGTACCAGATGTGTATGCTCCGTCTGGATATGAACCTGTTGCTTCTACATTCACATAAGGACCAGCAAAAGCGGCTCCAGAGAGTAGTAGAGGTGATGCAGCAAGAGCTGCGATTGTTGATTTAATCATTTTTGATTTTAAGTGTCTCGCAAGGATACTAAAAGACCCTGCGGATGATAGACTGCCCCGACATGGGAGTCTTTTTTGTCCAACACAGGGTTACGATCTTTCGAGTCCTTTGTTAAGAAGTATTTATACTAACACACCTTTCGGTTATCCGTCAACCCCCTTGTGACAGTTCCCGAATCGGGACCATTCTAATGAATTGTTCATTCATATTATAGAACAACTTATAGTTGTCAGTTGTGAGGTAGTATCCTTTTATATCGTTACCATCGCAATGGTATCCATAACCTCTTAGTCTTTCATTCACTCCATCAATACGCAATGTCTTGCCTAGTTCTAAGTAGTGGTGAAATTTTTCATCGAGGTTAATCATCTCTCTTGTCTGTTTTTGTCATCATAGCACGTAACTCCTGCTCTTGGTCATCTGTTAGGACAGTTTCTGGATCGGCCTCACCCTCTTCTTTTCTTGGGTCAATATATTCGGCCATCAGTTTCAAATTGTCCTGCAAATCTTCTGGGGGTGTCCAACTATCACCCTTCGGTTTGTATTCCAATGACTTCACTTCGGCAAGGGGACTCCTCCAATACTTCTGCATCTTCTTGAGCATCTTCTTCTTACCCTTAGGGTCATCCTTATACTTCTCGATGATTCTCTTAAGTGTCCTTAACTCTTTAGATGATTTCTCTAACGACCTCTCTGCTGCAAAACCATTTGACATTATGTTGATACCTCTGTGATTATTATTTTAAACTTAACTCTAAACTTAGTAGAGTCTGATGAAAGATACCATAGCATTGAGTCTTTGTTGTGTGACTCCTGATAGATTGCTTCCTTAGCTGTCCTCTTAACTAAGATGTCATCCTCAAACCATGATAGTAACGGACGACTAGGCATCTTAAACCCTGCCTCTTGGTCAGGGAAGTAAGGTGTCTGCGTTGCATCTTCAACAGCAGGTTCTCTTACTGGAGGCCATGTTAATATAAATTCACATGCTTCAGTGTAACCTGAGCCAGTATTTATAATTTCCATGGGATTTATAACTGCTTGCCAGTAATGGACTGTCCTAGACCCTGTAGCATTAAAATATACTGGATAGAATGTTATTCCTACACGTATCTTACATGCATCAGAGTAGTTGGATCCACCTGTGCCATGATAGTTATCAAGAGTATAGTCATGTATGAATGTGATGGGTGAGAAGTATGTATCTCTTACAGTTGGTGTCTGTTGCCATCCATCCCATACAAAGTTAACATCTGTCTGATAACCCGCAGTCTTATTCTGACCTACAGTATACCATGGCAGTCCTAGCTTTGCAAACGTAGTTGGAGCACTCGTTAACAATGTATCTTTCTGACTGCTAGGGATACTACTACCACTCAGTGTTTCAAACCTAGTAATTAAATGCTCCTCTAAGAGGTGGTTGTAAACACCTGTAAGGTTTCTGTAATTATATGAAGGTAGAATTGTATCGCTGAAGTAATCAGACTTATCGAAAGTATATCCTGTATCAATGTATCCTCCTGGAATGTTAGGCATCAATGGGTTGTTAGTATACCTGCTGTTGCCTGGTATGTCTGGGTTTGCTTGGTTGGTACCATGCATAGCGATTGGTACACCACCTGACCATACATTAGTCCATGGATAGCCAGGGTCTGGAGTGTTATCATCATTCCAAGTCTCACTCCACTTAGATCCAGGCTCCCACTCAAACTCCTGTCTATTAGTAGGACGGAATTGCATAGCAAATCCTTGGACAAATCCCACGTCAGATTTATTGATAGGATTATTAGTTGGGTTACCTGCTGTCGATCCTTGGACATCATCACCAGAGACGGTACCTAATTGTAACTTAAACACACTGTCAAAGTTATTAGTTGCCTTGTCAAACATGGCAAGCTCTAATGATATGTCACCTGTAACTGGACCTGTGTCAATACTTACGACCTCAAAGGTAAGAGTATCATTAGGACTTAATGATATATCACCATCCCATAGGTCTGCACCTATGTTAGGCCAATACTTTGCTTCAAATTGTTTGGTGAATAAATCTACACCATTCTTCTGCATTTTTATAGTAAACTTAGTGCAGTCACCTTGCAGTCCACCTGTGATTCCACCCATCGATATCATTCGGAAGGTACCACCTGCCTTTGCTGCTATAGTCTGACTCTTATTCAACTCGGTTGAGTAAGCACCATTACACTCACCACACTCCCAGTCAACGTCATTTGATTGGAAGGTAGGTAGTTTGGTACCACAATCCTGCCTTCTCATTATAACTGTCTTGAATGACTGGGTAATGATGCGGCTCTCACACTTGGTCTCGTTATTTAATTTCCTAAAGACTTTCTCAGGTGCAGCAGTAGGATACACATAGCATTGAATACCTTCGTATGTGTAACCATCAAAAGTATATCTTACATCATGCCATATCTTAAGGTCATTGTAATCATCATCACCTGCTATCAAGTCCTCCCAGAATTGATGACTTCTACCATGCCACTTGGTTTGATCCTTCTTCATAGGATTCCACTCGTTGTCACCAAAGAGACAGTAGTTACTCTGAGATGAATTAATACCTGTGCCTCTGAATCCTCCACTGTAAGGAGCATTTAGTGGTTCAAAATCAATGACTTGGTTGACTTGGAAGGTTGGATTAACTTGTGCACCATTAGATATGAGGAAGAAACCCATGGTACCACCTGCAAAGTTTTGTAATTGCTGACTAGGTATAGTTGACACGGTAAGGTTAACTCCACTCCTTATGAGTGGTTGAGTAATCACACCCCACTGTGGACCATTCTCATTTGCAAGATAGAATCCCATAGTATTTCGATACCCTGCATTTCCATGCTCCACGTCCATCTTTATCTGCAAGTCACCCTTAGGGTCTGAAGGTATCTTATACACCCACTTGTTTGGTACCTGCACTGGCACACCACCTGTAAAATCACCAGTGATAGTATACTTGTGGTTAAATGGATCAGGACTCCATAATCTATGCAATGGTGCTGCTGTCTCCTTCTCTGCTAGATAACTGGACATCTTATTAGATGTCTCAAAGACATGTCCTATTACCTCTTGGAATACCATGTCACTATTATCCATAGTCACTCTCTCACCTGCACCAGGAGTATCAGGTTGACCTGGGTTAGTAGTTAAGAATGTATCTTCCTGAGTGTTACTAAAATATCTGAATAGTGGTACAGTTACACCTTTTATTTCATCTTTTAATACCCAAAAGACTGGGGTCTGTTTGGTTAAGACATATCCTGGTGGAGGAGTCGATTGTGTATGGTATGCATGGTCAGCACCGTTGTTAGTAGATACGATAGTGAAGTTAGCATTACAATCGTTACCATCCAAGTCTTTCATACATATTCTTCTACCGTTATCAACAATAGTAAACCCACCAGAGTTACCATTCATAGTAATTGATGTAGTTCCAGGACCAGTGAGTTGTAGTGTTTCATACTGCTCACCTGACCTACCTGACCTTGTGAACGTCAGTCCACCAATCTGAATGCTGTTAATGGCAACGCCATAGGTGTTGGGATTATCATTCCATTGCAGACATAGTACCACAACAGCACTACCACTACCAGTAGCAACTATATTACCTGAGCCATCAAATGATGTTGATAATGTCCCTGAGCCATACGTTGACTCATAAACTGGCAGTCTATCAGGGAAACAATTCTCTACACATATCTCATCTCTGTTACCACTCCATCCATTAGGCCAGTAACTACTACAGTTTGCAGCAGGAGGTTTCCATTGACCACCAAAGTAAGGTCTAAACATACACTCAAGTGCATTCCTTACACAATCATCAAAGGGATCTCCTTGACCTAGGTCATCAGGACAATAATATTTCTCTCCATCTTTGTCTTGCCAGAATCCATCCTCCAACTCAGTGAGTGAGGTTGGATCTTTAGATAACATCTCTCTTACGATGTCACACTGGTCATCATCACCACCAAATCTTATCTTCATCCAAGGAACACCAGGTTTGATAGGGTCTAGTGTTATCTTGGTGTCTTTTATAGGTAAAGGAATACCAACGAGGTCTGTAACTTCCTTAAGAATACCTAAGTCCCATGACCCATCGTACATATCAGGTAGGTCATCAGGGGGTGGTTCTAATAAAGGTAGGTCAGGGTAACATCTCTGCACCAAATTCTGAATGACTTCAGCAGGTGTAGGAACAGGGTCTACTTCAGGTGCTACAAAAGGAACAGTAGGAAACTGTGAGTCCAGTGGGTTAGGCATCAACCCAGGTGGATCACTATAACACCTGCCAACTAAGTTTTGAATTAGTTCGGCAGGAGATACTGTAGGTGCTACGGGTCCAGTTGTTGCTTCGGCAGGGATGTTAGGGTTTAATTGATCAAGTGGGTTAGGTGCATTAGGCACTGACCCTGTGTAACATCTCTGCACTATGTCTCTTATGGACTGACCATGAGCCATGTATAATTATAATAACCTATGAATATTTAGGGGTTAAAATTTGGGTCATAGTAACAGAGCATCGCTGTTGTTGCAGTCATTGCTCCTAGTATTAATAGAATAGTCATTTGTTTAACTTAGTCTTTAACATATCCTCAAAGTTATTACCGATGAGGTTATAGTGAGCCATTATAACAGAATGGTGATTGAAATATGAGTATTTGTTATTAAGTTTAGCCTTCCAGTCTCCTCTGAATGAATCACCAATCAGATTCCAGAATTCTGAGTCATTTACTGTTAGCGTTTTCGCATAATCCCAGAAGGGGCTATTATATTTAGACCCATACTGATAATGATACAATAAAAAGTTACTATTCTGTTGAATCATCTTCAAGTTATCAGAGACTATCTGCTCCTTGGTTTGCTTCCCTCTGATATATTCTATGGTACTATCCACCCAATACATATACCCTGTGATACTTGTCGCCTCTAGTGGTTCAATAAAAAAGTATTTGTTTCCGTTGAGAAATACTCTATCGGAAACTACTGGCATCTTCGCACAGTAGTTTTTAAATCTCCTAGTCTTGGTTTCGGCCACTTTAAATAGGTTACGGAAGTTTTTCACCGCTACCTCGTCTTTTGTTGTAGTAGTACTATAAAGATACCCATAAGTAGTACTACTACGAAGAGGAATCTCAAAGCACCATCCATCTGGGGTGGCGACTGCCCTGGTAACTTCACTCTTAATGGGTAAGGTGTTACCTAATACCACACTGTCCAATGGATTCTCTAGAGTATAATAGTTGTCAAAATTATCAGGTGTCCCACTACAATCATAGATCCAATCATCCATTAAGTCATCAGGTGTTACATGCTCCTCTACTACATTAAACAGACCTGACTTACACCAATAGTTTGTGAATGCTTCGGGGTCAAAGTGCATAGCATACTCACTGATACCAAAGTCATGGAACCATCTATGGTTGTAACCCCATCCCTCATATAATATACCTGTCTTAGGAGTCTGGTCGAAGTCCATCCTATCCCATGTCATCCAATGCTTAGGATGATACCAACCAACCTCATTTAATAGTCTTAAGATGTTAGGCCATGACCCTGACCCTACAGGTTCAATTGGTGAACCATCGTGATAGATAGTCACCTCACACTCAGGTAAATGGGTCTTCCAAATTAGTCCAGTGATAACACCTGCTAATCCTTTACCTATGATACCTATTCTCTCCATGTTTCACTGCCACCCGATGCTTCTAACCATATATTAAATGATAAACTTATTCTACTTTCATCTGATGTGTTGGTTGTAACTCCATGCTCTAACCAACCAGGGAAAAATAATATCTTACCTGCTTCAGCCCTCTGCTCATATCTTGGTGGTCTATAACACTTAGCATTAGCCATGCATTTTGATGGTGCTTCAAAGAATATAGTACCATCCTCATTGTTAGTCTGGAAATAATATACTCCTGCTATATCTGCATGTCCATGTGAATGGATGTGTGCATAGTGTCCTTTATTAAACTTAGCAAACCAAGAGTCTTGTATCTTCCACTGACCTGGCTCACCATAGTTAATAGTATACAGATATTGTTTTAAATGTTTAGTTAATTCTTCTATAAAAATATTACACTCATACTTCTCTAACACATTCTCTCTAAAGTCTGGGTCAGATAGTAGGTGAGTCGTGCCCCATCCTTGGACACCTTTGAAGTCTATCTTATCTACTGTTGATTGTAACTCCTTCTGTATGATGTTAAAGTTATCAACGTATGCCCAGTAGACAGGGGTAGGATAGATTGGATCTATATTATAATTCATTGCAATAAAAAGGAGACCCTTAGGTCTCCATTGTATTATATGTAAGTATCTATGTCAACCGATAGATGGTGCTGTTAAAGCAACTTGTGTTGACTCAGCAGCAGCAAGGTCGAGTGGGAAATTGTGTGCATTTCTTTCATGCATAACTTCCATACCTAGGTTTGCTCTGTTAAGCACGTCACCCCATGTAGGAACAACTTTACCGTTAGCATCTACGACACTT